TCGTTTGCACCTAAGTCGGATAATCGTTCGATCTCGTTCCAGACATGGTCGAAACCAATAAAACGAGAATGTGGAAATGAAAACACTTTACTTCTTGTAGTAACCATTTTTGCCTCCTAAGCATTTTAGCAAGGTTGTTGTCTATCGACCGGACAATTCCGCATCGACCCATTATATATACTATGTTTTTCTTTGAATGTAAAGAGATGCGCCCGTAATGGGCGCATTCTTGTAAATTAGATTAAGATTTATTTCCGATGGAATACTTTGGACAAAGTTCCCATTCAGATTTTTCTTTATGTGAAATAATTTTAATTTGACGCATCGGTGCACATTCTGCAACGCGATGTGGTTCTACGATTTCGACTAATCCCCAATCGGAAAGTAGTGTGGCGATCGTATTTCTTCGAAGCGCGTCAGATTCTTCGAAGTTCGATTTTTTCCCGTCGAGCATAAACAGTTCTTTGAAGTGTACGATAAAGTACCTTCCCTGCTTATGCAAAATATGACAAGACTGAAACAGTTTCTGATCCTTTCTAGATGCTACTCCGATTCGCGTTAATGTTTCGCGAACCTTCAGGAAATCGTCAGGTTCTTTAATTGTTATTTCCAGCATTTCTGCTGGAGACCATACTTGATTTTCTTCCACCTTTAAATACCCTTTTCCTTAACTCGTCTAGTTGATCTGGTTGAAGGAGGGACAAAGATTGGCGCGCTTTTTCATTGCTATATCCATAATATTCTTTGACTACATCCATGTCACTAACCAGTTCTGGTTTCGTCCATTTAGAGAAGCGTTTCCGCTTTCTCACAGTATTTAGTAGAAACTGATATTGCATAGAATTATCAAGTTGATGATGAAAGTTCATCTCGTTAGATAAAAGAACAGTGTCCTGAAAATAAGATAATTGTCTGTTTACAATAAATGCATTGTAACCTTTTTCTGCGATGTCATCCAACATAATGTTATTTTTTGTGTGGGTTATACTACCCACATATTCAAACGGATTAATTGCCATTAAAATGTTTTACCTCTTGTTCTGTCATCTTTTGAGTTTTAAGTAATTCGCCTTTCGTGCTAATCCAACCTTTTGTCGTCGCAATGGCGTTCTTCGCCCAGCGCGGTTTTTTGATCTTGGTTTCGACATCAAGTTCGTCAACACTCTCGATTAATTCTTCTTCGCCTTCTTCTTGACCTTCCTCTCGATTACTCCTAGGAAGGGCACCAGTTTTCTTTACAACTTTAACCTTTTTTGGTTCCTCAGAAATTGCCTTCGTACTCGCTAATAATAATACAATTGCCAGCGGATCAAAAACAAATATTAGAGATAGTATAACTGATCTTACCGCGTCTGCATAGTGGTTTTTCGCATCATCGCCGTATAATAATTCGGTGATGTATTTGACTGCCCCTATTTCTGCTTCCGCGCCTAAGACTTCTAATCTTAGGGTAGATTCAACTTCTTTTAATTTTTCAATTCTGATAGAAATATCATCGCGAGTAGATTCTAGTAGAGTACGCTGATCTGTTTGCTCTTGCCTCGCGGTCAACCCTCGAGTGATATACCCTCTTTCGATATATTCTTCGAGCGCGCCGTCAAGAGAAGATAGTTGCCTATTAATTGCGGCAACTTTATCGTCTTCATCAGTTATTTTTTCTCTGACACTTTCTAGTCTAATCTCAACACCCGACAAAATAGATTCTTGTTGTAAGTGCGCTTTGGATAATAATCCAAATATTCCCATGCTGGTAATCAGCATTAGGATAACGACAGCACCAGTTAAGTAATACTTGAGAAAACTTCCTATTTCATTCCACTTAATATGTAACCACGCTGAAGTGACCAGTTTGCCTACTTCTAACGCAGCGCCCATGATTACGATTGCCCAGAAGGCACCAGAAAAAATAGTGGATAACCCAAGTATCGAAAAAAATGCTGCGACGGACGCAATCATTAACGATGTTAAAAACGCGATTCTATTTGCCATGTGTTCCTCACTTCATGTCTACCTGCCCCATTATTTCAGTCATACACGCGACTGTATTCAGTTCGTGATCTGCAACAAAGGCATGTTTATATTGATATTCTGCTAAGATAGTAACCAAAAGCGGAACACTGTGATCTTGAATTTTATCCAGCATTCGATCGTAGATTCCGCGAAAAATAGCAGTTGCATCTATATCTATATTATTTACAATCCAGGAACGCATCTTTTTGAAGTTTTTATCTTTGAGCGCATCAAACAATCCATCAAAAGAGTCGCCGTCAGCAGACTGCGAACTAGAGTCGAGCAGCACGCCGCCGACACTTCTTCGTTGACATTCATTAATCACTCTTCTCCAATCCGGAGCATGCTTCATGATTAATTTAGCGACGGTTTCTTTTTTGTATTCGATGCCTTCTTCATCAAGAATAAACATCATACGTTCAAGGAATTGACCACATAAGTCAGCAAGGTCTTTCTTGGTGGTATTGAATTCATTTACACCACAACGAGAATGTAGCGGTTCAATGATTCGGTTCTTAAAATTACAGGTCAAAATGAACCGACAATTAGAAGAAAATTCCTCAATGAACGCTCGGAGTGCCGGTTGCGTAGATTGAGGGTTGAGGTAATCTGCCTCGTCGAGGATGACGACCTTGAGGTCGCCACTCAACGAGATAGAAGATGCAAATCTTTTAATCTTACCACGAAGCGTATCAATGTTACCCTCTTCGGATCCATTGACCACGATGTAGTCATAATCAAGTTCTTTGCAAAGTGCTTTTGCGACAGTGGTCTTGCCGAGACCTGCTGTTCCAGTTAACAACATGTTCGGCAATTCACCTTTGTCGACATACTTCTGGAATATCTCTTTGAGAGTACCAGGTAAAATTGTATCGCTAATCTTTTGTGGGCGGTATTTCTCCACCCATAAAAAAGAGTTACTCATATTAATCTCCGAATCAAAAACAACAATAATAATATAGAAAGGGGTGGAGATTAAATATTATTAACTCTCCTCAGATTGAGATTCAATTAGTTGAAGCAATGCAATGCTTTGGTCGCGTAACTGACCGATGGTTGCGAGTTCTTCGCCGCGGAAACCGCCACGACCTGCAACTGTATCAATTACAGCAACTGTACTTCGACAAACTCGGTTTGCCAGTTCAACTACTTCACTATTTGCTTCTTGCTTTGGTGCTTGTGTCTTAGCCATCGTTATTCTCCGTATCTACTAGACTTTTCAAGGGCGACCCAATAAGATAGGTCCATTTCTTTGTTAACAAATTGTGAGATAAGTTTTGAAGAAATATTAACATCATAATCACCGTCAATCATTTTAAGATTGCGGATGTCATAAATGAAATCAAATTGCTCATCTTCAAATTCACCATCTACATCGATTGAAAAAGCATTCGACGTTCTGTCGTTGACGTCCAAGACAGAAATAGATAGTACATTATCTCTTGAGGAGACAGACATCTCCGTGTGTCCTAATACAGATGATGCTCGTTTTACACGCGAAAGAGTTTCACGGTCCAAAACAAAACTAACTTCTGCCTTCGGCATTTCTATGCCCTTCTTATTGGGTTTGGTTAGGTTTTCAATGTCCGAGTAAAAATACTTGGTTCTTGAACGACCCGTACCGTCACCAACAATGACATAGGATTCTTCGAACTTCAAACGAGGACTATCGACTAGAGATAGCACGCTTAGAAATTCATTGAGATCGTAGATCCCAAACGTTTGTGGGAATTCAACATCGAGTACCGATGTGCTCAACAGGTTCTTTGCTTCAGACACAGTCTGAACCACGTTTCCCTCATTAATTACAACATTCTGATTAATAGAAGCAAAGTTCTTAAGAACCTGCAATGTGTTGTCGCTAATTTCCATAATTTATTCCTTTATCGTAGATATATATCTTACTTTTATTTTCGCTCAATGTCAAGAGAAAAACTGGTCTAACAAATTTTTGTTTTGCTTTGGATGCGGTTTCTTTTTGGTTGGAGTTTTGACTATTGATAGTTCTCCAAAATCTAAAAGGTTTGTTTGCTCTTCGACGGGACGGTTTCGTTTGAGATATGCTCGCTTTGCAGATGCAATACTTCCATTATATTGTTTATAACATGTAGCGCATAACTCTCGAAGATCGTCAGCATGCGATGTATATCCCCGTTTTACTTTAGATTTTTTATAGAAGGCTGTTATGGAAAAACGTTTACCGCATCCCCAGAGGCACAATTTTGTGTGCATTGTGTTATACCCAAACAAGGTTCTCGCATACAAACCACCTTGAGTAGTCGTCCGTGTGTGGACTCCTGGCGTTTCTTCTAACGATGTCACTTTATTAGACATTACAATATTTCCTTTAAATATTTTTTTGATCCCGCTAATGATTGGTTAATTACTTGGTGCATATCCAGATACTGATAAGTCCCGCAACGACCGATAAAGGTCATGCGCTTGTTATCAATTTCTGTATATTTGTTATAAATCGCAGAGCTTAATCCGTCAGTAGTTTTGACAGGATAGTACCGCTCTTTCTGATTTGTTTTGTAATCACAGGGCCACTCATAGGTCAACGTTGTGAATCCTGGATTGTTTCCGTGATTAGGAAAATTCTTCCACTCGGTGACCCTGGTCGGACCCTCCCATGTGGTGAAATTGGTAGTCGCCGTTTTAAATACATTCTTCTGGGGCAGCGTTACCGTTTGAAACTTGATTGATCTATACGGTAACTCGCCAAATATAAAATGATAATACTCGTCGATAGGCATGCTGTTAAAAGTATGCGTATATTCTTTTTCCATATCATAAGAAAACGGTGTTTTAAGGCGAACAGAGATGTTCTCGTGATCTAAGATATTATCAATCAAAACGGTATAACCATCCTTCGGCATCTTCTGTATAGTGTCGTCGGGAAAATAATATTCATTGTAATCATCACGAACAGGAACGCGCTCTAATATTTTCGGATTTAGTTCTTCCAGAGAAATCCCCCACATTTTCTTTGTATACGGTTTAAAGAATATGTCGGCAACGTTCTCTTCTCCCACGAGCATCGATGTTTCTTTGTTTACTGGCAGAGTATAATATTCCCCATCGGTATGCAACGCTAAGACTTTATGCTTGTAATCGACCCACTCGGTATACTGAGACAACCACTTAAACACTCTTTCGTTACTGGTGTGAAAAATATGCGGTCCATATTTATGAACCCTGATATTATCTTCATTAAGATAATCAAACGCATTACCGGCGGTATGGTCCCGCGAATCAATCACGTCAACTCTTGCCCCTGCTTCAGCAAGTTCTCGAGCATAGACTGCGCCAGCAAACCCAGCGCCGACAACCAGATACTTCCTATCCATTCAAATAGTCCTCAACTTGTTTGATTGTTATTTGTTTATTCATAGGTTGAGATTCATAATACGCTATTTTTTGCTCGAAAGCAAGTTTTTCTAACTGACCTTCCGAAAGTTGTTCAATTTTCTTACAAGTCAAACCAATATAAGGTTCGCCGAATATTGATGCTTCTTTATCATCGCAGATTAAAATTGACTCACAATCAGCAACTTGTTGCGGTCTCGCACGCCACCAACCAGAACCAGCATGCCAGTATCCTGCCATTAGAATACCCCATTGCTCATTGAAGGTCGTTACCATATCTTCTTCCGATAATCGAACTTGTTTTTTATTTTTAGATCCATATTGTTTGATCTCCCACTTTGCTTCTGCGGTGATTCGGTTAAACCACTTCTCGGTCTCGGACTGAATCAATCCAGCAAAGTTAAAGATCTTTGCTTTATCGTCATCAAACAATGTTGTTCTAGGTTTGCGGTGTAGCGTGAACGGCGGCGGAAACCAAGAATGGATTTTATCGTTATCCCAATCAGAAAATAACATTTTAAAATCGCCACCCAAATGCGCAGGTAATGTGATAGGTCGATCCATGTTTGCTATCATGGTAAATGCTTTTTTGAAATCCGCTTTCCACTCTGGGCGAAGTTCTTTTTCAGCAACAACATTATTGACGTAATAATCGTTCGTGACCGAATCGACGACTTTGTCAATATTGTTTTTCCATGTATTAATGTTCTTGGGAGATTGCCAATCTTCAATAGCAAAAAGAACATCGTCGCGTTGAGCGATAGTCCAAAGCGCGCTGTAGATATGCGTGTTAAATGGAGATATGTGCATTAGAAACACAACCACCTTATCATAAACAGATAAGTCCTCGCCGATCCTAACAGGTCTCTGTTCTACTTCATGCCCCATAGACTCAAGGCATTCGACTAGACTGAAATGGGCAGTACATAAACCGATCTGAGAAGACTTATGAAAATTCTTCGTACAAGCGGCGCGTGTGAACCCTGTGATTAATACTTTCATCCGTTACCTCAATTTAATTGAAAGACTATTATGACATATTATTACAAAAAAGTAAAGCGGTAAGTCGTTGATTTTATTATTGTTTTTGTTCTAGGATGTATTGATCCAAACACATGTCCTGGATTGTGCGCTTTAGAGTAATTCTCTCTGATAAATTAGTAACCTTACAAGAGATCGCGTCTCCTGCACGTCTAGGCGCAACCTCATAGGGCAATAGGATGCCTGTTGCATCATAAAATGCGTTATAGACATCCCATACGGTGAAACCCTTATTAGACCCCAATTCTTCATATTCAGTATTCAAAGGTCCATTCGCGCATGCAGACTCAATAGCATCAGCAAGATCCAAGACGTGTACATAATCTCTAACGCATGTTCCGTCTTCCGTCGGATAATCATCACCAAATATTTGTAACGTTTCCCTTCTCTTGCAAGCAACTTCTGCCATTACACGGATGAGGTGTGACGCTGGACCGAGTTGTTTGAGGTTCCCGTCTGATCCGGAAACGTTGAAGAATCTAAAGATCGTCCACTCTTTACCAAATTTATTTTTCCTAATTGCCCACTCAGCACAGGTTTTAGATAAAGCATAAGGCGAAGCGTTTTCTAAGGAAGAAGAACTGCCCGCAAAAATAATATGTTTCGCATTAATGTGCTCGAGCACTTCCTGAGTGCCTCTGATATTGGCATCAAAATATTCAAACGGGACTTCAATCGAAGGGGCGACTAAGTTCCTTCCCGCAAGATGAACACAAACGTCAAACTCAGTTTCCATTAAATCGCGATTCGTTATTTTGCAGATATCTTCTTTATAGAAGATGTTACAGTAATTCTCGATTTCGTTATACTCATCATAAACGCCATAAGAATCTAAACCAGTTACTTTATATCCACGAGTTCTTAATATTTTAACAACATGTGATCCGATGTAACCTGCCGCACCCGTGACTAAAACTTTTTTGCTCATCAGAAAAATGCCTCCAAGGTTGATGTTTGCGGGTGATACTCTTCGAGTAAGTCTTCGCCGCCGTTGGTTCTCAAGTAGTCGTACCATTCTTCGCTCTGCCACATCTTCGCAGTGACGCCATTAAACTTAGGATCAGACGAAGCGAGTCTCCTCGAAGTTACAAAATTGTATCGTTGTTGCTCATATTCCCAAGACCCCAAGTCGATCATGTTTTCTCTAAAATAACACACCAAAGAGATACGCTCCATATCCTCAACGGTTTTTCCTGCTGGGGGAATGATTTCTGTGTTACCATGGATGCCTTCGTGATTATTGATTAATAACACATCTCCTGGTCGAACATTAATCGCGATGCGGTATTCCGGAAGAACTAGATATCCCCCCTCCCATTCTTTTTCTTTAGACACGACTGTTAAGTTTGAGAAACCTTCGGTCAAATCACCAGCGTCTCGATGCGCTGCAGTTCTGAAGTTCTTATTAACAGTTATTGTAGTGAATGGCGTATTCTTACCGGCAACTCTAAATCTAGGGTCAATCTTATCAGCATAGGTTTCTTGGGCGGCATGCCGTGTCGGCATTAATTGAGAAAATTGCTCTGCGAGAGTCATCATAAAAGGAAAACATTTTTTATACAAATCAGGATTCTTTTCAGTGTATGACGTTGCTCGACCATATGGTATTCTTGGATACCGATCAAAGAAACCGGCGATGCCGGAATTAACAGCATTGGCATATGTCGTGTCAGAAATATATTTCGTTTTTACATGGAGCGCATCTGCAGATGCCTCATCCGAGGGCATGGACTTCCACATCTCTACTTTATGATTGAAGAAATCCTCATAAGTGAAACCTTCGTCTGCAATTTTACTTCGCAACCAAACCATGCCTCTGGTAGATTCTACTGGATTTCTTTTATGCCTAAGTTCTATTTCTGTAATGGGATCATCGCCGAATATGTTAATCTGATCATTAATAACACAATCAAGAATATCCCATTGTACTGCAGTAACCCAATCGCGATTGCCGAGTTTTCCTTGTTTCGGACCTGCCGCCATGCCTCTATTTTGAGTAGGTTGGGCAGCACTGACCAGACCCTCGTATGCCCAGAGTTGTTCTCGCGCCGAGAATACGTTTTTCCTGAACTTAAAGATACATTCGCTTTCTGATAACTCGGAGTTATCTCCATCGAGCGCACCCACTTTATAAAAATCTACGTCATCTTCAATAAGAGTATCATAATGACTTTCGTCGAGATACTTACCAAGTAAGTTTGTACAATCGTGTTTGTGCGTGGCTACAATAACCTGCGTCATTATGTATGCTCCTCAAGCGATTTTGCTAAAATTCTTTTGCTTCGTGAATTGGATTGTGTTTTCAAAGTGTTCTCCCATCACGTCACCTTTGTGAGAGATGACATAGACATTTGTATCATTACCTAAAGTATCTAATATTTTTATCAAATTGTCAACCCCATCAGCGTCTAAAGATGAGTCAAAGGTTTCGTCTAAGATTAGGAGGTTTGTGGCAACGCTGTTTTTCATCTTAGCGATCATGCGCCAAGTGAATAACAACGAAAGGTCGATTCGCTGCTTCTCGCCTTCTGAAAACGAATCATAACTAAACGCATCGCGGTGTCGAGAACGAATAGTTTCTTTGAATGCTTCGTCAAGGTCGAAGTGGACGTAGAAGTCCAGAACCTGTAGATATTGGTTGGTGAGTTTATTAATGACGGGAAGATACTGCTTAATGATTTTAGTTTTAATCCCAGTGTCTTTAAGTAACTCAGTTATGACATTATTGTATTCTCGTTGCTCTGCGAGCGCGAGGCGTTCTTCCGTGAGAGAGCATTTCGCACTTTCTTCACGTAGTAAAGTATCTCGTGCTTCTTGCACGCTATGTACACCTGTTTGGAGTTCGGATAACTCACTCTGTAAAGAATCAATTCTTCTTTGGCTCCAGACAATCTTTTCTTTGGTTGTTCTGATTTCATTAAGTTTTTCAGTTTCGATATCAATCGCATCTTGTAGGGTGTCCTTTGCGTTATCTAACTCACAGATTTTATGTTGGGCGGCAAGTTTCGCTTCGCCGAGTTCGTCACACTTGTGCTTGGCGTTCTGTACCTTATCCAATCGGAAGGAGGTTTCGATGGTCTGTTGACAGGTTGGACAGTCGTCGTTATCTTCATAGAATACTATTTCTTTTTTAGTTGCTTTTTGTTTTGACTCGAATTGAAAAACGTATTTTCCTATCTCTTGCATTTTAACATCGAGGGCGCGTTGTTTAGTCTGCAGATCAAGTAGAATATCGTCTTCCCATTCGGTCAACTGGGCGTTAAGGCGGGCCAACTCTGACTTATGCTCGTCAAGTTCAGTTTCCTTTTCTTTACGAGCGGTGTCAGAGATTTTAGTTAATTCGCGGATGTGTTTTTTCTGCGAATCAATTTTAGTTTCCGTCAACTCTACTTGATGTAAATTATCTCTAATCTTATCTTTTAGGTTGGCGGTCTTTTCTTTAAGTAACGAGTTCATCTTTGAGAACACATTGATATCTAGTAGATCTTCAATGACGTCTCGCCGGTGCTGGGCGGGTAGTTGCATGAAAGGAACAAAACTGCTACTGCCCAGCACTACGATCTGATGAAATGATTTGTGATTCAGTTTTAAAATATTTTGTTCGAGGATCTTCTGATACTCTTTGGCATGAGAAGATTGATTGACCATATTCCCGTCAGTATAGATTTCAAAGAGGTTCGGTTTCAACCCCCTGACGATTCTGAAATGCTGATCGTATGCATCAAACTCAACCTCAACAACACAATCTTTATCGTTGATCGTGTTAATCAATTGCGGTTTATTGATATTTCTATGCGCCTTACCGAACAATGCAAAAGAAAGCGCATCAAGTAAAGTAGATTTACCAGCGCCGTTTTGTCCAACAATCAAATTAGTTTTGAAGTCTGTTAGGTTTATCTTGGTGAAACAATCACCGGTGGATAGAAAATTCTTATATTTTAAAGTCTTAAATGTAATCACGCTATTTCCATTGTCTGTGCTTCGACCATCAGGTCACGAACTAACGATTTCAATTTGTTTTTATCTAGATCAGTTTCTACTGCATCTATGTAAGTATATAATAATTTGTCGGTGTTTTCAACCGAAACTTTATCATCAGATACACTCGCCCCCAAGAACTCTGAAAAGTCTTCGGCGATCTGTAACCCATGAACTTTCCTTGCATTGATCCGATCAACAAACTTTTCAAACTCAATGGGTTTTGATTTGTTCATAACGACGACCTTAACAAATTTCTTGTCAAGATAAGCAAGGTTCTGCGTCGCGAGTTTCTTGAAATTCTCAGAAGTATCGTCGTAATATATTTTTTCAAATACCGTTTGTGGATTATGTATCGGCGTCAACACCCGAGATTCTGTATCGAGAACGTGAAAATATTTTCTGTCGTCACAATCATTCCAGAAAAATTCCATCTGCGAACCGAGATAATGAATATTATCTTGTGATGATTTCGTATGGAAATGCCCAGAGAGTACCATCTCAAAACGATCGAACAAAGATTTATCCATCCCTTCCGCGCAAAGAACGCCGGACTGCATTTCAAACCCTTGCAGTTCTAGGTGCGCGCCGACAATATCCGCCTTGCATTTTTTAATAAAATCAACAGTTTTAGTTTCGTTTTCCGAGTTGATCCATGGGATGAGGGCAATTTTCATACCGTCATATTCAACCACAGAAGGTTTTTCGATAATGCGAACTTCAGACATGTAATGACCGAGAAGTTCTTTAAGGGCATTTAACTGATTGGTGTTCTTATAGTAAACGTCATGATTGCCTGGTATAATATCCATATGAATATTACGATCCCTAAGAACGTCAAGGAATATCCGACGATTGTGATTAAGTGCTTTAAAATTGATCGATGTACGACTTTCATAATAATCACCCAGATGTAAAACTTTTTTAATATTATGTTCTTCCAAATAAGGAAAGAAAACATCACGATAAAACTGCTCTTGGTAATCCATAAAGATTTCAGAAGAGTTTCTAACACCACAGTGAGTGTCGTTCAAGATTGCGATTTTCATATTATTCCATAAATTTAGTTAAGTCTGAATCAACTGTAATAGTTCTCTTTTTCCTTTTAGTTTGTTTGCCGTATTCCGAAACTTTGCTGTCGTTATCTTTAACCAAGTCAATGCGCAATCTAAGTTCATCAACAAACGCTTGAGTCTTTTGATGAGCATAAGAATTGTCGCCTTCTTCTTCGACAAGAAACTCTAGACCAGACTCAAACAAATATTTGAGTTTGATATCTTGTTGCTTCTTTTCCTTTTCGATCCTGCGAAGAAAGGCATACCAAGATATTTGAGTGAAGTATGCGAATGCATTTGGTTTGCCTGTTCTGGTTGCAGTTTCTAGATTATAGTTTTCAATTGCTTTCAAACAATTCTCAACGGCATCCATAACCATTTCTTCTCGATAAGTGTACCGAACAAAATTAGACTTATGCGATAAACCTTCAGCAATCTTTAAGAAGCATTGAGCGACATAGTTGGGAACCTTGGGCGCTACATTACCTGCGGCGACCTGTTCGCGCTTATGCGATACGTATGCAACAACTGCAGCAGAAAACTCTGCATTGTTCACATAATGTGGTTTTTCTTTGGGTTTTAGTTTCTTCTCAGACATATCTAAACGCTCATTAATTAATTTAAACTATAGAGATATATTATAGTATTTTTAACAGGAAAGCAAGGGGGTTGCTTTTTTCTTAAAACTTTAGTAAAATAAAGCTTATCTCATCAGAGGAGTGTAGAATACATTTATTTCAGTGAACAGGAAATTTAATAATATTATTACTATCAGAATCTAACCCTGCCTCATACTCTTCTTCTTCAAATATTTCTTTTAATGAATTTGCAATATCAGCAAACTTTCTTTGTTGAGAATTCATGTGTTCATTTCTTCTTTCTGTTGAAGTTAAATGCATTTCAACAATAGCGCGTTGATACTGTTCTAGTAATATCGGGTTCGGACTAACAATCGCAATAACGTGTCCGCTATTAATCATCACCAGTTCTTGCCTCGATTCTATATAATGCAACCAAGGTTTGAACACATAAACTTTTTCTTGTAAAGAAGTCATCGACGGGGCGATTGTCATAATATCCCGAACAATAATTTCTTGCTGACCTTCTTCGATCCATTCAATAACTTCACAAATAATTTCTTCGCCACTAGTTAATTTAAACTGTTTGAAATCATACATATTATATTTTCACTTTTGTAACGCGATAAGGAAACTTCTCATTATTATATATCTTTGTTCTTTCGAAGCAATGCAGCAAGGTAAAATTTTTATTCGAATTGAAATGTAAATCATCAGCGATATCAAATAACTTGGTATCCCTGTGGTCATCACTCATTCGTAATCCTCTACCGATCGATTGGAGTACGCGGATCTGTGACTTACTAGGAGAAGCAAATATAATGTTATGAATGTTCCGAATATTAATGCCAGTGGAGAAAGTCCCCAAACTAGCAAGGATAATAGAATTTGTTTGCTTCTCAATAATACCACGGACTGCTTCCCGCTCGGTAGTTTTAGTCTCACCGGAAACATAAAATAGTTTCCGATCATCTTCGATACCGTCTTCAATTAAATCTCTTAAGACTTTACCATGTTTTTCTACTAAATTAAAAAGAACCAACGTATTACCATCTAATGATAACGCAAGGTTCCGAATAAACTTATTGCGAGGTTCATATGAAACTAAAAAGTCAATTTCCTCTTGATAGGTATTACCTACATGTTCTTCGCAGGTCTTAGTATCATATTCTAGCAATACAATATCTATATCTAATTTAGCTAAGGTTTTTTCTTCCTGAAGTTTAGCAGTCGTGGTAACCTTATGAACTAGTCCAAACAACCCCTCGAGCACCAACTTATTAACCTGCGTCCCGTCCAGGGTTCCGGTTGTTCCGAATCGATATTCAGCGTTGACGCATTTGTTCATAATGGTTGACAAAGATTTCGCTTTAAACCCGTGGCACTCGTCGCCGAATACAATGCCGAATTGCTCAAACCATTTTGGACCAAGTCTGTGTATTGATTGCCAAGTGCTGATTATAATCTTTTTACTTGTTTCCTTATCTTTACCCGAGTAAATGATATGGCAGTTCGTTTCCGAATCAAAACCATAAGAGGCAAAATCAGAAAACATCTGTTGGACCAAACTAGTTGTCGGCACAACGATCAACGCCGATTGATCATAATTATCTAGATACCACCTAAGAAGAAGATAGATGATAAAAGATTTACCGGACCCTGTCGGCGAAACAAGAACACATCTTTTGTTTTCAATGCCATGCGTCACCGCGTCATATTGATAGTCCCTTGGTAAGAAAGGTATATTCTCAATCTTAGAAATCCATTTAAGAGTTTCCATGTGATTGATGGTATTTCTTTGATTGGGCGCGCCGAATTCAGAGTTAATGATTTGTACACCATACCCCCTGTCCTGAGCAAACTTTCTGATTCTAAAATATAACCCTGCATTGATTTCTCCAGTCATACGATTCAGCATATGTATCTGACCGTCCCAAACTTTTTTTCTATATGCCGGCATAAACTTATAACCGTCCACGTAAAAAGAAAATGCATCATAGAGTTCTTGCGCAATATGAGGCGAACACTCGACCAATTGCATCATGCTATAATTGTTCAACTTGAGTTTGATCGTTTCCAATCTAGGTTTCTCTCATTTTATAAAAATCATATAATTTTACATACCAAGTAAATACGATGGGGTTTTGCTCATAGTTCGGTAGATTGGGAAAAGTCTTAATCAACTCTTTATGAATTTCGCTACCGGATAATTTTTTCAAATCTTGTTTCATTAAAATCCTGCTTCAAACTTCTTCCATTCGATCATATTCTTAATTGTCGAGTGGCGCCATTTGAGGTTATCTAATATTTCCTTAAGAGTATCTATCACTGATTTAAGATACTGGATCTTCGCTTCGGACGCTTGCAGTTCAGGGTCTGCCTCGACGTAATGTTCCATATCTCCCTTGAGAATTTTTAACCCGTCGAATGGATCAGGATCCCAACCGAGTTCTACTACTTCTTCTTGAGACATTTTCCCGTTGTACCACAACCACTTCAACTTCATCAAATCTTTTTGCTTGAATTCATATTGCTTTAATTTCAGTTTAGTTTCTGACATCATCGTCAGATATTTGGCGTGCAGTTCCGGCGTCTTTCTAGAAGACTCGTCGGGAAAGGATGGGTCAATAATACAGTCGACTTTCCAATCAGAAAGTATTTCTTGTAAATCTATCATAATGTATACCTTTTGAAATAGAGGTATTATACTAAATTATTTCAAAATAGTCAAATCTAAACCCAACTGGAAAGGTGATATACTCACCGTCGCTGATTGCGCTAAATTCTATATCACCAAGAGATGTCGGGAGGGCGTTGTAATATTTTATCTTTCGATTAGGGTTGTTGTGGCTAGTGAAAATTTCCACTACGATATCAGCGTATGATGACTCTTCTTCTTGATAAGGAGTTAACCTGTGTTGCAATTCGGTTATGTCGGTGAACCATTTAAAGATTTCTGCATAGGACTTCATATCTTCGTCCATCAATACATCTAGGATCAATTCTGAGTTGACCATCTTTCCGCCGATGAACGCAACGCTGGTTAATCTTTTATGCGGCACTTCGGTCGACGTTACTTCGACGGAAGGGTGCTGAACCCTCTGAACGAAGTATGTGAAATGCTCGAGTTTGCTTTTATTGATTACTACCTTAAACCCATTGGGCGAAAGGTTATTTAAATTGTCAATTGCCATGGAAATGCCTTCATTTAAAGTATTATTTATATGCAATAAATAAACGCATGAACGAGAATGAACTAGAAATTTTTATATCTGTACGAGTTGACCAGTTAATCAAAGATGGATATATCGACCCTACGCGGCGAGAAGAAATCGAGAAAAAGATGTTCGAGGCAAAAAAAAAGGAGACCGAAGTCTCCTTTTAAAATGATCTCTAAGAGATTCTTTTTTATTATTACAGATATTAGGCGAGGATATTGTCCACGCGGAAAATACGGTAATATTGATTGCTCTTAGCAGCAGCAAGACCATCAGCAGGTGTTTGACCAACGAATGGGTTAGATGCCATACCATAACGAGTCTTGAACCCGATACGTGGTTGGAAGTCATCTTCGCCAACCGCACGTACCATCTGAAGAGGAACGTATGGGCAGTAGAAAACACCAGCGTCATATGGGTTTGTACCCTTATAACCAACAGTTACATAATCAGCAACTGCATATGGGTCGATATAGACGCGAGTACGACCATTCAGAACACCAGCAAAGGTGTTACCTGTATCGTCTACTGACAAGTTAGCAGAGATAGCAGGTGCATAGTCGAGCATACCAGAAGCAACAAGAGCAGTAGCAACATCTGAAGAACAGATGATTACGTTACCCTTACCGCGACGAGTTTCTTTAGCAATAACGTTTGCTTCGCGCTCTAATTGAACTAACAGACCCTTGAACTTCTCAACAGACCAACGACCGTCAGCATCAGTTGAAAGGTCAAAAATACCTTTAGTTTGGATACCCTGTTGCAAACAACCTGTCTTAGCTTGACCGTTAATAGTACGGACAACTTCTCGGTTAATTTCAGCGAGGATTTCAGTTGACAAGATGTTTGCCAATTCTGTTTCAGCGTCAAGACCGTGGATCGCGCGCAAGTCTTGTGCGAGTTCCAAAGAGTATTCGGCTTTCAGGGCACGTGAACGAGCAGTAACAGTTGCCTTCTCGATTGTGAAACCCATTTCTGCGAAAGCAGAACCAACGCCCAAGTTTTCAGCGTCAGCAGTAGGCATGCCTTGAGTTGCAGGGGGCGTACCCAAACCTGCAGGTGCAGCGCGGTCATCGTCAATAGATGAGTCAGTGTTTGCATCAGCAACACCAGACAGACCTGAAGGACCACCAGTTTGTGACAAAGAAGAGTCGCCAGAAAACGGTGACATAGGCTCTTGAAACAACGCTTCGTCGCCAGTAGTGGCACCGCCGCGAGTTGTCTTGTATCGTGACTTCATAGCGAAGATCAGACCAGTCGGTCCAGTCATCGGTTGAACGCCACACAAGTCATATGCCATCAGGTTCGGCATAGCGCGACGAACCAAAGCGATCAAGACTGGATCCCAGTTCGCGCCGCCAGGACCACCAGTCACTGCTGCGTTAGTGTTTGTTGGTGCTTCGACGAGCATTTCGTTCTGCTCGCGGAAAGCGATTTCTTGGTTTTCTAAAACGGCAGCAGTAACTGCTCGTCGGTGATGATCGGTGATCTTGCCTGCTGATTCTTCATTCAGAACAGGAGACCATTTCTCAATCAGTTTATCGTAAGAAATTTGCATTTTTTACTCCTTAGTGGATTTCTTAATTGCTTGAAGATACCTGGCCATTGCAGTGTTATCTGCTACAACAGGCGCTTCCCAATCTTCTTCGATTTCTTCTACATCAGATGAAGTTTTCTTAGAGAAGTATGCTTCTTTGACAGTTTTAACTTTCAAGGAAAACGATGCTTCGTCTTCGAACTCTAATGTGGATACGAGAGATTCTAATTTTTCGATTTCTGTATCTGCGAGATCACGTGAGGATTCGCGAATTACCGCTTCCCTCAGTGCACTTTCGAGTTTAACAGAAAGTTCGATTGCTGATTCAGTTTGAGCGTTGAGTTTTGATTCCAACTCTTCAACTTGCTCAGCGAGTTCGTCAACTAGGTCTACTTTGGATTCAGGAACCTCAATATAAGATTCTTCGAACAGGTTGCGCAGACTTGACATGAAATCTTCAGCGATTTCAGTTCGAAGTCCAGTTGTGATACCAACCTTGTTTTCTTCCATCCATGTTTCAACAACATAGTTAAGATAGTTATCAACCTTTTCAACGAGATCATCACGAGTAACTTGGATTTCTTCGTCGAGTTTAGTTTGATATTCATTCTCTAAACGCTCTACTTCTGCAGAAACTTTAGAACGAATTGCGGTTTCAAAGATCACGGCAGTTTTTGCTTTGAATTCATCAGAAAGCGTCGCTTCTGATTCAACAAGAGCACTGAGGTCATCAGAAAAATCGTATGACGTTTCTGGTAGTTCAACTACTTCTTCGTCTGCAATATCTCCGAGTTCTTCAGACATTTTAGCATATGCGGCAGTCAGTTGGTCTTTCTTCATTCCAGACAACTTTGTGTACATAGCATTAATGAATGCTGCTTTGGTCTTTGGCATTGGATCGGCTGCTTTTAAGTTATCCCCTTTACGAGCGGGAGCACGTTTTGTGCCGTCTTCTGCCTTTTCAACAGATGCAATTGATTGTGCTTCTGCGTTTTTCATGTCGTGAGTTTGTTCTTCCTCGAGTTCGATGTCCTCATCAGGAAGATCAACACTCATGTTTTCTTCAGTCATGTCTTACTCCTTTAAATTTGAAGATTTGAGCAACGAGAGGAAATTTTTAAACTCACGAACCTGCGTCTCATATAGAGCAGCACGCGGAGCTTTTTTAATTTCTGTCTCCATTTCTTCAATCACTTGAGGTTCAATAATGCCATTATTCCAAACCCATTCGACGCCTTCCATTATCCCATTAACGAATGCTGCTGGCGCTGACGGATCTTGTACAATATCAACTGTATTAAGAATAAAATCGTCTTTGACGACCATGTAACCATTACGACTCTCAAGACTACCCATACCACGAGTTGAAACACCTAGTTTGACTCCCCCATCAAGAAGACCTTTAACAATCTTGCCATTCGGAGTATCTAATATAGATGCTTTTCCAATAACATCATTACCTTCCCATTGGAGGGCAGTGATGAGATGTGAAACTTTGTCTAGATTTACTGACGGACCTTCGGGGTGATTTAATTCACCCACTGCCCTTTTTGTTTTAACTTGGGTTTGAACGTATTGTTCAACTGCTTTTTCCATGATGGGGCGCGGATAGATTCGACCGTTGCGGTTCTTCTGTTCCGCTTGCGCGAAAACGCCTTCGATGGCATAGGATTTACCGCCACCTTCTTTTGCTTCTGTAATCACTTCAAGATCTTGATCCTGATATTCAGCAATTAATTTCATCCACGCATTCCTCTTAATTCTTTAGCAAATTGCGTTCCGACCTTTTCCGCTTCTTTCTGCGAAGGATACGAATCCAATTTTTCGCCATCAATAAAAACAGTAAATTTTGATCCTGTCTTATAAATCTTTAAATCGGCGCCAGCAATCTTCTTGTTGAAGATGTGCTTGTTCGCCGGAATCTTGTCTTTTCTTTTTTGTCTAATTTCAAATATTGACTTCATGACAATTATTTATAACAGAAAAAATCTTAAGAAATTTACTCTGTTTCCTCGCCTGAAACTTCGAGTTCATCAGCAAATTCTTCTTCGCCTTCTTCGGCATTATTGAAGATATTGTTTGCTAACCCAATTCTTGTTTGGTCCAGCGCAATTTGCACCCTATCGTCAAGCAGGTCTTTGAACTGATTTTCGGCGGCGGAATACTCTTTAGATGAGACAGAATTGAGAAAATCGTGAATTCCTTGATTCTCTAATTCGGGGGAAGGTGTTTCTTGATTTTCGATATCACTTGTTTCAAATTCTGACATATTATAATCCTCATATTAAAAAAAATAATTTAAAACCATACGGGGGGAAAGGTCCCCCCGATGGAAATTACCACTTCTCTAAGGTTATATATGCCTTAGATAATTACTGTATATTGCTTATACAGATACTTGATGACGAACAACCTTATAAGAAGGTTGTTCAGCACTTTCTGCGACAGCAGAAAGTTCTACAACAGATCCACTAATAGCAGCAGAGAATGTTGCGAGTACGCCATTAGACTTAATCACACCAAACTCAGTAGTCATAGCAGTTGAGCTACCATCATGCAATACCAAGATCTCAGAAGTCTGGTACTTATTACCAGAAGAGACCTGAATTGTGAATCGAGCAGAACGCCAGTCCGCGATCGCGAATGACGAAATCACCTGAGTTGCTCCTGCAGATCCAGCAGCAGGGGTAGCGCTAGTGTCAATCAAAGCGACGTCGTCAATCTTAACAGAACTGAATTGAACGTCGTCAGTTGTTGCTACTGCCTGGCCGATTGCAATTACACCAGTTGCTGGAGTATATGTTACGCCAGTACCAGCAGAAATAGCATTTTTAGCATCAGAGTCTGCGCGCGATGCAGTATAGTACAACTTATCGCCTTCAGCGAGGTCAGTTGTTGACATAGTACCAAAGTCTGAATCAAAGCGTACTGTCTGATAGAACAACTTATCGCCTTCAGCGAGGTCAGTTGTTGACATAGTACCAAAGTCTGAGTCAAAGCGTACTGTTTGGTAGAACAACTTATCGCCTTCGGCGAGGTCGGTTGTTGACATAGTACCAAAATCGCTATCGAAGCGTACTGTTGTATAGTACAACTTATCGCCTTCGGCGAGGTCAGTCGTTGTCTTAAGGGCAAAATCGCTATTGAAGTAAGAAGTTTTGTAATACTTATTCGTCAGACCTTCGGACAAATCGTCTGATGTCTTAGTACCAAAGTCTGAATCAAAGCGTACTGTCTGATAGAACAACTTATCGCCTTCGGCGAGATCAGTTGTCGACTTATCACCAAAATCGCTATCAAAACGTACTGTTGTATAGAACAACTTATCGCCTTCAGCAAGATCAGTCGTCGACATAGTACCAAAGTCTGAGTCGAAACGTACTGTTGTATAGAACAACTTATCGCCTTCAGCAAGATCAGTTGTCGAGTTATCACCAAAATCGCTATCAAAACGTGCTGTTGTATAGAACAACTTATCGCCTTCGGCGAGATCAGTTGTCGACATAGTACCAAAGTCTGAATCAAAACGTACTGTTGTGTAGTACAGATTAGTTGAACCTTCAGTAACATCATCAGTTGTATTGGTCAAAGAACCAAAAGTCAACGCGCCTGTTACTTCCATAGCAGCAGACATAGTAACGTTCTGCGATGAGTCACCAGCAATAGAGATATTACCTTGACCATCTGCGACGATTAACTGATTGTCTTTTCCAACAATCGTTGATCCGCTAGCACGACCAATAATCGTGTTTGAACTTTCGCTAGTGAGAGAAGAACCTGCTTCGTCACCGATAATTGTGTTACCAGAACCGGTGCTTAGGGAAGCAGCGCCAGACTCACCGACTACGACGTTATCTACGCCGGATGAGATTGAAGCCAATACCCCGTCACCGAGACCAGTATTAGATGAGTTTGTTAAACCGAGTAAGAATGTGTCGCTATCATTAGCGGGTGCGAAATTCTGCGAAGCAGAATCCCACTTGATGATCTGGCCATCAGTAATATTACTGATGTTAACATCAACCATATCGGCAATGCTACCAGTTCCTGCGACGGTTTCCAAACCAACATTTGAAATTTGAATCTGAGCGAGCGAATCGAATGCGAGTACGCTTCCAATTCTAAGACCGCCTAGAATTTCGAAATCTTGTTTAGCCATTAAAGGATTCCTTTTGTGTGTTTATGGATTATTACTATAGTATTTTCAGGACTTGATGGAAGACCGCAATACTTTATATACCATATGGTCCGAGGAACTTGGCGTTGTCAATAGTCTAACATCGTTATTATTTATATCAGACGAGAAATTGGCAAGGTTTGTGTCGGCGGTAGATAATACGCCATAAACAGTTATGAAAGGATTTGCGCTGTCGTGTAACAATAACACTTCAGCAGATTCATGAGTATTGTTAACAGTATCATGAATTTGAATAGTAAACTTTGCTGTTCTATAACTAATATTGAACGAATCAATGGGAACAGTATCCACCGAATTCGTTTCTGTGATTGTTAATGACGATAGGTTGACTTCTGCATTAGCGCCAATGTATAATGAGTTTGCGCTATCCATATGGATTTTTGTATTACCTTCGCCGTCAGATACAACAACCTGATTGCTTAAACCTTCGATCGCTGATCCGTCGCCAGCGCCGATTAGTACATTATAATTGCCGCTAATTAAAGCGTTACCCGCGCCAGCACCAATGACAGTATTGCCGACTGCGTCTTCAGATATTTTAAGTGCTTCGAACCCGATCGCAGTATTATGCGTTCCCGAAACATTTGTGTCTAGGGCGTCGAGTCCAACTGCAGTGTTAGTCGTGAACCCGCCTAGACCGTGGGAAAGGATTGTTTCGTTATTAATTAAGAACCCGCCGGTGGGTGTTGTAGCGTTGAACCCGTTGGTCGCGTTAAACGTATCACCTTGAAAAGTTTCGGATGAAATAATCCCGCCGGTTGATATAACGCTGAGAATATAATTAGAGTCGATCAATCCAAAAAGTTGAGCAGAATCGATTGTACCTTCGCCGCCCAACAGGTTCGCCGGAGATAAAACGAATTTATTTTTTACCGAACTAAATGCTAAAACATCACCGTCGTTTGCTTTCGAAAGCGGAGCATATTCAACGTCAGCGTTATCTAATAATTTATATGACCCGCCGCCGCTAGTACCTGCTCCGCCAGATCGCGCTGATATTCTTGATAGTCTTTGATCTATTCTTCGATTAATTTCGTCTTGGTGATTTTTAACTTCTGTTTGGAAATCTTTACGAAGTTCTTCAAACTTTGGCGTAACGTCAGGCGCTGATTCCCCAGCAACTCCAGGGTCGCCCTTTTCGCCTTTCTCACCCTGAGTCCCGCGCTCTCCCAAGTCTCCTTTGGGTCCGGTCGCTCCTGTATCACCTTTTTCTCCTTTCTCGCCGACTGCGCCTTGAAGTCCAGGAAACCCTTGCGGACCTTCTGGACCAATTCCGCCTTGCGGACCTTCAATACCTTGTATACCGATCGGACCGGTATCGCCCTTTGGACCGATCGGACCAATTCCACCGATCTCGCCTTTAAGACCGATTGGACCAGCCGGACCTGTTAACCCGATGTCTCCCGTTTCGCCTTTCTCGCCCTTCTCACCTTTAGGACCACGCCTCCCTTCTAAACCAGTTTCGCCGCGATCGCCCTTAGAACCTTTTTGCCCATCCGGACCTTGCTTGCCTTGAAAGTGATGCTTTGTTGCTGACCGAACTTCCTTTGCTATGAAGTCGAGTTCTTCGGCAAGAGACAAAGTGCGTTGATCGATTTTTCCTTCCAATCGATCCAACTCGTTCTTGGTGAACGCAATGTTAAATGCCGCAACAGCTGAGGGTTTAATCTTAGACATTAATCAGAAACCGCGTTATTAAAATATTTGGTTGCTTCGGCGAACAAGTCTTCTGATTTAGATTCTTTGTCCGTATTGTCCGTTAAGTACCTGGACATTGATTCTATTAGTTCGTCTTCAGAGTGAATGGTTTCGTCTTCTTTACCTGATGTTGTGGGCATCGGAAGTCTTAATACTTCTGCCACATTTGGTTCCGGTTTCTTTTCGGGCGGTTCTGAATCTGTAGGTTCTTCGCCAGCAATTTCTTTATCTAGGGTCTTTACTTCTTCGTCGTTGAGTCGTAGAACGTTCTTCAAGATCCATTCTCGAGAGAAGAACTCGCCGACAAACGGTTGCGCTTCAGACAATAAATTAATTCTTTCGCGCATTAATTCCGCTTCTTTCAATTCAGTGAAGTGGTTGTCCTTAATGAAATCAACGCTGATATCATTCTTCCACTGGTCCCAATCTTGTGAAGTAATAATGCCTTTAAGAATTAATTGCTTCTTAAGAATACCGAGAAACATATTCGAAAACCTTTTTCTCAATCGGTCAACGAACTTTTGGAATTTAAGTTCGTCTCGTGTGATCTCTGTAGAACGACCAATAGCAAACTGTGATTCTTGTTCTAAACGGTTGACCGGCACATTAAGCGCGCGATATAGTCGTTTTTGGAAATAGATGATGTCGTCGATTTGTCCGAGGTTTTCCCCTCCAGGCAACGTTGAAATTTCGGTTCCTTTACCGCCTTCTCTACGCGGTAACCAAAAGTCTTCAAGCATTGACATAACCTTCCTGTCGTCCTTGAGTTTACCTGTATCGGCATCATAGACTAGTTTATTTCTGTACTTTGTCATGATGTTGGTCATGTATTCTTCTGATTTACCTTTCGGCATATTACCAACATCGATGTAGAAAATTCTTCTTTCGGGTGCGCGCGCGAGGCGATAGATGACCAACGAGTCTTCCATCATACGCAACTGGTTAATTGGTTTAAGCGCTTTGTGTAAGTGAGACACGACTTTCTTTTTAGTTTCGTCGAGCAAACCCGAACTGACATAACTAATCGAGTCAGGAGAAAGTTTAACCCCTGAGTTGGTTGCCCCTGGTTTTTCTTCGAAGATGAAAAACTCTTCTGTCTTGTCGACAATTTTTACGCCAGTCTTTGGATCTTTTTTGTACTTGACGTTTTTGACTTTACGAATTCTTGACGAATCGATATTTCGTATTTCTTGAATGCCTGCTTTTAGGTTAGACTCGTTAACTAATAAGTGATGATAACACCTACCGTCAACATACCAAGAACGAAAAATGTCATGTCCGAGTTCGTTGAACTTTAACATAGCGACAATTCGTTCAAATTCTTGAGACATTTGACTTTTAATTTTATCTGACGTTTCAACTTTTTCTAGACTGAGTGAAACATTTGATTCTAACTCTGATGCAGTGATACATTCATTGACGATTTCTTCAATTGCAGTGTCGACTTCAGGGTGCATTGAAACGCCACGGTATTTAATAATTAATTGATGATTGTCCTTCGACCCATCACCGTCCATATTAATGTACTGCGCGTAGTGCCCTGCCGCTGAAGTTACATATCCAGCGCCGTCATCATCTGTCGGAGGAACGATCGCTTGTAATTTATTAGAAGCACTTTCTTCTTTAGATCGTCGTATTTCAAATCCGAACAGTTTTAAAATACCGTTGTCATTTTCTGCCATGTTATTTTCCAAAATATAAAGGGATACTTGAGACCCGATTTAATGGGTCTCAAGTATCTAGGCTCAAAATATCACACCAAGTATAACTATTAACTTGTTGTGTCTGATTCCCAATATTGCATTTGAAATTCTACAGTGAACCGCTCAACTTCGTCAACCGCCCCATAACCAACAGCAATTTCAGAAACCGCTGTCGGGAAACAACCACGGAGGTTGTATCTTTTGATCACGCTTTCGTCGCGATCTAATTGATCGACCATCAGGTCAGTTTGATAGTCTGTGGGGTTGGTTAAACCTGTGTTGGATGCATGACCGTTGATACCGTTCATCCATCGCTCCATTGAATTGCGAACCTGAAAATCAGTATCGTTGATGATAGTTACTGTCCAAGGTTCAAACACGCGATCCCCTGCGATTTTTACTTGCCTTCCGCGAAACGGGACGTTGATTAAACCAACGATCGATTGAGGAAGAACAGCGCTCTCGCACAGGAATGATGTTAGTTCAACATCACCCGCAGCGTATGCGGGAAAATTCAAAGTTGCTTTGAATAACGTGGGGCGAGCACCGCCGCCGCGCAACTTTGCTTTAAAGTCATCGACTCCTAAAATAGCCATTTAAATTCTCCTTATACCGTGCCGACGATTTCTTCAAACTCAACACCGGTTCGCGTAGCAACAAAATTAAGTGTTACGAAGTTGATTGACCGTGCTGGTTTAACGAAAATGCTTGCAACAAAATTGTTGGTATCGATAACATTCGCTGTGTTGTTTGTTGCGTCACAAACAACTCTGAAATCAGTGATACCGCGACGCCCTTTGATTTCTCTCAGGAATGGTTCAACAATATTGACAAATTCAGAACGAGTAAACTCATCATTGAATTCGAACATAACGCCGCTGCTGGCGCGTTTAATTGCTTTCTCAATAACCAAAAACAAACGACGAACATTAATTCGATCGAATGCTGAAGGTCTTGATTCTTTCGTCTTGTCGCCGAAAAGGAGAATGCCCTGTCCAGGAAGGTTAACGATTGGATTGATCCCTGCTTTATACAATTGATCCCTTTCAACTTTTGATGGGTTGTATGCTAAAGAAGTGACGCCAAAGTATTGACCCCTTCTTTGTCCTGCGGGAGAAAACCAAGGCGCGGCATTAATATCAGTTGCCGCCATAATACCTGCAGTTGAACTTGCCGCAGGCACCATGATGTATTGGTCGTTGTACTTGTCATAAACTTTTAAATAGTTGTTATCAGCAACTAAGTAAGAACTAGACGTGAATAAATTTACACTTGTTAACGTACTCGCTACCACACTAGATGCGGCAACGTTTACTACTGCAGAGCGACTAGGTGAGGCGACTGCGACGCAATCTTTTCTACCGTTACCGCCCGCGATCATTGAAACAATATGATTAACCACTGTTGCTTGATCTGTGTCAGTTGTCATTCCAGGTGCAATGATGAAGTCAACTTCATACGAATTTTCATCAGCATACATATCGTAACCAGTAATCATTTCCGCCGTACCGAGCGCTGCTGAGGCAACACCTCCTGATAAGGAAGAAGCGACGGCAGTATGGGTTGATCCGAATGCAGTAGAGGATACTGAACCGTGATTCGTATACCCTTCATCTAAATCAACGCAATAAACATATTCTGACTTAGAATTAATTACGTCTTCAATAAAATTTGAAGAACCGTCAGATGTTTTTGCATCAGATGCCTGAGAGACAAAGGGGAATGTTTCTAAAACAGTACCCTTGGTACCAGAAAATGTTCCGTCTTCATCGATGACTGCAACGTGAACTTCGTCATTGCTGCCGCCAAGGTTTAACGCATGCGCAGACGATACTGGTTTAGCGTCAAACAAGTCAGCGTATGCCCAAAGTGCGAAATCAGAGTCATTGCAAGATCCGATGTATGCTACTTTCAAACTGTTGCCAGCAGTTCCTGGGAACTTACCAATAAAGGTATTACCTGCAGATGCTAGACCAGTTTTTTGCGTATCAAATTCTGATAGATTTTTAATCAACGGCGCGTCGCCGTCGCTATCCACTGCAGCAATACAAGAGTTTGTTGCTGAGTCGTCAACCATACGGGTGACATACATGTTTCCGGAATATCTAAGGAAGTTTGCTGCAGCGTGAAAATCGGCAGCAGAGGTTAATGAAGGTTGTCCAAACGTACTAACTAAAGATGATTGATTGCCAATCAATTTAGGTTCTTCAGTTGGACCCCACTGAAAATCTCCAACAATCGCGCCAGTAGTTGTATTTACATTCGGTACAACACCGGACAGGTCAACTTCTTTGACCGTGATTGAAGGGGACAGACCAGACGATAAAAGTGCCATATTCTTGTCCTTCTCGAAAAAAATTTATGATAAGTTACATTATGCGGTTATTTTCAATGAATTTATTTATAAATAAAATTTCCTTCAAAAATCGTTGTGGTCGTATATCTGCCAATGCCCCCGTTCCATCATCTCTCGGGTTTCTATTTCTGCGATTGCTGACGACCCATCGTCGATAAATCCGAACGGCACAACGTCTTCTTCGATTTCCCGCATCTTCTGTTCGAACATCATCTGTTTTAAATTGATATTTGTCATATCGGCAAAAAACTGAGTTGCAACAAAATATCCGAACATAACTAAATTCATCATCAGGTCATCGTGGTTGCCTTCACTCGCTTCGTATGATTGACCCCTAGAGACAAATGTGCTGATTTCTAGTATTGTATTTTCGTCGACGATGTTTAATTTATTTTCTTCTAATAAATCTTTTATCCCCGAACATCCAAGACGTTTTGATTTTCGTGTTATCTCGATACCAATAGCATTTGATTTGATCGCGGAAGAAACGTGCACATTCTCATATTCTAAATCATGATATAACCCGTTGCATACTACCGACCCTTGGTCGTTCGATTCGATAACAACATATGCCTGATTGTAAACGTTAGCATACTTATAGATAATATCAGGGAAAAGCAATGGAGAGATAGTGTTATTCCGGTACACAGCAACTTGCTGGAATGGACGGGTTGATATGTCAATAATTGTAAAAGTAGAGTAATCCTGACCTCTTCCTTTCGATACATCAACGGTCATGATGTATTCGTGACTCGGCCGAGTCTTATCGTAAACCGATAACAGACCACCTTCTAACGTCTGCTGGGCGTTCTTTGCGCGAAAGTTCAAGAGCGTCTCGGCAGAAATTAGAGTGTCCCCTGTTCCTATAAAAGAATTACCGAATTCTTGATCAAACTGTATTTGAGAAGTATTAGAAATTGTTTCTAATTTCCATTTCTCGTCTCTATCTGGAACGTCCCACCAATCCACACGAAAGTGTTTAAACTCGTTCACGCCTTGTACAGAACCTTCCCATATCTTATGGAAAGTATTTCCGATACCGTTCGCTGTTGACGTGATAATAACTTTGGTATCTTTACCAGAAGAAACAACTGGATATGTTGATGTATAGAATTCTGCTGCGCGTTCAACAAAAGCAAACTCATCTAAGAACAGGAGGTTGACCGACATACCACGAATCGACGACCCCGACGTTGCCGCAGCAATAATTCTAGAGTTGTTTGAAAATTCAATGGAACCTTTATTAAGCGTTCGGCATCCTGGTTGAATCCACATTGGAAGGTTTTCTAGCATAAGGGTCACGCGCGCGAGCATCTCTCGGGCAGTCGCACCTTTGTTCGCTAGAATTGCTACTGTTTTGTCAGACTGGAAAAGAGAAAACCAAAGAAGATAGGCAACAGAGGATATGGACTTACCAGATTGACGACAAGCAAGAACAATAGAAAATCGATTATCGTTAAACTGTTCGAACATTTTTTCTTGATATGGGTAGAGGTCAAACCCGACCAATCCTTTGTCAAGAGATATGATTTTAATATAAGTACGAGCAAAATAAGCAGGATCGCGCATACAACGAGTATATTCAACCAATTGCTCCTTAGTCCAAGATTGAACTACACCGTCTCTTTTTATATTTGGGTTGCCTAGATATGTTTCATTCTGCATCATTATTCGGAGTCACGTCAATCGCTTCATCTTTTAACATACGTTGTAGATCTGCGGCGCTGCCGAGAAACACATTGTTATTAGTAGTTATATGTTTAGTTTCTTCTTCTTTATCAACTTTAAGGATCTCTTTGTTTTTCTTATTCAAATCCATCAGTCTATCATTAACATCGGATATGTTTTTAACCATGCCCGAAAGAACTTCAAATGCGCGCGGATGTTCTGACTCTCGCGCGACCTCTATCATAAGTTCTAAAGACTCTTTGCCCTTTTCGATTAACTCGTAATATGTTTTTCTAGAATAATCATAATCTGATTCAATTTTATCTTTCTCTGCCATTATTTAATCCCCTAATAGATCAATTTAAGTTTAAGTCACCGAGACCTGGCGTCGGATTAGGTGCGGGACTAGGACTAGGACTAGGACTAGGACTAGGACTAGGACTGGGCCCAGCGCTGTTGTCTGTAATCACAATTGTATCCGATACTGATCCAACCGATCCGCCATTACTATCTGTTGAATCTAAAGTTAATGTTAAAGTCTCATCGCCTTCTGTCGTAGAGTCTGCGACTGCAGTAAACGACAATGCTCCGACGCCGCTAGTTATGGTGATCGAACCAGTTAAAGAAGATAGACTAATATCGCCAACGGAAACGCCGCTGATTGTGTATCCAACAGTTGTACCGTTACCGACGCCGGTGGTAACCACTAAAAAGTTTGCTTGTCTTTGCGCTATAGAACCAGATTCCAGTATAGAAGTTTTGGCAAAGTACCCATGATAAAATTCGTTACCGGTAGCAGAATCAGGAGACCCTTGTAGTTGAACCGTTGGGGAATTGGAATTTACATTCGTTATTGTTATTGTTCCCACAGAAGAACTCGATCCGCTGAAAACTTCAGCGGTATATGTGTTACTGCTGTACAAACTAATTATAAACTGTTCGTTGCTTGTTGAAGAAGAGTTTTGTGTTAACCGGATTTTAATAGTTCCTTGACCGCTACCATCGATAGTCACAAAACCTTTATCGAACCCTGTTGCAAAATTTGCTGTATCTGCTGCTGACCCATCGACATTATTACATCGCCAATATAAAACAGCGCCTGCAGCAACCCCAGAAGTTGTTACGGTGTAAGAATATTCATCAACCACGGTAACATCGCCGAATGCTGACGAAAGAACGTTGCTCGGAAGGTTGTTGATGAACGCGTTTTGAACCCAATAGGTGAAGTCTGCGGAATAATTTCCCGTGCTAACAGCAGAAGACATGTCGATCATAAAATATTGATTTGCAATATCAGAATTATCGATGTAAGCGAAAAACCCCTCGGCCGGTAGTGTATATAAACCTTGAGAAGATGTCACCGCGACGTTAAGGTATAAATTTGTTACACTGTTACTTCGAATAGTTGTTATTATGTTTCCGGTAGAACTTATCTGAGGATCAAAATATATCTTTAAGAAATCTCTAGAGTTTACGTCTAGTTCAATAGATTCGGGGATGTTAAAATCCAGCGGAGAGTTTTCTAAACTATAAATGGTTCCCGCAACTGGTTCTGTTAAGGTTGAATCCCCCGCTATATCATAAGTGATACTTGCACCATCAACGCTACCGCCTGTAACGTCGCCGTTAAGTCCAACGCATTTAAGATGTAAAACTTGAAGACACGGGTCGTGAACTGCCGCAACGCTTCTGGATATCTGGAACGTTGTCTCGCCGGACGCGACATCGCAAATATACATATGCGTTGCAGAATACCCTTTTGTGCCGTAATTTTGGAGCGAAGACCTTGTCATTATTTCTTGAAAAGAACCGCCTAAAGTTATTTCTGTTTGCGCGGTAGTGTTAGAATTAGACTCATCCATCGCGAAGGCGATTATAATATCGTTTCTGCTAACTCCAGTTACCGTTGCAGTCGGAACATTTTCGCCCGACCTATAATCTGTTACCTGATATCTCCCTGGAAGAATAAAAAACCCACGCTCATAATACCCAGAAAGACTGCCGAAATGTAGTTTTAAATCTAACGAATCAATTTGCCTGTATTTTGCATTGACATGTGTATATCCAACTCTAGAAAATTTAGCGATATCCTGCGTAGGAACATCAGTAGTCGACTGTTGAACTCCGTTAATTTTCAAGAACCCGAGATGCGTGGCGTCTGAAGATAAATCATCAGAAACGTAATATGTAGTCAATTGAGCGTTGTCGCCAGGAATACCATAGTTCCTATAGATCACGGTGCACCAATTAATAAAATCTGTCACATCTTTTTTAGGATCATTATGGTTGGAATACCCGATGGTGTTTAGGTATCGATGCCCAGTGCCGGTTGTCGGTGTGCCGCCGTTAACAAAAAAATTAACCCTCGTATCATTTTCTAACTTATTGAATGTGACGTGGCTAATGAAATCATTTCTCAAACTTGTCCCGCCAGTCCTCCACATGTTACCCAGCGCTTCACAAATAGGATAAGACCCATTTGTCAGCGTAAATGTAAAAGTCGCGCTTCCTCTAATCGTTTGTGAGTTGGAGTCCCTAATAACAACAAGAAATGTGGAAACGTTGTTTATTCCCTCGCCCGATGAGTCTTCTATCTTAAATTTTAAGTTTGACTGTAGAGACTCCCAACCCTCCGCATACGAAACCCAACTAGATCCTGTGTATATCTTTATAGTGTGGTTTGCATTTACGTTAACATTTGCAATCTTAAGATCGTAGATATTTCCTGGTGTATCCGAACCAGAAGGCGTGTACCATGAAGTCAAATTACGAACCGCGCCGTTTTCGTCAACTGTTACGCTGCCATCTAATTTAAATGTTGCTGTGGCGTAGGTGATGCTGCCAGTTCCTTCTGCAGTAATCGCTTCGTTTGCTATGGTGCTTGCTATGACCGGTTCTAGTAGTTTAATTGTCCCAGATTCATGAACTAAATTTGTTCTACCAGAATCCGAATAAAGGTTAATCTTAAATGTTTTATTCTTTTCAATTCCGGCATTATACTCAACTCCAACATCAATGTCGCCCGTAGAAGCAGCGATCGTAACTGAACCGACGAGCGATGTGAAATCAGAAGCAATTGTCGGGTTTGCGCCCGTTCCGACAATCTTCCAATACAACGTACCAGCGGGCAGGTTTGTCGTGGACAATGTGTATGTATGAGTGGTCGCCATAATTATGAACTCGGTTCTATTATACTTGTTGGTCCGGAGATGGTGTATCCTATGTCAGACACATCAGTCATGGTGAAATTGATGCTCGCGGTTGCGCCGGATGTATCTCCGGTCACCGTAATAGTTCCGTCCTGATCGCCTTGCGCCGTGACGTTAACTGTCGTTCCGACTCGAACTAATGAAGAAGTTGCATTGCCATCGTTTCCGTCCATCCCAGTAATAGTTCCAGTCGGAGACGGGATTCTCGATAACACGTTATCACTAGCGTTATTAGATATCGAATAAGTGATGGTCGAATCGATACTGTTTTTACTGATGACTCTAAACCCGATATCATTACCCTCGACCACAATCGACCCTGGATCAAGTTCAATAACGAATTCTGTCGCAGCATCCAGCATTTGGAAACTACCCGTGCTTTGAGATCCGGAGTTTACGCCGGTGACGGTGATATAACCATTACTGACACCATTAATTTTATCGTCGATTGTTGACGCGGGGACTACAATTGCTCTGGGGGATGAGATAGATGTTTCAGTTCCGGTTTTAATCGGCAATCTTGCTTCCACATCTTCTCCAAACAGAACCCACGAAATTGTTTCGCCGTTCGCATCTTCAGGCACAATAGTAAACGTCAACGACTGGCCTTCGGTAACATCCCCAGCGACTATACTATATGTTGGAATGGCGATAGGAGTCAAAGAAGTGTCGTTAATTGCTACAGCTGTTGATGCTAATATCGTTCCGAAAGGGTACGGTTGATCGTAGATGTATGCGTTGAATGTTTGCGTACCTTCTGTTGCTGAGTCAGTGGCGATTTCTAAAGTGTACGTTCCGGTCTGATTGGAAATCGGAATGGATTTTCTACTAGTCGCGGTCGGTATCGGATCGTTCGGATCTTCCACAAAATCATCAGGATCTGTTGATACATGCCCAATACTGAAATATACCGGAGTGTTTGGAATATATGCACCGCTGGTAGTAAATGTCACTTGTTTGTTAGTCGTTTCATCCACAACTTCAGGCGTTGCTGTTAAAGTATAAACAACGGGTGGAGTATATTCAATGTCAATTTCTCCCGTCGCTGTAACTTCTGTAGAAGCGACCGGCGTCATTTTGTCGCTCCCCCAAACAAGATCCGAGATTCCTGGATTTGGTTGCCTCGTCAAAAAGTTTAATCCTACCACGTCAACCAAAAGTAATTTAGCGGCAAGATACATCCCTGCGGGATGTACCATAACTTTGTACAAATCTCTCCATTCAGAAATCGGAACGCCGACTTTGACTAGGATAGCGTACACTTGATAGAGTTTGTCGTCTGTTAAAAATTTAAGAGATTCTGAACCAATTCCCGAAAGAGGGTCGTTAAGTTTAAACACATCAACTTTGGGAAAAATAATCTCTGCGTCTAAATTAAAAAAGGCACGAAAGAACCATTGTACCGAATACTGAGTCCCCTTCGCTCTGAGCAACTCGCTCGAGAATAGAGCAGTAGACCTTCTATCTAAAAACCGATTACCCATGAGAAGTTCATGTTCGATGTAATGCAGTAGGTCTAAGTCGACTTGCGTTATATCGCGAGTTTCCAGCAGATGATGCATAAGTTCTGTCGAATCATTCTCGTCGAGAAACTCATAATACTTGTTGAGCAGAGTGATAAATTTTGGGAACGAAGCAATGAAATATTCGGGTAGTATTCCCTTCACCGCCGGAGATTGAAAATTTAACTCCCTTCGTCCTTTATCGTCAGTTTTAATATGCATAATGTTATTTATCTTTTATAAAATAGAGCTGTCGTAACTATATAGTTCCTGTAGATTACTCTCCATATCAAAAGCACTTGCTTCGACTTGGGTGATGACGCTACCTGCCGCGCCAATTCGTTTGTATAGATTTATTTTCATTTCAAAATCAAGCGTGTAGACTATCGTTCTTCGCGCTTCTATCGCACCTTCGTAGTCGTCAGAAAACACAATACCGTCTAGGCGAATTGGATTATCTTCTTTAATATGCGGGAATTCTGAAAGAGGAACAACTGTTATATTATATTGTGGATCGAAGTACGGTATAATCTGCTCGACGATTTGCAATGCATCGTCTTGACTTTTAGCGTATGCGTTTAATTGAAACTGCAGATTGAACGGCACTCGTGTATATATTTTAAATGCGTCTGACTCGCCGGTGGTACTTCTTGCATAGTTGGATTTTGGAATTTGTCTAACCGCATCATAATTTATCGCCAGAAGTTCAAAAGAAAGTCTTGGCAACTTAATAGCAACTTTTCTTTCTGACGCTTCACCCAAACCCATTTGCTCTATTCTTTCGATAAAATTTCTTCGGGGAGCATAACTCAGCGGAACCTTTACTGTGTTGATGACATTACCATTCGAACCCTTACGAACAACCGTGATATCGTTAAACAGAGAACCGAACGCAGCAACAGACATTCGAATTCGTTGATGGTAAAAATGCTCAGCAAACATTAGTTAGGATCTCCGAAAGGATTTGATTCGCTAAAATCGATGAAAGAGTTACCAATGGTTTCTATGTCTAGATTTTGTTCTAGACTATTGATATCTTGAAGTTCTTGTATCAAAGTCGGCGTTGCTGAATTACCGCTTTCCGACCCGACGACTGCCGCCGAAGTTGTAAATTTAGAAAACTTACTCGAGTTGGAACCGATATGCGCAACATATAACTTTCCGGTTGCGCCGTCCCAACGAACAACTTTACCCGTCATGGTTTTATCAGATAATGATTGTGACACAGGTTCTCCGATAACCCACGGTGTGGTAATGTCGGAAGTGTCAAACGTCATTACGTTTTGGAAAGCAAACTTATCTTCGATATCGTCGATCTCGGGAACATCGGTGTCAAATTTCTCTTCATTGTACTCAAACAACTCGCAGGTCATTCTAAACACGGGAAGGTTTTTTAACTGGTAAAACGGTTGTTCATCTTCCACTTTCATAACTTGAAAAATAGAATTAGATAACGGAAGTTGGATTAAGTCGCCTTCTCGCGGTCTATAGAAATCCTTGTTCGCACTTTCGTACGGCACAACTTCAGAATTCCATCTTCTTCTTGCAACAATAAAAGTCGCAGCATCTCTAATTTCTACGCCGAACTTTGCAAATATGTCTCCTTCGCCGTCAAACCCTTCAGTGTTTTCAATATACATTTCTATTTTATATGCGCGTTGAAACGAAGAAGAAGGATCGTCTTTAAATAGTTTATCGAGATTAACCGTTTCTCTCGGAATATAATAAACATCCTGCCCGTACATCTTTAAAGATTCTACAATCAAATCTTCGTAAAGGCGCTGCTCGTTCCTCGAACCCTGTGCAAAATAATGATTAATGGCCATGCTAACCCACGAAAAAATCTGGTGGAAGTTCGTGCTCGGATCTCATTTTCTCTTCGAGCGCCTGTAGTTCTTGTGATGCGTCGTCGTAATATTGCCGACCGTTAATTGTCACGCCGCCAGGAAGTTGAACGCCTTCGAATTTTAACATGTTCATACCCCATTGTTGTTTAATCAACGAGGTTACATAGTTCTTAATGAACATGTCGTTATATACGCTTGTGTGTTGTGTTTCGTCGACGATCGAATAAACTTCAGCGACTAGGTATGACCCCTCTCTAATATCTCCGTCGTTAAAATCGCCTTCAATATACAAACGGTTTTGTCTGCGAGAGAAATGAACTTGAGGTCGACCGTGTAGTTGTTGATCGATCAAACTAAGATACTGCCGCATCTGATAAAAATAATTCAAATCACCGGCGAAACTCATAAAGTCGCCCATGTTGTTTAGAAACATTTGATAGCGAATGTCAAACATCCCTTGACCAGTACCGAATGATGAGGCCACCGGAAATAACGCAGAAAGGTAGACCACATCAGATGATATCGGAATGTACTGATTAGCAACATCTTCAGCAGTCACTAAATGAGACATATAAGTTTTGATTGTTGCGTCGCTGTGAAACTCTCGGTATAACTGTAGAGCATCGTCGACTTTGTCTTCTACTTGATCGACATCGACATTTACTTCTAAGACGGGTTCACCCAACCTGCGAAGGCAATATTCAATCAATCCGTCTCGGGATGTAATAACTGCCATAATTAATTCTCTTTAATTAAATTTCCATGTTTTTATTTATAGTTATCTGAACCTGTTCGCGCCGTGAATCCAAATAACTAAAGACCACCTTTCGCCGGATTCGATTTTCTTAACGCGGTGCAATGAATAACTCGGGAACATATTGATAGAACCCACCTCTCTATTACCTTCTCGTAGAACGCCGTTGTCCCAAATTTCAAGTTCTCCTCCGGTGTACCCCTCACTAAGAGGAACCGAAATAGATATTTTTCTTGTAGAACTATTTTCCGCTCCCATATCAATGTGCCAATCATAGTGCGCTTCATCTTCTGCTTGGTATTGCAACAATTGTAGAGAGTGTGTTATTCCCATCAAGTCGTATCGGTAATACTCAGCATTCGCTGTCGCGACCGCAGATAATATTTTATCGAATATCCATTCCGTGCTATCGTTCAATATTAATTCGAATAGGTTTACCTCTCGTATGTCAGACTTGTATTCTTTGGTTGAATCTGAACCGACTGGAGGTTTTATAGAGTAAAGGTCTTCGGCGGATTTAATTATTGCGTCGCATTCTTCTTTCGAGAATGCAAACTCTGGTCTGAATTTCGAGTTGTAAGAAAACAGTCCAGGGCATAACGAGTCGTGCGTTGTTATCATTAAACCGTTTTTAATTATTTTTGATTGCGGTAACGAATATTCTTTAACTGGATCTGCTGCAGCGGGTTCTTGCGTTTTGGTCGGAGTGTAATCAAGGACAGGTGTTTTTTTCTCTTCGATGCCCGACATCATTTCCCTTCCGTCAAATTTAAGATGTTGGTTTTCGCCGTCCGCCCTAACAAAATGAAAGAATACCTGAACCTGCCACTCGCCCTTATATTCTTCTCTCCAGTGAGGAACCTCACAACCTTTGTACAAAACTAAATCACCTTGGTTGATTGTGATTGGAGACGATTCGGATTTTCCGAAATAATTCTGCACTGACCCGAAATAGATCGGCCATACTGTGTTATCGGGAGCAAACCCTAGCGTCAGAGTTCCTGAGACTTCGCAGGAGGGGCGATCGACGTGTGGGGTAAGGGTTTCTCCGTGCCGATAAATTCTAACGTAGGTGTACGTTGGAGAGAGTATAAACCCGAGTTGCCTTGAAAGTGGGTCTGATATTTTAACAGCAATTTCATCAAATATATCACAACCATAGATTGAATCAGAAAGAGGGCACTGATCATCTTTTTGCGTTTGCCCCTGTTCGTGAAGTTCGAACACGTATTTCACTAATTCGTTACAATCGTGTTTTCCGATTACATCCGATAAGTAAACAAAACCCTTTTCGTCGAAATGAGATCTAACCGCCACCATAATATAACTCTATCAAATAATAGTTATTTAGGTTGGTGTTAGGCGATGCCCTGTCCGCCTTGCCGCGTCCAAACCCCGCCCATATTTTTATAAAGACTGTTATCGCCTTTATTAAAAGCAAGCAACGACGTTGAAGGGAAATCATCGACGGAGTCGTACGCGAGAACAAAGTTATTCGAGACTAGGGATGCTTTGATTGCCCGAATAACATCAATCGCTTCTTCCTCGGTCATCCCCGCAATCTTTTTCTGCAGTTCGGATAGTGTGTGCGTTATGTCTATCGGCGTCGTCATTAAACTTGATGCCCAGCGTGAGTCGACTTTGATTGTGATAAATCGCCGACATCAAGAGAAGAAACGAACGGGTTTGCAAACGGAAACTTATCGACCAGATTAGATACTACCGGTTCTGAACCGCCCATCGTGTATCCAAATGTGAAAGAAGAAACCCCTGCCGCGTTCATTCTTGCCGTTCCGAGTGTTCCGATATTCGCAGATGAAATCGCATCACTCGCGAACGGAAACTTATATATTTCGTTTCTGATTGATACCGGAGAATTGATTTGTCCACCAGAAGTGAACCCCGCAACTTCAGAAGAAATTCCTGCTGCATAATTTCTGCTAACGGAGAGGTTTCCGACATGTACAGCGTCGTTGTCTGTTTGGAACGAAAACCTCTCTACTCGGTTTTGATATCCGTATGAGGGAGTATAACCGCCGGAAGAGTAACCGTGAGTCAAAGAAGAATGCCCTGCTCGCCCGTATTGGTTCGTGTATGTTGTGAGGTCCGCCGAATGAATACCAGAAGTTTCGGAAGAAAATCTAAATTTCTGAATTTCTCCTGTACCAACGCCAACCGGAAGATTACTTCTACTTGTTAGATAACCATAATGTTCAGAAGAACTCGCCGCTTGTTGAGTAATTGTTTTCGACAGATCGCCAACGATCGCGCCATCGGCAAAGGCAGCGAATGAGAACTTCTCGATAGATAATCTTCCTGGAGAACCGCCAGCAACGAAACCGTCAGACTGACTAGAATTTCCAGCAACAAAATTTCTCGCAACAGCAAGGTTGCCGATCGCCGTGGCAGTTCCTTCAGATGCAAATGGATATCGATCAATAGTCGTTAATCGATATCCTGATGCCCCGCCCGAAGTAAATGCAAAATCATCACCTGGAAATGCTTTTCGATCTGAGTCTAAATTTATTAACAATTCCCAATCTGAACCGGTGTTGAGATATAATCCATTATTCATACCGAACGATTGGATAATTGCGGTCATACCCTCAAGGTTTGAGTCTAGGGGTAGTGCCGCGATGCTGTCATAATAATTTACAAACTCTCTTTCTTTCCACGGAGAAATTGAATTGACTGCATCGATCAACTGCAGGAGTTCTAGTGCTTCCGCAGAATCGTTTACAAAAAGATCAAACGCCGAATCTAGTTGAGTTAATATTATATTTTTATTAATTGCCATGAAGCATCCTTTATGGGATTTCAGGTTCGGGTTCGGGTTCGGGTGCTATAAAATCAGTTAACGTAACTGGTTTCCAATTTTTACCATTCGAAACGAAGATAGTTTGTGTATCTGTATCATAGTACATATGACTGAAATTTTGTAACGATGCTACCGGTAAAGTAGCGCCCGTTCCGACAACAGTATATCCATCGTTTTTGAGCAAAAGTGCTTGCAGTTTGGACAACGCGGTCGTTTCTGTTGCGGTCGATCCTACTATGGTATTTGCATTATTAACGAGATTTGATATATTGATAAACATTATACTTGATGCCCTACTGTGTTATGCCGCGACCCGACTAAATCTCCTGCAGCGGTTATTGTTACCGGCGAAGCGCTGAATGGAAATGATTCTATTGTACTTATAGAAGGCGAGAATCCTCCAGAAATATATCCGTCGGTCCTAGAGGATTGACCAGAAACTAGTCGTTTCGCAGTCGACAAATCTCCGACATCGATAGAAGAATATGGTGAGTTGAACGAAAACCTTTCGATGTTCTGCAAAGAAAAGGCGTCAAACCCACCAGAAACATAACCATGAGTCTCGGAGGAATTTCCTGCCGCTTTTGAGTTCGCCACTGTTAAATTAGTAATATAGGCAGAAGATGTGAATGCGACGAAACTGAACCTGTCCACTGAGGTTAAGTTGATGCTGGTCGTTTCGTTAATACCGCCAGCGACATATCCGAAATCAAAATCCGAAATTCCGATTGCCTCTGACTTTCCTATCAGCGACCCCGAAACATATAAATTTCCGTGAAGACTGGATTGTGTTTCGTTAGCAAAGGGGAATTTATATATTCTCCTCATTGCTTGTGTTAATTGCGGTTGCGAAGTAACATCGCCCCCTGCCGCGAATCCTATCGCATGTGCATTGGTTGAAAGACCTGCCGATTTCGAACGTTCGAATTCTAGATCACCGACCAACAGAGAATTGGTAGTGTTAACAAATTCGAATTTCTCAATTTCGCTAATTACTGCGCCGGTGCTAACCTTACCGCCGGTGGAATATCCTCTTAATTCTGACGACTGTCCCGCTAATTCTATTTTTCCTGCAGTCAAATCACCCAAAGTTAAAGCGTTGGTAAAACTAGAAAACGGAAACCGCTCAATCGAAGAACTGAATCCTGGGTTCAAACCGCCCGATACAAATCCGTAATCGTCTCCTTGAAAACGTCTACTCTCATCTAGTAATGCACCGAGCACGATGGGTTTCCACTTGTTTCTATGAGAAACATAGAACGCATCCGAATCGCGATTGAATGCAATGATGCCTTCGTTCGATACTGTTGCGCTGTCGAAATCGTGTATATGTCTATATTGGACTGCGTGTGAATATGCTTTTGAAAATTTGTCGAGACTGTTTAATCTCACCTGCTCTGTCGAGTTCGCCGTTCCGCTAGCGACTCTGGCGTTTATCGTATCAAGTAAATCTTTAATATTAATTGTCATAACACGCTCAGTACTGCTGGGAAGAACCCTTGTTCTTTTCTATTGATAAATCACCTACATCGATCGAAGTTCCGTCAGTGTAGAAAGAGAATTTCTGTATGACTTTCGAACGACTCGCCTCGCCGCCGCCGGCAATAAACCCTCTTTCTGTTGACGACGTTCCCCCAGAGAAATTTTCTGTTTGTATTGTTAAATCACCAACATCAGAAGCATTAACGTCCGAAGAGAACGGAAACTTATCAACAATATTGTTATTTATTAGGTCAGTATAAACGTTGTATCCATAACCTTGCATTGAAGATAACCCAGCGCCGTTATTTGAAGCACTAGAAAGGTTTGCTGAGTTAACGGCATTTGCTACAGATGCGGTGAATGTTACTTTATCGATTACGTTATTACTCGCCCCGTCACCGCCGGTGAAATATGCAGAGGTGTTAGAAGAACTTCCCGCAGAACCTGTTTTCATGGCAGTTAAATCGCCAACATCGAGCGCATCAACCTCGCTGATAAAAGAAAACCTATCAAGAACGTCACTATTAGCAGGAGTGGAACCACCTGCAGTGTAACCAAACCCATACGACGCAGAGGAGGCACCGCCCGCAGAAGAACGCGCGGTTGTTAAATTAGCAACTGATTCAAGCACCGCAGGAGAAGCAAATGAAAACTTTTCAATGGTCGATAATAATCCAGCATCCAAACCGCCAGAACTATATCCATCTGTCTTTGACGATTGTCCTGCTGAACTCATTCGTCCGGCGAATAATTGCGCGCCATGACTGATCGAATTACCGTCAGTGACAAAGGAAAATCGATCAATGTTATTGGTTAACGACCCGACATTACCGCCGGAATAGAACCCCGCGATTTCTCCTTGGAATATATCTTGTTGGTTCCCGAGTCTACGATAACCATCCGAATCTCTCATGTAGAGCGTTTTACTATGAACGTCAAAAAATATTCTCGCTCTTCCAGATTCTATATCGGGGTCATCTCCGGCGCTTAATGGGAATGTTGATGAATGGTTATAACTTGATAGTGATGATATGCTAGCATCTGAAACAAGTTCGGACAAATAACGTAACGACTGTGTTGATGTATCGGAATCACTTTCGATGCACTGCTGTTGTAAATTAACAATAAACCCTGTAATGTTAGTAATCATGTCAACTCTCTAGTATTGTCAATTCGACCCACTTAAACCCTTTCGACACATAAAACATCAGATCTGCCTCAGAATAAACGATGCATCCGATGTTCTCGAAAGTTGGTGTTGGGAACGTTGATTGAGATTGATGAGTGACTGCAGTTTCAAGTGCGGATAGTCTTCGCTGCCTGAGTTTGTGAAGTTGCATAATATCATCCGCTGGACCCGATCCAACATTTTGGTATGTTTCGAGAATTGCAGTCAGTATTAATAACGTTTCTCGGTGATGTTCAAACACAGCATTGTCGCTCGCCGCTTGCAACGATAGACGCTGGTACGCGGCGAGAGCAACTATTTGTAGTTTTTCGAGATTCAGGATCATTAATTTTGATGCCCTGTTGAAGCATATTTTGCGGCAGTTAGTGATCCCACGTCGCTCGCGTCACCATCCGACGCGAAGGGAAAACTCTCAATATTGTCCGTTGATGTTGTTGTAAAACCGCCAGCAACCCATCCACTCACGTTAGAAGATTGTCCCGCAGATTCTCTCTTCGCGGACGCGAGATTTCCAACGGTAGTAAATGTTGAAGAACCGGAAAATGGAAACTTTTCGATGCTCGATATATTGGATCCAGATAACCCGCCGCTAACGTATCCGTGGGTTGTAGAAGATTGTCCAGTAGTGAAGGATCTTGATGCGTTCAGGTCACCCACGCCGGTCGTAGCAAAAGAGAACCAGAACGGAAATTTATCAACGGCAGTTGTGTTGCTCGCGCCGATTCTTCCTCCGCTTCGATACCCATCATATTCTGAAGTTTGTCCTGCGGTCGCCGCAACGTTTTCGGTTAACGCGCCGACTTCTGTAGCATCAGTTCCTGCAGAAAAAGAAAATTTGTCAATGGCATCAGTAAACCCTGCCCCTATATTTCCGCCCGCAACATACCCATGCCCCTTACCCATGTCCGTCTGACCGGAAACTTCAGATCTACTCGAAACGAGGTTAGAAACATCGGTAGCAACGAACGGCGAGTTGTAAGAAAACTTTTCTATTTTATCCGTCGGTCCTGGTTGCCCGCCGGCAACAAACCCGAACCCATTAACTCGATCAGACATTCCAGCACTTTTTGAACGCGTGGAAGATAAATTAACAACGGATGCCGAATTTGATCCTGAGGGAAAATCGAATGATACAACCAACCTCGATTGAGACGCATCTCCGGATGAATATCCTTTCAGCGTGCCTTGAAACGGCGTGATTGCTGGAAATTGATTGACGAAATTAGATTCATCTAGGGGAATACTGTTCCAATCGAAATTATGAGAAACTTTCCATGTATCCAGCGTTTCGTCATATATCATATTGCCGAAAGTTTTTTCTTCTGGGAGTGGTATACTATAGTTATGGTATGAAAAGAAATTCTGTAGATTCCTAATCAATTCAGTTCCTCGGGTTAAACGTCCGAGTTCTACGTTTGTATCCGCGCTGTCGGCGAGATCGATCTTTTCTTGTAGTTTAAAGATTATGTTTTCAATATTAATTGCCATGGTTATACAACCTTCCAATTGTTTAATTCTCTATTTCTTAACATCAACTTGCTGGCATGTGTATCGAAAAGAATATTAACACTACTGTCTAACGCGGTCAATACCTCTGCAGAATCTACAAGTCTCGTGTGAATCAATCCCGAAGACTGCCGCTCGCACATATTGAATATATCGGTTAAGTCAAACGGATGTGAATTGCTATCTAGTGCGTATATGTTATTATTAGTGGTCTGTAGTGCCGTGGTTAAATCGTATAGATCATCGCTTGGATATGTCCAAGCAGAATCATCATTTAAATTCATCAACAGATTCCACGAAGATCCGTTGCTGAGATATATCTCATTATCCAAACCTGTATTCGTACCGCGAAAACTGATCGCTGATCCTTTGTTTGAGGAATCTGCAGGAAACGGAAATCCAGATCCGGTTCGCGTATATTCTGAACTTAAATAATAATTCTTGGTTCCATAAAAGTTCGCCGCACGTTCCAATACTAGAATATCAGTGGTCGGCGTCAACTCATCAATATCAGATATTGCTATCGTTAAAACGCTTTTAAGATTATCGATATTCATCAGTGTTGCGCTCCGGCAGATCCATGTTTCGATGCAGTTAGATTAGCAACTGAAATACCAGTTAGTCCGGACTGGAATGAATACTTCTCAGTAGATGCAGTTAACCCGCCAGATGGCGATGTATTACCTCCGGCAACATAACCATGTTGTTTCGAAGACGCTCCAGTACCAGAAGATAGTAACCTATTAATAGACAAGTTTCCAATATCTGATATCTCTACCGGTGAATTTGAAAACGCATACTTGTAAACGTTGTCAGATCCTAACGGAGAAAGTCCGCCAGAAACATATCCATGAGTTAATGATGAGTTGCCTGCTGCTTGAGTGACTGGCGATGGCAACCCTCCAACAGTAGTCGCGTTCGCGTTTGACGCAAATGAAAATTGTTCTAAACGTGTTCCGTAGTTGACATATCCTTTGCTGCCCGTAGTGTCTGAAGAACCTGCGCCGAATTCGCAACCAGAGGTCAATCCACCCCACGCAGCGCCTGAAGTAGAAGAGGCGAAATTAAATTTCTCTACCCTAGTTACAGCGTTCTGCCCGCCCATTGTATACCCTGCGGCATTGATTACATCAGATGCCCCTGCGACTCTGCCCTTGGGTTCGGTTAGACTCCCTGCGGTGGTTGCGCTATTCGATGACGTGAATGAGAATTTTTGAATAGCATCGGTGCCGGCACCGCCGCTGACATATCCGTCTTCGTTTGTAGTGTCTGAATGTCCAGCAAGATGATTCGCTGCCGTGGATAAACTTCCTACATTGACGCCGTTGTTATCGCTAGAGAATGAATATTTCTCAACAACATCATTGGCGATTGGACCGCCGCCCATGGCGAAACCATATTTCGTACCCTGGAACGCAGGTGCGGCCACGTGTTTTAGGAGCGGTTTCCAATACCTTTTGTCAGAAAAAAATAAATTCTTTTCATCTTTAACGTATGCAATCTGTTCTGGGTCAGTTACGTCGTCGAGTAAATTCGGCAACGCTCCTGCCGAATCATACATATGAATCGGATTGCCGTCGCCGCGAATAGCAATTTTAAGGAGATAAATCAAATCTTGCGAATGCGAACTGGCAGTCGATTCGTTAATTTGCTTTTGCGATATCTTTAATATATTTTTAATATTAAATGGAGTATTCGGCATTTTAGTTCCTATTCGTTAAGGTCGAATGCGATATTCCAAAAATCGCCACTGCATACATAAAGAAAATTTCCGGAACTAACGTCATCTGTTTTCGTAACAGCGAGCATACCTTTTAGATTGTCATGGGGGACGGGCAACGCTTCAAAGTTCTCATAGACCCTTCCGATATCAATTTTATTATATTCGCTATCTCTTAAATCTTGAATCGCTTCCCATGAAACCAAAAGATCTAACGGGGATTGCGCTATCCCGATATTACCTGCGCGAGCAGACATTACTGCTGATAAATTTTGTGTGTTAATTTTCATAACAACGCCGGCACGAATAATTGGACATACCTAGAATTTAGAGGGAATGGTGTTGGTTCTTCTCTCGTTCCGATATCCTCAAAAATTTTAACCCAAGCAGATCCAGTACACAACCATAATTCCATGGTGGAATTGTATCGATATAATACTGAACTGGCGTTTAATAATGATTCGAAATACACGGTGGCGACCATGCCTTGCAACGGAAGTTCAGCAGTCGGTAAATCTGCAGAACTATCGTAATATATCCGCGCAACCTTTTTCTTAGTGGATTCGTTTACAATCTGAAGAAAATGCTGTACCGGATCAGTTTCCGAAATAGCATTCGCTTGCGTTTGTATTAAATCTCTAGTGGCGAGTGCCGCTCTACTTAATGTCATTTTCCTTTACCGTCTTGGCAACTGTTCCAGAATACGAGATAAACTCTTTCGCTTCTGATTTAAACCCCATCAGACCCATACGGATTTGATCTACGTGCAATACATCTATCAATTCAGCGACGACAGATTCAACGAATCCGTGAAGACCGACCGTCGTCCAATCTGAACTTGCTTCTTCTTCAGTGACATAATGTCTAATCCTTGCTTGCATTTTAGTTGGATTAACTCCAATCTGCTCAAGGTATTCTTGTTCGCCTTTTGTTATATGTCCCTGTTGCCTAACATCTCGAATACATTGTACTACACTTCTTTTTAAGTGGGACTTCGATTCTTCTTTTTCGAAATCTTGCTCAGTAAACCCATCAAACTTCTGTTTCATTTCTTCATAGAGTTCGTTTAGAGCAAGAACATCTTTCATCGCGCCTTCAATATATGTCATTCCAGAAGCGTTCTTTTCTTTTCTTTCTGCGATATTAAGTTTCAAATCTATTTCTTTCCAATAGTCTAATGAACCTGATTCTATTTTTTCTTGCATCTTTTTTATCGCAACTTCATTTTTAACTTGACGCCATTTCGCTTCATCTAGAGCCATTTTCTTTCGACTCATTTCTGCAGCAATCTGCCGCACATTTTTATAATCGCTATGGTAAGAAAGATTAATATGTCGCCAATCCCACTGCGAGTGGGATCGGTTCCATAAATTCTGCAACTCGTTGGTATTCTCTAATGCCGCATCGACCATTTGAGCATTTTCGGCGAGCGTCTTTCCTCCGAAACTTTTAGTTGCTGCGAGTTGCCCCTTTCCAAATACCATAGAAACGGGCACGTGCATTTCATTTTTGTCTTCGACGATTGTTACGTCTTTAACAATTTCTTCATATGTCCCAGGAAGTTTCACCTTACTCATTAACAATCTCCATTAAATAATATCATCATTCAATATTTATACTCCCAAATCACTATACTGCTTTGGTAGATATGTTCAATACCGTATCAGAATTGATTGGACTGTATAGATATTTTCCTGCACCCCCGAGCAAAGAGCGATAGTTCGCTGGATCGTGCGACGGTTCTGATATCTCGCCGTTAATAGCATTATTCATAATCCACGCTTTCGCTTGCTCCGGAGTTGCTTGTGGATTGATTTGTAACATCATAGCAAGGACGCCCGCGACTTGCGGAGCCGCTTGACTGGTACCGGAGTAGACCCCAGACTTGAATGTCGTATTTGGCGGATATGGCCAAGCATTGATATTATTGCTCGCAAACCCTGCGGCAATTTTAGTGCCAGGAGCATATATGTCCACACCTGGACCAGTTTCGGAACTTTCGTTTTTCTGTTCTTTATTATTGCTTTTATCGACATCACGGTCAATATTACCAACGACAATAACTTTGCTAAGAGTTTCTTTTTGCGATGTTGTAGTGCCGAGTGCTGCACCGCCTGGACCCTTTCCGCGGTTGTAAAAATAAGTTACACCGCTGACGACTACAGAGTTATCGTGATCCTGTCCGCCATCGAGATCGACTTTAAACGACCTGTTACCAGCGCTGGTGATATAGTGGATACCGTCATCAATAGCGTCTTCAATCTCCGCTTGAACGGCACTCGAAAAACTGTTAAACCTACGGTTCGTCGTTGCCCCTTGTGCAAAAGGATCTACAAACCCAAGCGCCGCGCGTTTTGCTTGTGTGTTGATCGCTGTGCCGGTGTATGTTGATCCTCGGTATGTGATTGAAGTGACATCTGAAAAATTGTATGATCTTGAATAAGACCAACTTGCATTAACAACGGTCGGGCGTTTTACACCGAGATTCGCGTCAACAGATTTATTATTATGCCATGCCCGAAGTAGTTGGAAAGAAACCAACGGGTCAATTTTCCATGAGGAAGTGATGTTAGTTAGATCGTAAATTGCTGCATTCTTCGCCCATCCATACTGTTTTCCGGCGACAATACTAGCGCAATGCGTACCGTGATTGTCTAATCTGGTGGCGCTGTAGTAATTACTAGGGAGCGATCCTGAGACTCCTGGAGTAGAATACCAGTCGTATTCTACAACTCGACTATTACCGTCGGCGTCGTTGAATTCGGGGTGGGTTAAGTGTACTCCAGTATCTTGAATCACTACGTCAACACCAGTTCCATCTAAGACATAACGATGATTGTCGTCGCTGGGTAAAATTCCATTAGCGCCATTGGGTCCCAAATCATCCCCATGCCAATTCGGCCATAATGCATTGTCTTTCTCAACAACGCGACGAAGACCCCAGTTGGTGTAATCCGCAAACCCTGGAACAACAAATTTGTCGAACCTGCCTGTTTGGATAATATCGGGTTCGATCATTAAAGTTTCGTCATCGTCAAAGGGTAACTCGATCGCAACAACGCGAGAGTCTAACCTTAATAACGCTGCTTCTTCATCCGATAACATATAGACTGTATTTCTTCTAGATAAAGGCATCGCGTCAGCAACATCTATGGGTCTAGCGGGTATGGTTTCAGAACCAAATGCACTGACCATTTCTTGATTAAATTGCCCAACATCAATACCCTTTACGAGAGTTACAATATATTGTTTTTCCGACATTGTAATTTCCTTATTATTTTATTAGATTAAAATTGATAAATTAAAACTGAAACCGCGCCAGAGTCGAACGATGTAAATATGTCAAAGTGTGTAGCAAAATTTCTCACACTTGCACCGGTTGCGCCAGTTGCGTTGTTTCCTTGATATGTGGTTATTACCGAATAATCGGTTATTGCGTTGTATGGAGTTGTGAATGTTATGCTATACTGACCGGCAGCAATTTTACTAGCAGAATCAATACCAATCGATCCGGACCAAGCGGGAGTCTCTCCGAGAGTCAGACTTCCACCAATCTTCGGAACAATTCCCGTTTCCCATGTCGCAGACCCATTTCCCGCGCTCTTTAGTAATTGCCCTGCAGACCCATTGTCCCCAACAACATCACCTATATCTAGCGCATTTATTTCTGCTAGAACAATATCCAACACCGTTGATGAATCTGTACCTGTCTCTATTCTAGAATTGATATAATCTGAATCTATTAACCCGATAACACCTAAAGAATCAACTGCTGGCACGACTCTCGCGTTAATATAATCCGAATCGATTAATTGTATTGCTTCAGAAGAATCTAAAAATAAACTGCGGTCGATCGTTGCGTTAATGTAATTTGAGTTAATTATTCCAGTGACATATGACGAGTTAATTATTCCAGTGACATATGACGAGTTAATTATTCCAGTGACATATGACGAGTTAATTATTCCAGTGACATATGACGAGTTAATTATTCCAGTGACGTCGGCGCTATCAAATGTGTTGCCGTCGATTAAAGCGAGAACTTGATTTTGAGTGAGTCCTCCTCCCCCTCCTCCGCCGCCGGCAACAACTTCAGTCCATTCAGCATGACCATTACCCAAAGATTTTAGATAATAACCGGCAACGCCGTTGTCGCCGATAATGTCGCCTATATCTAGCGCATTTATTTCTGCTAGAACAATATCCAACACCGTTGATGAATCTGTACCTGTCTCTATTCTAGAATTGATATAATCCGAATCTATTAACGCAAGAACACCCAACGAGTCGACTGCCGGATCAACTCTCGCGTTAATATAATCTGAATCTATTAACCCGATAACCGCCAACGAATCAACTGCAGGCACGACTCTCGCGTTAATATAATCTGAATCGATTAATTGTATTGCTTCAGAAGAATCTAAAAATAAACTGCGATCGATTCTATCATTAATAAACCCAGGAGTGATCGCCGTTTGTAAAAATGCTGAATCGAGGACGTCTAGAACAGTTGGAACGACGACAGAAGAATCTACTTGAATAACTGACCAATCAAAATTAGAACCGCCAGCGCTCCTCAAATAAGTGCCCTGAGCGCCATATCCTATGCCGAAGACCTCATTAAAGTCGATGACCTGAATATTCGCTTGAATCAAATCTCGAACGAACTGTGTTATTTCCGCAGAATCTAACCCAATTTCTTGTATAAGGTTAACTGCTTCTAAAGAATCAATCGAATTCTTATGAATCAAATCAATAGTAGCGACCGAATCGACACCAGAAACATTTCCTAATTCAAATGTGATTCTACTTAAAATATAATCCGAATCAATTAGTTGGATCGTTTCGTTAGAATCAAAAGATACGCGATTATTGATATAATCAGAGTCGATCAAATTGTATATGCTGTTTGAGTCTAGACCGAAACTTCCGAAGGTTGCCCAGTTTGCTTGCCCGTTTCCGCGACTGACTAAGAATTGTCCAGTAGATCCGTTTCCGCCGACCAAATCACCGACATCGAGCGTTTGAATGGTTGCTTGAACTAAGTCGGTCGCTGTTGTATTGATAGTTGAAATTACCAAAGGAGTTAGGAAACTCGTATCGACTGTTTCGATTATCAAATCAATAACTGCTGGCGAGTCTACAGTTCCTACACCGCCGCCGCCAACAACAGCGTCAACCCGAAAGTTAATATAGTCCGAATCAATGATCGTTGTGATTGTACTTGGGTCTACCAAAGAATTAATATATGACGAATTAATAAGGTTAAGCACTTCGAGAGAGTCGACTGAAGTATTTTTGATCTGGTCTTCGATCTCTACGGACAAATTAACCCAAGTCGTATCGCCATTACCGAGAGATTTTAAATACTGTCCTGCATTTCCATTTCCTCCGACAATATCACCCAAGTCGATAGATTGAATCTTTGCATCAACAAGAGCAGAAGAAACATCAACAACGGTCTGATAGAAAAATGCCGAGTCGACAGTTTCGTAGATTATGTCGACAACTTCACCCGAATCAATTTCAAACGTCGCGCGAGCATTGATATAATCGGCATCGATGAACGCAATTATTTGAGCAGAGTCTAAAACATTAGGAAGTTCCACTCCAGGAATTTCCACGTTACCTTTAACGATATTGGTTATCTGAATAATCGTATCGGAATCTTTGTCTAATCTCGACCAATAATATGTTCCGTCGCCCTTTGCATGTAGAACATCTGCAGGCGCGCCGACAGAATCAATAAATGAAGAAAGGTTGAAGTCTATTCGATCATTAACATAATCAGAGTCAACGATCAACGGAATGGCGTTTGTTGTTTGTAGCAGTTGAGCGCTGTTGAGCGACGTAGTATTAAAAATACCAGTTATCAGTTCTGAATCAAATTCTATTAGAGTTTTCCACGTGAAACTTGAATGACCGTCATACTTTAAATATTGTCCGGTCAGTCCAGGTTCATTTGTCAAATTATCCGTTAAATTAAAAACCTGCAACTTTGCATCAACAATATCATTTAAATATGCAGAGTCGACATACTGCGGTCTCGCGTTTTGGATAAAAGCGGAGTCGACAATAGTTAATATGTAAGCAGAATCAATTAAACTGAGTGTTGCTAGGCTGTCTATCCCGCCGCCCGCGCCAAAGTCTTCGGGCAATGTGTTAACTAAAAAACTCTGAGTGATCTGCGATTCAATATACGCTTGGTCTATAATGGTTTGGATAGTCGCCGAGTTGATTTCCGTCCTAGCGTTTACATAGTCCGAATCAATTAGAGTGATGATGTGCTCAGAATCTAATCCAAGCGATGTGATCGTTTTCCAAACTGCCCCGCCGGTTCCGCTTGAAATAAAGTATTGCCCTGCATGTTCTGCCTGATCGACTAGGTCTTCAAGGTCGATAGTTTGTATCTTAGCATCAACAACATCATTCAAATATGCAGAGTCGACATACTGCGGTCTCGCCCGCTGAATGAAAGCAGAATCAACGATCGATAGGATAAAATAAGAATCACAAAATTCACTTATCAAATCAATAACTGCGGGCGAGTCGACAGTTCCCACACCGCCACCGCCGCCGGTGTTAGTAACTCTAGCATCAATATAGGCGGTATTGACTGTTTGTGTTATTAGATTAATTGCAGCGACTGAATCAATATTGGTATCGACCCGAGCGTTGATATAGTCAGAATCGATTAAAGTTATTATTCTATCTGAGTCGAGACCTAGCGAACCGAACGTTTGCCATCTAAATGAGTTGTCGCCGTTGCTGATAAGAAACTGATCATTCAACCCAGGACTTCCAATAAAGTCCATTATGTCGATAACTTGAATCGATGCATCAATGGCATCATAAATCGGATCAAAGTTGACTCGAGTATTTACATAGTCCGAGTCAACTAACTGAATTATCTCAGAAGAATCTAACCCAATTCCAAGTCGAATCAACGACCAATTATCTTTAGCGTTTAATAGATTACCTGTATTAGAATCGCGATATTCGCCCGCCAGCATACTGTACTTGTAGTATTGTTGCCCATCTATGGTAGACAAAGAATCGTGGGCAGAATCGATATTTGTTTTTTGAACATAAACGATCATGCCGTCTTGCAATCGCTGCCCGCTGATGTTAGATAAACGATCCGCGGAGTCGCCTGTTATTGTACGAATCCCGCCGCGAATTTCTGCATCGAGAACAATTGGGTGTTTAGCAGAAGGACTCCACGTTCCTGGCCATTGGTTGATCGTCAACCCATATGTATCTTTAACCGCCATCAGTTAATGCTCACATATGTTGATCCAGGTTGTAGGGTGATCCCGTATAAATTATATGCTTCTGATACATAACCAGCAGGAGCATCGTCGGGTTCCATCAGTATAGTTTGCCCCGTTGTCACCGCGACAGTCGAGAGCAGTGCTGCGCTCGCCCCTGTTTGGAAATTTGTCGGTTGCGTTGCAGAAGAACGAACGGCAAAATAAAATGCTTTGGGAGTCGCGGCGGCGTTCTCGATGAATCCGCTGATAGTGTGAGACTGATTTCCCAGAACAGTGGTGTCTGATGTAAACGTCGACCCTACAACTACATCCGCCCTTGTTGGAGGATTAGATGTTGAATTCGCGAATATATGAAAACTCGGATATGTAAATGACGCTGACAAACTCGTATCGCTCGCTGTTCTCGTTGTGGTATATTCCGTTCCGGACACGCTCGCCGGTCGTGTAAAGGCAGTCGATAATTGTACAGACCGCCCACCGTTATTATCTTTATGAATCGGATTGGTGAAAGTAAATGTACCAGAATTCAACACATTACTGACCGACCCGCCCGTTGCTGTAACCGTATTTACCCTGTTGCTATTGTTCGATATTCCGGAAGTCGATACGTTATATGCGGTTGACGTATACGTTTCTAGAAATGTTTTGCCGCTCAAATTAGACATCGAAATTGAATTAGAAACACTTGACCAATTAAAACTAATCGTCGCCGTTTGGGATATAATGCCGCCCAAGTCGTTATTAAATTCGACAGTGGCGCTTGCGCTCCCGCCAGTGTGATTGCTGCTGTTTGAATATATTTGAGAGATAGCATTAGTCGTAAATGATTGCGTCCAATCGACGGTTCCGGCAGGTGGCAGAGATGGACCAGATGACGTATAATCGCCAACGTCAGGGTCAATAATGCCGTTGATGCTTTTCAGCAAGGGTGCGACAGAAGCAACATACTGCGAAGGAAAGTCGTCGGGGTTTGAAACACTAACCGCCCAAGTGGATGCCGGCGTATCCCACGTCAAACTTTGACCATTCGCCGAGACTGTTGGACTGAACGATGCAAGTTCAAGTTGTAATAATCCGCTTGCATTGAATTGAGATCGCCTAACAACATAAGAAGTGTCGTTCTCAATCCAACCAGTGTTAATTCTCAGGTCGCCCTCTGTTTCCCAAACCAAATTTGGAACAAAAGTTTCGACTCTTGCGTTAATGTAATCTGAATCGATTAAAGCAAAAACGCCGTATGAATCAACTGCTGGGTCGACTCTTGTGTTAATATATGCAGAGTCGATTGCTGTCGTGATTAATGATATAGTCGAGACCGAATCAATACCAACATCGCCGACCCTGGTTGTGACATAGTCAGAGTCAACCAGGGAGAATATATCACCAGAATCCAAACCATATTTTATGAGAGTGTTTATTTTCGGCGGTGGACTGCCGATGATGATTCTGTCGATCAGAGTTTGATTTGAGATAACTTTAGTCGCGGAAGAAGCGCCGACCGCAATGATGTTTGCTTGAGGTACTGCATCGGGTAGACTAATCTGGGAAGCAGAAGAACCGACAATAACTTTTTGCACTATTGTCTGTTTTGATAGAACCTTCTTAACAGTAGGATTATCAACAACAATGTTAAATACGTGTGATGTCATTACGCCGAGCGCCCAAAAATAAAAAATTCTAAGAACTATTTATAAGTTCCAAGGATCCTTTATTTTGTGACAGATGGTGTCACAAATATTTGTCCTTCCATAATACGCTCAGTGATCGTATTGGTGTCGCTGTCTACATGAGAAATTTCTACATCATAAACATACTTCCTCTTCGCTTTGAGCGAATCGGTTTGGGCGTTAGTTAACGAAAGGTTGACGATGCCGTTAGCTTCCGGAGTAACAATTTCAATAGCGAACGCAGTTTTATCTGAATCGGTTGCGCTATAACTAGGACTCAATTTTGCCGCCACAGTGAAATCGCTCAAATCTTTTGGCGTATTATCCGAATTGACTAAGTGCAATTGGACCGCTAAATCGCTTCCTTGGTCGATTGTTAAATCTTTATAATGTGCCATATTGTTCTCTTTAAATTATTTTTTGATACCAATATTTATTGTAATCCGCCACCGCCAAAACCACCACCTTCGATATCAGATAATGCTGTTGCCTGCAACGACCATTGCGTATCCACTACTCTATCCGTTTCGCCGCTTTTGCTAAAAGTTAATCTTACACTTCCATCGTTTTGTTGGTTTATTTCTCCTTCGCTAGTTCCAGAAAGGGCAGTGAGTCCGAACCATAACGCTCTCTTTCCCTTACTTCCGGATGTAACTCCTTGAGCAGAAGTAGTGATACCATCAAAATTATCATCAACGGTAGAGTGGTTTGCGACAAATGTTATTGCCCTTGCAGTCGGTGATGTCTCCCAATTGACTTGCTCGCTCAACGAATACTTAACGGTCCATCCGGCAGAAGCAATATCGTTCAACCTAAAACATTCTCGTCTATTACTATAATCTGTTCCGGTTTCTGGTATCGCAGTCATCGTACTCGTGTTGGTGGTTCCTTCGGATTTATATAAAATAGACACGGTGCTGCTATTTCCAGCACCGGTCAGAACAGTACCTGCCCCAGCGGCATATACTATAATGTCCGACCCAGATTCTTCAACCATTAAATATCCTTCGCATCTAGATGCGGCAGTAGTACCACCAGTAGATACAATACTGCTCATGGAAACTGTATATGGGTTTGTTGAATGGAGCGGATAAACATCCATAGTAGAAGTCACCGGATCCGACGCCGTCGAACTGGTATCGTTAATGACAACAGTATCGGATACGCTTCCAGTTGCTGTAGAATTACTATCTGTCGATGCTAATGTTAGGGTTACAGTTTCTGCACCTTCGGTCGTAGCATCAGCGTTTGCTGTAAACGAAACAGAACCAGTGTTGTTATTGATTGTAATTGTACCAGTTAGTGAAGACAAACTAATATCGTTTACAGAAACCCCAGTGATTGTATATCCGACCGTCACCCCATTTGAGATATTCGCAGTCGTCACCGTAAAGGTCGCGGCAGAAGAACCATCTTCATTGATCGAAGCAACGTCAAAGATTCCGCTAACATAAGTTGGTACGGCAGGTGTCGTGCTAGTATCGTTAATGACAACAGTATCGGATACGCTTCCAACGTCCAATGCTAAGGTCAACGTCTCCGCGCCTTCGGTCGTAGCATCAGCGTTTGCTGTAAATGAAACAGAACCAGTGTTGCTATTAATTGTAATTGTTCCGGTTAAAGATGGTAGACTAATATCGTTTGCTGTAATTCCTGTGCCGGAAATAGTGTAACCGAGATTCGTACCATTCGGAACATTCGCAGTCGTCACCGTAAAGGTTGCTGCAGAAGAACCATCTTCATTGATCGAAGCAACGTCGAAGGAACCTGCATATGTTGCTGATGCGGGTGTTAAACTCGTATCAGTAACTTCTATGGTAGCTGTGTCGAGAACATTGGAATAACCTGTATCTGTTGATAATGCAACTTCCAGAGTAAATGATTCGGTTCCCTCGGTTGTATTATCTTCAACAACTTCGACTGTAAAACTTTGTGAAGAAATATTGAATGGCGCGCCGCTAAAGACGGTACTGAACGATCCCGAACTTGCAGTAAAATCAGATCCTCCGGACACGATTCTCCAGATAAAAGTTTTCGCTCCGCCAGAGTTATTTTCTATGAATGAGAAGGTTTGCTGGCGATCATTAGTTTCGTTCTTTATTACAGATTCCGGCGTTAATGCATATGAAGAATAGACGACACCATACTCCGCGTTTCTAAATTCGTGTATACTAATCGTCGACGCATCTGTTGCATCGATACCCGTCCCGTGCAAGTCAGAATAGGTTGCGTTCAAAGTGAGACCGGTCGCATTGCGAATATCGGTATCGTTTAACGAAACTTCTGTCTGGTGGGTTCCTCCGACAGCAACGTGGATATCGTTAAGCGATATATCATTTATTGGTATATTAGCCATTGTATATTATATCAAAGTTTCTTGTTGATTTCGTGTATTGCTGATTGATTTCTAATACCGATGTTTTTAGCATTAGTGACCAGAGATTTTAACTCTTTGATTTCTTGTCTCAGTTTAGCGATCTCGTCAAGGTCGACCGCGGATGGCGTTTCTTGTACAGTATTAGTTACACTCGTCAATTTAGTTCCGCCCTGTTCTAGAACATCAATCCGACTTGAGAGTTTCTTCGCCTCTTCTGCGCTCGCAGATAGAACGGTCAGTTCTTTGATCGCTTCGACTAAGACCGGAATCACCCCTTCGTATTTGACGGCAAGTTTTCCGTCGGTCGGACGTTTAACCACAATGTCCGGAATGACTTTAATAACTTGTTGAGCGAGTAACCCGATGTCGTGCCGTCTAACATAATATCCATCAATCCCGCCGCGCTGGTGTATAACTTCCTCGGTCCAGTCGAAAGAAATGCCGTCGAGTTGCCTAATGACTTCGAGGGGGTTCGGTATTCTTCTAATGTTTTCTTTCATCGTTATATCAGAAGATGAATATGCAACCACGTTCGAGGCAGACCTAATCTCTCCAGATGCAACTATAGTTCCACCCGTACCCTGCGTTGTAATTGAACCAGTGATTTGAATATTACCATCACCGGTGATGTCGTTAGAATTTACATCCAATCCACCGCCTAACTGTGGTGTTGTATCCTCAACAACACTAGCGATACCGGAGCTCGTATTGCCGACCAGATCAGCGCTATTCAACCATTCGCCGTTCGAATATTTCAAAACTTGACCGTCGGACGGATTCGTGATAGTAACGTCACCGATATTTTCTAGATTGTCAATAACTGCATCGGGCACAGATGTTAAGTAATTCTGATTGGCGACCCATGTTGTTGTAGCATAAGATGCAAGATCGGTTGCTATTAGGTAATTCTGCTCGCCAACCCATGTTTCGGTCGCGTATCCGCTAGGAATACTGGTTAAGTAATTTTGCTCGCCGACCCATGTTTCGGTCGCGTATCCGCTAGGAATACTGGTTAAGTAATTTTGCTCGCCGACCCATGTTTCGGTTGCATAATCCTGATCAATTACCCAATTTTGCAAAGAATCTAATCCATCGGATAATGAGGTGAGTGCCGCGCTCGGGTCAAAATTACCAGCGTGGTAAATTACGTTTTCAGTTATGCCATCAATCGTATGTACGAATCCATTGGCGTCCGGCGTCCAAATCGCAACCTTATCCGCAACATCATTCTCTGCCTTGATATACAACCTCAGATCTTCGCTTCCTGGATTTAAAACATCAGCATAAATCCATAAACGATCTCCGCCGCCGGTATCAAAATCATTTAATCCGAACTGCACTCCATTATCAGAACCATGAGGAACCTGTATTCTACGATCCGCCCTAAGTTTAGGAATAGCATCTTCGGTGACCAGCGACAACCCAAGACTAGCGGAATCAATATAATTTTTATCCAGGACCCATGTTTCGGTTGCTACGCTTGAATAGAAACTAGGATCATCCCCAATCGCCGCAGCAATTTCGTTTAACGTGTCTAGAGTTTCAGGTGCACCGTCAATCAGATTAGATATTTGAGTCGCTACATAAGTTTCTGTGGCAAAGGTGCTCGAGAAAACAATCTGAGATTCGGCGATGGAAAGATCACTTTGAAACTGGGTTATATCCGCCGCTAAGAGCCCCGTAGTGTTCCACAGGGCGGTGTTGATATCATACCTAATGAATTGCCCGTCCAGTGGAGTTTCTGCTTGGACGTCCTGCAGTTCCATCAGGAGAGGCAAATTACCGCCGAGATTAATTTCATTAATCGCCGAAACCAGATCGCTATTCGCAGAGGTTGTTAAACTAACCAAGTCACCTTGGTATGCAGCGACTTGGTTAAACTTGATTCGCCAAGAGTTGATTGTGTCTGTTAATTGTGCTGCAACTATTGCCATTACTTATTCTCGATTAATTGTAATAGAAGGGTTTTAATCTCGCTGATTTCTTCTTTTAACTCTAAGACAGTTTGATTAATTTCTTCTTGTTCTTGGAGTTTTTTGCGTTTAATCAACTTCCTCGCTCGTGCCATTTCTATTTCATGACTGTCAACATTAACATATAATCCGGTTTTATTATTCTTAACAAGTCCAGGAAACCCATCAACTTTTAAATATTCACTCATATTTTATGTCGCCAGGAATTTGATTCTCAGGTCTTTGATCATCGGAACAGCAGATGAATTGGTAGACTTCATGACGATCTTGAACTGCGCTCTGTTAAACGAAGGCAACGTACCGCCGATTCCTCCAGGCAATGCTTCTGCCTCGGAGAACGCAGAAGCAGAAGCACTATGTACTAGTCTAGATTCTGTCGCTATACTTACCCAATTCAAATCTCGAATATTCTGCCCGTCCGTTCCTGTTCTATAATAGACTTCAATATCTGCTTCTGGCGGGAGGTTGTACTTAAACAACACCTGCGCGCCGACCGCATCATTCACCAAGTCATAGACGTTGGTGATGTGCTTCGCGGCAGCAGTTCCATCCCTCGGGTCTGTCTCTGAAACTGTATCTAGGTTTGAATTATTATCGATGCAGTTTCCAACCAACGTTAATGAACAACGCTGGAGATCTACCACAGGAGACACATAATCGTTACCGCTCTTCAAGTCAACCTTAATAGTCGCCGAAGAATTACCAGACATGTATGCAGTTTCGTTTGTTCCGTTTGCTATAATTCTCGGATTGGCGTATGTGTTATTCTCGTTAGACGAAATCCTGCTGAAGAACGTGTCTTGTACATATTTGGTTTCTGACCCAGATATAGATTTACCTGTGGATAATTTACTCGAAACGACAACAGATGTTGAGTTCGGAATAATATTATCAGATTTGACATTCAGAACATCAAACTGGATATTTCTTCCTGCGACAACTTTCGTGCCGCCCACATAAGAACTAAGGGTAGCGCTGGTCCCGACATTAAACGAATATCCATCAATACCTGCCGCTGTAATAGTATGGTTACCATTTAACGCTGAACCTATGATACCGGCATAAGTTGTTGTGGGCGTTAACCCTGAAATAATCGCCTGTTCGCCGACATCCAAACCGTGACACATGTGTTTCACAGTCACCACATCACTGCCGTTCGTTGTTTTAATTGGGTTTTCTTTAAGGAGTTTTCCTGGAACACTAGCGTTATTCAGCAATAAACTTCCGTTGGTTTTGAAACTTGCTCTTGACGTCGAGAACATTAAGTTCATCGCGCCCGAAGGATTCCAAGTAGTGCCAACCTGCGGCATAAAAAATTGACCAGTCGTTTCTTGTGAAGCAACTTTCTTTGACGTCGAACCGAGAACATAGTCTTTAACGTCACCAACATATATCTTATAATCTGATGAAGGCGAACTGACAACTAATGCATATTCCGTCCAAGGACTCAGGTATATCGGTTCTTCGAATACAAAGGAAGTTGGACTCGAGGCGACAGTCGCGAGCAAAGTTGAAGACGTTTCAACAACAACATTAACGTCAGCGCTGTTAACCACAACTGATGATCCTGGTACAGCAATTTCTGTTGAAGGCGCGCCGTTAATAATTGGTCGAAGTTTCAACATTACGGGAAGATAATCATCCTTCGCGCTGAAGAATAAATCGATCTTCGTTAAGACCACACCGAACTGATTGTCCACATAAAAACTTTGTGCCATTGGGTTTTCAGATACCGATACCGCGTCAGTCGACGTTAATGACAATTGATTCGTATCAGTGTTAACATAGTCGGAAAGAATCGCTGACATGTTTGCTGCATACGTGCTCGGGTTAACACCCGCGACTGCCTGTTGGTTTTCGCCAATTAAATGTGGTTGTTCCAACATAATATCAGCAGGGTCAATTCCGTCAAGATAGTTTCTTATATCTCTACCTCTGTATGAAATCGGCATTGATGTATTGCTATACACTGCGGACACTGGTTCAACATCGCGAGTTGAAGTTACATTTTGTTGATTATTATCAAACACACCTGCCGTAGTGTAATGCGCAACCGCTTTACTTCCCGCAGCATTATAATCGTTTGTCGTGATATCTAATAGTTTGAATTCTTTTCTACCCGCGCGGAAACGATTAGTCGTCGTAGATGGAATAAAGAAGGAACCAATTATCTCGCCCTTTTGATCAGAGACCAAAGGAGTAGAACCATCAGGATGACTCACAATACCGAGATCAGCATAAGTTCCGCCAAGGTCATCGTTTGTTTCTGATACTCGTACAAAGGTAGATTCTTCACGGCACCAATCGTCAAAACGTTTGCCGTCAAAGAAAGGAATAAATCTAGTGTTGGGTTTCAACCCAGAAACTTTAAAGAAGACTTTCTTTGAACGAATCCAAGGGACTAAAGCGACATCAACATAATTGTTGCCGTATCGCGTGCGAATAGTTTCTGAAAAGAATACGCGATTAACATGCCCTGCAGAAGAATGCCTGTCGCTGGGTTTTGCCGCAGATGACGTGTAAGTATCTTTCGCAGGTAAACCTGCTCGCGCGCCAACGCCGTTTTGATTCCTAGGGTAAACTGATTCTGCGGGTTGGTGTAAATCTTCTCCACTTCTTCCCGACCAGTTCCATTCCCACTCGTTCCAGAGCAATGCTTCATTTGTATCGAAACGTGTTGCTCCATCAATAGCATGATTGGACCCGACTCCCGTCTGCTTCCAATCATCTGAGGCAGGAGAAAGAGTCAACTCGCCCACATATGCATGACTGTTGAATGGGTTGACCGCAATTGATTTTGATGCGAGTGTGTTAAATTTCCATGACGCAGAGTCATACGACAAATACACATTATCGCCCCGTACCACAACACCGCTCGACGAACCATTATCGATAACTAACCTGATGTTGTCTTCGTCGAATCCAGGACGTAGAGTTTTGCTTTCGGGATCGATCGCTCCGGAGTATTCTTTCGAACCAGTATCAGAACCAATTTGATCGCTAAAATCATCAACCACAAATCCAGACTCTAATCTTAACTCTCCGTCTGAATCAAACAATTGAGATAGTTTACTTTCCATTTCTAGAAAACTTAACGAGGTAGATTGTTCTAGTTTATCGACTTTGTTTTCTAGATCTCGAATATCCGCCATCGTATATCGTCGATGATCAACTTGAGTGACGCTGATGTCTTTAGCGTCGAACGTATTTGCATTAAGAACAACTTTGTACAATGTCAAAGCATTCTCGGGAGTTGCTTTGAATTTAGGATGTTCATCTTGCTCACCCATCAGTAACGAGAGTTCACCGTTCTGATCAATCAGCACTTTATCCGCTCTTGGTAAATAGTATTCAACATCCGCAGTTAAGTTATTGGTGTTAGGCGGCAACTCTTTAGTGTTAACAAACGTTCCGTCAGCATTTTTGTCTGGGCGAAAATCAATTACATTCCGCAGAGAAACTTTCGTGCCGTCTGTTTGTGTGTAAGTTGGAATATCTTTATAATCAATACCGCTGAAAGATTGCGAAGAATAAAAATTACCGGAAGACGTTCTTGTAAAATATTTAAACTTAACAAAAATCGAAGTCGTCGGAGCGTCAGTCTCTTTTAGGATTAACCGCCCTTGCTCGTAGTAGTTATCTCGCTGTCCGTCGTCTAACGCAAACATAGGAGATAGATCTTCGCCGCTAATATCGACAGCTGTAATTTGACTAACCGAGTAAATGTCGAAGAGACCGAGGTCGACATACCGCGTACCGTCCGAACCAGTCGTTAATGAATACGTTTGCTGATGTTCGACTAAATTCTTCATCGCAACCGCGCCGCTTGAATTGTTCACTACGGCATAGATTGTATAATTGATGTTTAAACTTAATCCTGATATTTGAGCAGTTCGATTGTTGTTCGAAAGCGTAACCGTCAATGCTTGTCGCGTTGTCGAATCACGGGCAGCGATCCAAGAAGATGTGTCTGTAAAAGATTCTGTTCCACTAACAGAAATCGTTGCAGTGCCCGATGAATTTGTTAGAGATACGAACGCGCGTTGGGTGTTAATACTGATTGAAGTAATCGATCCTGGTCTTGGTCTTGGCAATGAGAACAATAAATTGTCGTTCGCAGCATCTTGCATTTTCAGACCCTGTGCGGATGAAGCAACCACAGTAAAATATTTACCTGTGTCTCCGACGCTGCGGATATCTCGTAATTGACCTGTGGTCATAACAACATCAAGAAGATATACTTTTAAATTCGCCCCATGCGTCTCGACCGATTTGATCTTTGCTGTGCCGGCGGCACCGGTAGCATTTGATGATGTGTATAAATTAACAGAACTGAATAACGATGGTAAACCTTGATTGCCGTCGGCGATTAGATAATTTCCATAATCAACATTAATTGAATTGTTTTGTACTGTTTGAGTTTTGGTTGGTTTCGGAAACACTAACCGAGTCGACGATGGCGTGTGCGCTCTATGACCTTTAACATATGCAGTACCAGCAGATACCACTAAATCTAATTTAGATGCATCTGTGTTATCTTCCATATGCATAAAGAACGGTTCTGAAATATAATTACCAGATTCTTCAAACGTTCTTTGTGCGAGAAGATTTTTGATTTGATTATAACCTTCGAAAGAAGATACAGTATCGACAATGATATTATTCTCAACTGACGCAACCTTGATGAAGGTTTCATCTGATTGCACGTCTGATTCTTCAACCAAGACTAAGTTGATTCTGTATCGATCTGCGCCAGGAGATGAAGTGTTCGGGTTATCGCCAGCATTATCGTACAAAGTAGAATCGTCGTCGACAGTTACAATATCCTGTACTACTTTATATCCAACTGAAGCATTGATACCGCTGCTTGTATATTTGCTCAAGAAAATACTTTGTTTACTAGCATGGACAAAATGACCGACCGCAAAAAAGTCACCCTCGTCGATGGTAAATTCTGTTCCGCTTCCGACTTCAGAGACGGTCATTGACCAACCGCCGCCGACTAAGATCTCTCCAGGAATAAATTCTGTGGTGGTTGCGCCCGTATTTTCAGTACCCTGTGAAATGTATTGGACATAAACTGTATTTGGATCAGAGTTCGCTGCAGAAACAGCAAGGATTATCTTCGCCTCAATTCCCGCAGCACTGCCCGTGACTGTTAATCCAGCGGGTATTGCCGAAAAAGAAGTTTGACCAGATGGCGCCGAGAAAGCAGAAATTTTAGCAAACCGTTTCTTCGAGTTAATGTGGGTCGAACCGGCATTAACCGCAGCGCCGCCTTTAAAGACGTTCTCGCCGAGTCTTTGCATTTCTTTTTGAAGGATAGTTTGAAGTTGCGTTAATTCTCTTGCTTGCAGCGCTTTGCCGCTCCTGAAAAGAATTTTATGAAATCCTTTTTCTTCGTCCCAATCATCCTTATAGGTTGTTGAGAGAGTATTCTTATTGTACGTCGTTGGCATATGTCACCTTACAGTTTAATTACAACTTTAACATCTTCAGTTTGATTTGGATCTCTAGTCACTGCCGCGATGTTGTTAATATAAATCATGTCACCAGAATATATATCAATATCTGGAGCAATGATTCCACCGGCCGGAAGCAATGTTCCTGACCCAGATCCCGCCCCCTCTTCTGCAGATATTGTTTCCCCTGCGTTAAAAGGCGTGAAACCTGTTGTTTGATTTTGATAGATCCACGCCATAGTATCATAATGAACCAAGTATGCTTTAGCGCCGGAAGTTTGCCCGACGATTACGCGGTCGCTCAAGAAATCATTGGTTACACTAGCAAATTGTAATTTCTGCATGGCATTACCAGATTGATCGGTAAAATTCGCACCAAGAACTGAATTGTATTCTTTGGGGTTTTTAATTAATGCGACTTGTCTAAAATCATTTTCGGAAAGTATCGTACCGTTTTCTGTGTTTTCAAAATCCGAGTGAAACATCAACGCGTCGCATCGTAATGATTTAGTCGGGTCTGCTGAAACTCCAGCAGACGGTCCAAGAACAGCACGAACAGAAGCGCCGGATCCATTTCCAATGACCGTAACTTTAGAATTTTTATAACCCGAACCATTTAAAACATTACCCGCACCGTCTAAATCTAATTTAACATGCGTAATTACACCGCCAGATAAATTTGCAGTAGCGCTCGCGCCGATGCCGCCCTCGGTAAAAACCAAATTAACGGTTCCGCTGTAACCCGATCCACCATCCAACACTTCAACACCGAGAATCGCGCCGGAGACTGCATCATCTTGTAATCTTTTTTGTTCTATTTCCACAGCAGATATTGCCGCATCATCGCTAGCGATGTGTTGAACGGGAATAAAATTACTCGTCATGAAACTGTTAGCATCTCCTGGTCCGACTTGATACATGTATTGCCAAACATATCCGTCTGATGTGCTGAACGGTTGCGATTCAACACCCGTGGGTTTAACAGTAGAAGGAATGGCGCCGCCAACCGTGTTTTTCGCTTGTTCTAAACACGCGTAGACTCGAAGGTTGTCGTTCATGACATAATAAGGGTTCGCAGAAACATTGATTTCGCTCAACTGGTCGCTGTATGCGTAATACGTTGTTTCCGAAGTCCAGTTAACGCGGGGAATGACCAGCGATGAACCGAAAACTTTTTTATATGACATCAATGAATGTCGAGTCGTCTGTACAAAACTAAAAGCAGCAATATCGCTGTCTGCTGTTACTGGGGGAGTATCGGTAGCATTCCAAACATCAGAACGCCCGATCGCAAGATAATAATTATCCTGTCCGTCCAGAACATTCGTTTTTAACGATTGGAGAAGGTTGCTTTTGAATGAATAAGTAACTGTCGCGGTCATTATTACGTTCTCTTTAAATGATATTGATTGTATTTCCCATCGCGGGATGATTTGTACATTGATAATAGAGTGTCGATGGGGCAGACATTGTCGGGGTAAAAATAACGGTTCCTGTATCATCAGCGTTGTTCGAAACGCCGGTATTGTATGCTGCGCCGCCGTTCGACGATCGTATTTCTAATGGATGCCCGCTCGCGTTGACGATAAAATTATAAGTGCGCCCTCTTTGCAAATACAATACCGGATTGTTTTCGTTTGTTATGAAAAGACGAGTATCCGCTTGGAAAGTATATGCAGATGCGCCGCCCGCAGTTATATTAAAACTGGACTCGAGCGCGCTATAAACTTCATCAAAGTTGTTATTAACTTTAACTGCGCCAGACCGTAGCGTATCGCCGGTTCCATCATTTGCCGAAACACCGACATCGATTAATTGTTTTGCCATTATTTTTGACCCATTATCAAAATTTATTTATATCGCTATTCGGTGACCACACCAGAAACAGCGCTCAGACTTGCGTCGAAATTTAATATGCTATTTTTGCTCGGAACAATTGCGCTTTCGTTATCAGGCATGACGCTGATATAAATGCTGTTTGTTCCGGAGACATAACCTTGCGGCAAGAACCCGACGAGTTTAACTGTTCCTGTGCTCGGTACAACCTCCCCGACGTTGTCAACCATGACGATATCATTCGCCACATCAATGACCTGTAAAATATCGCTATTTACTTTGTTCTTGATAACGCAGTTTTTGTTGCCATATAAGAAAATAGTTGAAGTGACTGTGGTATTTGCATTGAGGTCGCTAATAGCATCAGGATATACCAAGGTATAATCTTTCGCTACACCAGCAATGAACTTCAACTGCTGGTTCATCTTAATTGTTGCTCTGGAGGAAAGAATCGCGGCGTTGTTTTCGTCGATGTAAGTTAACAGGTTCGATCTTCGGAATGCGATACCGAAATTACCGATTGAATTATCGGTAAAGAAATTCCCGATGGCAGTCTTGACTTCAGTTTCAAGCGTAGAAGGCGAACCAGATAGTGCACCTTCGTTATATTGGAACACGCAAGAAATTTCTATATTGGTAACTGAAGGTTCGACAAACTTAACACCGAAAGAAAGAATGCCGAGTTGATTCGACAGCGTTATGATATTTGCTTCGAGTTCGCTTACTCTTGTCTCATAGTCCGACGAAGACGCGTCAAAGGTATCGACAAAAGAAATATAAACGTTACCGAAATCTGGATTATCGTTGTCTTCACCGCCCCAGCATTCCACTGATGAAATTAATGCGGGGAATTCTCTTTTAATCAGAGAAGCATAGTCTGAAGAAGTAACCATTCTGTTTTGAGTTGAATATTGAAACGGCGCGTTTTTTCTAATTGATTCGATTGATTCTTTATCTTTACCGCCATATGATGCATTACTTGTAGCGACTAACGTTGATGTGAAAGAACCCGATGGATACTCAACTGGGGATACTGGCGTATCAGAAATGAATACACTCGCGCCATTGCCGTCACTTCCGGCAACGGAAAAATACTCGACCACAACTTTATTTCCGGCGGATGGAACATCGCCCAACGTTCCGCCGTTCCCGAAAGATAGTTCGAAGTGCCCGTTGGGCGCTTCTTTAAGAATATAGATTCTCGATGTAACGTTCAAATCAGAAGATAATTTGATGTTAGTGTAACGAACGAAGTTATTAGATGTCGGAGAATCAAAAACCTTTATACTGACGCTATCCATATCAACGCTTTCATCTGGGATAACATAGACGCTATTCGTTTCGCCAAAACCGACATTAAACGTTTTGGTTTTTAATTCGCCTTCGTAAAATGTTAGATTTTCCCAAGTGTAATTGCCAGAAACCGAAGCATTAGAAACAGCAGACGACCTTGTTCTGAATGTATAGATCTTCTCTTCGAGAGTGGAGGTGATAGAAAATCCTGCAGGCAAGGTATAAGTCGATGGTGCTCCGACCCTGCCATCGTTGATAGATATGTTCGCATTGAATTTTGCGGAAGATTTAGTTCCAGGAATATACCCAACATTCGTCGCAAGGCCGACTAGAGAAGAACGTAATTGAGCAGTCGAAATGTATGATTCGTTAAGCGCGAAATTTGCAGTTAATGCGTTGAAGTGTGTATTATACGCGAGAACATCTAACAAGTTAGACAGTCCCGATGCTTCAAAATTATAATCCGCAAATTCTTCTTTATTGAGAAACTGCTTTAGATTGTTTTTAATTGATGTGAAATCTAAACCAGTAGTATTAATCGTTGTCGCCATTATTATCTTAACCTCGATACTGTCGTTTCAAATGTCACAGACTCTGACATTCCCAAAATAGAAAATTGAATTGAAACCGAAATTGCATTTAACTCGGGTCGGGCGTTGACTTCTATATCTAGAACCTTCGCGCGCGGTTCGTGTTTCTCAATTGCTCTTATAATGTTTTGTTTTATTTCGGACTCTGCGGTCTCCCCGCCTGATAACTCAAAAAGAAAATCGTTCAGGTTCGCTCCGAAAGAAGCATTGAACGGGCGCTCTAAGTTATTAGTTAGAAGTAAATTTTTGATCGCTTGTTTGACTGCCGCAGCGTCTTTCTTCTTATATATGTCCCCAGTGTTCGTATTTTTAGCGAACGTGAGGTCAATATCTTTATAGGTGCGAGTTATTGACGTCTGCAAACTGACTGTCTGTAAGTCTTCATCTTCATTCGCTAATATTTTTATTGTTGACATAATTCAAAGAACAATTGATTTAAAGTTATTTATACTACTATGCAGGAAGAATTTCAATCAATTCGTTTTTTGATTGTAGTTTTCCATTATAGGTTGTTTCTATTTTCTGTTTAAAGGAAATGTCGAATGATGCTGGAACTGTCGGCATTGCAAGAACAACCTGACATGAAAGTTTATTGCTAGGATCGAACGTATCATAGTCCAAAACCAGTTTATCAAATTTAAGATAATCTTTCCAATAAACCGCAAGGTCGAACGATTTACGCAAGTCGATTACGCCTTTCTTGTCAATCAACTGGTAGACTACTGCTCTTCCGGTTTTCTTTAAATCGTTAATCGAATTCGGAGTGACCGTTTCTTTTAGCGTTGGTCGGTAAACTCCCTCGGCAACAATTAGGCGATGGGAACTGAAATTATTGTTCTTATTGACCATTAACATCGCTTCAGCATGAAGATATAGTTGTCGTGCTACTTGGGCGCGGTCCACTTCTATCTGTTCGAATTGCGTACGAGTTCCGGCACTTCCCAAGAATTTAGCGCAAGTGATGCCTGGACCGAGTTTAGTCGACGACGAAATTGCGCTTTGGTGATTCGGATTATACTTCGGATCAACTAGATAAATCATTGTATCTTAAACCTCTTGCTCTTCTTATCTAATGGATTGTTCCCGATAATTTGCTGTCCGATCTTGCTGTTGCCGTATTGACCTTCAACCCTGCCAATGTTCTTAGGCGCAGTGTTGCTGAATTGAGAAGAGAGTTTACCTTCCGACACAAGATTAGATGTGAACTTAGAATTCTTCAAATTCGCAGGATCTCTAAGTTTAGATCTGATCTCGTGAATCGTGGGATCGCGATCGAACAAATCTTGATAATCGTCAGTCTTTAGAATCTTAGATATTAATGAATTAGGATCATCGATTGTCGTATCTATTTGTACATTCCTAATCGCATAATTGCTAATAGAAAGGTGGGGGATTACCAACGCAGCGCTGGGCATCGGGGCAGTGGTTGGGATTGTAGCGAACGGCATCACGGTCGGATAAGATCCTGGAGACCCAGACGGTCCGTCTGGAGCGCTTTTTGCAGCATCTGCTTGTTTTGCCCAACCCGCTTTGTTAGCAAAATCACTAGTGATCGCTTCTTGCGCTTTCCCGATCAAGGTGCCGTAGAACGTTGTGCCTCCTGCTCCAGACCCCCCAGGAGGTCCAGCAAACGCTTTGCCGTAATGGTCGACTAATTGCCCGCCGATAGTTCCTTTAGCGCCCATGACGCTAATATTCATTCCAGAAATATTTGTAGTTTGCGAAGATGCTGCCCACTCGAGCGCTGCCGTAGTAACCAACGAACCGCCTGATGTAAACTCAACGTTCCCTTCAACAAAATTCTTTTGATCGCCTTTGACCAACAGGTTGTTCTCGCCTAGTATGGTATCGGTATTGGTTCCGACTACTTGACTGCCGCGCGAACCTTTAATAACATAATTCTGATTCCCATCAACATTTTTTATATGGTTGTGGTTAATGGTTTCGGTTTTATTACCTGCAGTCGTGACATTAATATTACCACCGACTTCTAAGTTATAATCTCCAGTGACTTTCACTGTCAAATTACCTTTATAGATTAAGTTTCCCTCGCCCTCAACAATAACAGTATGATCGTCGCCAGTTACTTCAACCTTCTTATCGACCGACGAAAACAAAACACTGCCGTCGGCGCGAAGTTCAATACCCGATCCGGACTTGTGTTTAATTAACACTCGCTCGCCGCCAGGAGTATCGTCCACCAACCACACATGACCTGCTGGCGTTTCAGAAACTTGACTGTGGGGGTACTGGGACGGGTTCTGTTCAGTTGTAATTGTTTCTACTGCAGTATCGCCCCCGAAAGATTTCAGGTTATGTACGGTTTCGCCTTTAGCAGATTTATTGATCGAGTTCCCGAAGAAATATCCTTGACGAGGATACTCACCAGACGCGTCAATAAATCCATCAGCGGCGATACCTTCACTGTTCTCTCTCGCTTCGCCGATCGTTGCGAGGCGGTTCTTTAAATTATCTGTTTCGGTTGTCATAATTTGGTCGAATTAATTTCCGCTGGAGTGAAAGGTTTTTGAGATGTAGTGTTTTTAAACAACGATGGTTTGCCGAACATGTCGAGGCAATAATCCCTGACGTCAAATCCAGGATCTAATTCATCATCATCGATATCATTATGCCCGATAACTTGACCTCCAGGATATGCTGAGTAGAACGCTCTGCAAAACGTTTCGAACGAATTCATTTGAACTCTCGTTAACGAAGAAGATGATAAAAATGCTTGCGGGTTATCAGTTCCAGAAGCGCAATTAAACCCACCGACGAAAGCAATTCCAATACTATATGTATCGTGGTCATTGACTGCCGCATGTTGCCCGACGACATTGAGGTTCCTTCCCCGTTGTATAGAACCGTCTCTTCGAATGATATAGTGATAACCTATCTCGCTCTGCCCGAGTGCAATTTGTTGTTCGTTAATTTCTGAAGATCCAATATCTTTGTTGGTAAACGTTTCCGTCCAATGGACAACGACCTCAGTTATGTCTCGCGTCACTTGCCTCAGATCTGCTTCTAATTCTTCAACAGTTGTGATATATGAGTAGACTTTCTTGTTATTTTCGTCAAAAGTATCTTTACCAATTTCCAATGGGTCTATGAAGACGGACTGCGAAGCGTCCACTATGGTCGATCCTGCGATCGTAGTATTCAGTCTCTCGAGAATTGATTTGATTGCTTGCGGAGAACTACCAGACTTCTTAGATACGATTTCAACTGCAGCGTCTAATGACCTCTGATCGTCTTGCGATAATGTAATTGCGTCATTAATATCAGAGTCTGATAATCCAGGGGCGATTTGTTTAATTTGGTTTGTTGCCTGTTTCGAGAGGTTTTCGCCGAACCCTTGTAGCAATCCGGATTTTGAATTGGAAATACTTGCGTCAACGCCCTTAGTGTAGTTGTCGGTTTTGATAGAAAGTTCGTTAATGTTTTGCGGTAGGTTTTCCACAGAATTGTTTACAATATCTCCCGATTTACCAGTTATGCCCGCGAGAGTTGTTTCGAGTTTAGTTTGGTCTACTTCGATGCCCTTTGTTATTGAAGACTGGACGGAGGTTACTGAGTTGGATACATCCGTAACCATATCGTCGATGTTTACAGAAATATTATTCGCTCCTGAAGGTGGCGCAGCAAACGAAGAAGAAACATCTGTCATTGCCGCGTTTGCGGTTTCTGCTAATTGGTTGACCACATCAACGCTGGCGAAACTGCCGACTTTGCCGGCAAGTCCAGTTAATGTACTTTTCACACCTGCAGGACTAGCGTTGGCAACTACATTCTGTACGAACCCAGATTTGACTCCTAACCCAGTGATTAAACTCAATGCCGCAGCGAGAGTGCTATTAGTATCCGAAATCAAACTTTCGCTGATGATTCTTACATGCCCGTCGGAATCTGGATCAGACCATTCGACAGAAACTTTACTACCGAAAGAACCTGTAAAAGATTCAATTGTTTCATCGATAGAATTTTTTAGACTCTCAACACCGTCCGTAACCAAACCTTCGACGCTTGCCGTTTGCAGTTTCTGATCCGCTGATGTTGCTTTACTCGTTAAACTCTTAATGCCGCCGTTCACTTCTTGGGCAGTATTGCCAACCAACGTTTCTACTGAATTAGTTAGATCCGTTTGCGTCTTATCTGCTTGCGCTTCCACAAAAGAAGGCGACTGGACTTTATTCTTGAGGTTGCGAACTTCTTCTTTAAATGTAGTTTTATCAATAGGCATAATTAATTCGCCAAGGTTTCCTCATAAGCGATTTCGGCAATATCATTCGCATCTTTATAGTTCGACGCTTTCAGATAATATTTAGCGAACGCTTCCGACGCTTCCTCGATGGTTTCGGCGGACGTTAGTTTATAGTTCGCCTTTCGTTTTTTGTTTCTTAACTCGTGCAACACAAATTGGAGTTGAACCGAAAATCGTTTCCAATCATCTTTAATATTGTACATAGAAGCAAAATTTAACAGGTCTAGAAACCGCTTACCCGAACCGTCCTTTGACCATGCACCGATACCCTGCAACGTCGAATCGTTCGAATATAGAATAAACCTCGAAACCAATTGCAACCCAGCAGCGATACTTGCTGCTTGAATAACAGTATAACCGTTCTCTATGAAAAATTTAACTGTTTGACTTCTTCTTTTATTGACCGGCGCTTCTCGTGTAGTATCATCGTCAATATCAGGCAACACCATGTTAATAATTTTTTCTTGGTTGTGTTTGTAATTCTCAAGCGTGTTTTGAGTTTTTGTTTGCGTAGAGGTGGGCAACTCGACTCTTGGTGTTGAACCAATAATAAGAGGGATTTGCGATGAACGACCATCAATAAAAATACCGAATACCATACTGCCAGGAAGCAATTGTGGAATTCTACCGATACCGGAAATGCCGCCTTCAGTGTTCGGCATCAAGACCTGCGCCCATGGTAAATCTTTCTCTGGGACTTCTCCCGTGTACAAGTTATGAATGCCGTTAATTCGCACTTTAACACGACCTTCAAATCCTGCCGGAGGAGTCGTATTAATTAGGGTGCCGACAAACCAACGAGTTTCATCACCATAAAAAGTTTTTTTAATTGAAAACATTATAACACCAAACTCTTATTATTTTTGCTGATGCGCGATACATCGAGAGAAACAATATGCTGCGTATCTCTAAACGTATGCCGTGTTGCGAAAATCAAATAATCCCCAGACTTCTCAGGATCTAACGGCGATTCGACATTATTCTCCGCGTTGCTAGTTGTAAAATGAATACGAACCATATCTCCAACTGTCGCCTTCACCAGCATGAACATAGTGCCACTAACAGAAATACTCATCATGTTTTTATACAATGCTGACTTGATTGTTTTATTTTTTACATTCAACGCGAACGTTGACGCGTCGGGTTCATCATGATAACTCTTAAATTCGCCATATGTTCCGCTCGATGAAACTTGGTGGAAATAAACCGCATTGAATGCATCACTGGCGCTGCTGTTAAATTGTTGTTGTTCGTCGTACAATAATTGCTCAGACTCTTTGCTGATCGTACCATTATCTTTTAAAGCTTCGATGACGTGCTTTGATGATACGTGCGAACGATACGATAACCCTGTTCCTATATCAGTGTTTGTATAAAAAGAACCAACACATCCATCATCAATAAAATCTAATGAGTTGTGATTTGATGTTAAACTGTACGCAAGGATTTGACTGGCCCGGAAAGACTCGTCCAACTCGGTTGCCGTTTGAGTTGCTGCCTGAGAATGAATGAACGGCAGTTTTTCGTTAAACGGTTTTTGTTTCAACATTTTTTCTAAGTCGCCGAGTCTGACCCTTTTGTCATGTATTGATGAATATAAGAACAACGGCGACCCCGTTGAAGAGCACGCCTTCTCTAAGATCCAGGCGCATGCTTCGATAGGGGTCATATATGGAACGATAAGTTTTCGTTGAGCGAGGTTTTTGGTATTGTCCGAAAGGTACGACGCATCAACATCGAGTTTTAATTTGGTGTTAATTATCTTTGTAATGATATTCGGAAAGTTGTCTGTATATGAACGACTAAATGGTATCAGGGCATTGAAGTAATTATGCACTTCGACCAACTGAAACATCAAAGTTTCTGCCGCATCATTAGACTTAACGCTCTTAATCATATTTGATATGATGAACTTTTTCTCGACTAATCTATCTTCGTCTTCTACCGCCGAAGATAAAACTATATTCAAATATTCAGTCCCTTTAAACTGCAGTGATTCGAAAAGTCCAAGGTTGTCTACCATAACCAAAGTCCCAGTCAGGTATGGTTTTTCTATTGATTCAAAAATTGTCAACTCATAAATTAACTGAGAAACATCAAGTTTCAAATCATCAAACCGATCCGCAGTGATGACTGCTTCGGATATTTTAAATTGTTGATCAAGACTAGGCATATTAATTTCTTACAAGGCGAGCGAACTCTTGCACTATTTTTCTAACAGAATTTGGTTTTATGATACGAATAGTTTTGACCGATTCGTTCTGCCCTTCGAAGTATTCTTGGTTTGTAACTGCGTTAGCACCGGCGAGCGAGGTTGATAAATCGAACGGGTCGATGTCGATACGCTCTCCGCTGTTGTTTGTGTAATGATGCGGTGCGTTATGTTCAACTACATTATTATAGAACCCTGATCCGTATATGGAAGAATAAGTGTATCTAATGTAACTAGGGTTGTAAGGATATAAACCGTTGTCGAAATACATCGTATCAATGTTGGTCATTGAAGATTTGTTACCAGATAAAGATGATACATATTTCAAGACGACTTTCCCGATGTCTAGATTTAAATGTACGACAGAAGCAATCGTATCGTTGTTAATAATTACTTGCTGCCCCGTTGATAACCGTTTGCCGAGAACAGTCGAACTCGTGAAGAGATCTTTGACTCTGTGGGTTCCGTCTATTTGTACTGAATAATTAGGATAAATCACTTTCGCCTTTTCTTCAACGTCTTGTCGAGTCAAAGGCCAACCGCATTCACGCAAACTGGGATTGGACAAGAAAAACGTCCAATAATATTCTGTGCTACCATACAACTGATATGACAGCGTGTCTGGTCTATCGCCGTCCTTTATCACATGATTACTATAGAACGAAACGTCATCGACGAGTTGATCGATTAAGTCAACATAAACCCCCATATTTTCGATGTAGTTGAAAGTTTTTTCGTTTCCGAAATAATACGGAACCAGGGGAAAATTATTAAAATACGCCATTAGTATCCTTCCACAATTAATTCGCGCGTCAGTGCGCGAGATTCTGTAAAGTTTAGAGACATCTGGATATCGGTAAAGTTACCGTCCGGATGGAACCCAGCATTTTCAGAGTTATACACGACGCTCACGGTTCTAAGGTAACAATCTAAAAACTTAGTGGCGATTTCCTTTCCATCATACTCAAACCGAACTTCAAACATGTTTGGAATTTTATAACCCAAAGAAATAGGAACGTTGTCTGCGGCGGATATCGTTCCAGGGTAAAGTTCTGTCCTGAAGAATTTAATTATGTTTTTTATTTCTTCTGCTTCTTCTTTAGATTTACCAATCATTCGGAAAGTAAACGGCAGTTCCCTTAGCGGTACAGACTCGAACATCGCCCTTGTGTTTGGGTTGATTACGGTTCTTGTGTTTAGGGCGACCGCGCCGCCAATCTGATCGCCGAACTTACTTGAAGTTCTACTCAATGCAAGTCGCGCGAGCGGGGTATCGAAACTTTTTGTAGAAAAACTTTCCGCGAATGATTGGACGCCGTCGGTCATCGATTTAACTGCAGCGCCAGCAATGCTCGCGCCGCTTTGCATTCCACCCTCAAGGGTTGCGCCGAGCGTTCCGAGGTCTAAGTTGCTATACTGAACTGCGTCAGTGATACTAATATTTTCCGGTAGGTACAGTTCAACTTTCGATCCGTAGTTCTTCGACCTTTCTACACCAGAAACATCGGTTTGACTTTCATCTGATCCGCTGTTCTTATTCGCCACGTCAGACGACGCTGGTTCAGATGTTTCGCCGTCCTGCGATTGGAGATACTTTCCAACTTGTTTTGATTGTCTAGCGATAATTGCTGTCGATATTGGTTCGACTTTTACCAAGCGAAAAATAACTCTTCCTTTATAGTTGTCTTGGTCGACTAGAGGGTATGTGTAGTTTGGCATTCCAATCTCAATAAATAAGTTTACATGGATTATTTATAGCGAAATATGTGAAAACTTATAAGGGAAAATATAAACCGAAGAATCCTGACAAATATAAAGGCGACCCAACCGGCGTTGTCTATCGTTCGGGGTGGGAGAGGTCAGTAATGCTCCATTTCGATAACTCATCTGATGTTGTGTCATGGTCAAGCGAAGAAGTGGTCGTTCCGTATATTTATGACGTCGACAAAACCAGACACCGATATTTCGTCGACTTCTTAGTCACTTACAAAAACGGAACCACGCTTCTAATCGAAGTCAAACCCAATAAAGAAACCACCCCACCGAAGAAAGTCAATACTCGGAACAAGAAATATATGACCGAAGCATTGACTTATGTTCGAAACATGAACAAGTGGGAAGCAGCGATTGAGTATTGTAAAGACCGAGGATGGAAGTTTGAGATATGGACCGAAGTAGAACTACGAAACATGGGCATACTTCCCAAACCGTTAAAAAAGTTGAAACCGCTTCCAGCGTATTCTAAAAAACCTAGAACTCCTAGAAAAAAGTTATAAATAATCCATAAGACATTCCGGTTATTAATATGAGCAACCTATTCGCCAGATACGAAAGAGAAGCATTTCGCGCTGGGATTCAACCCAGAACAAAAGAGTCTAGAGAATGGTTTAGAAATAAACTCAAAACGGTTCGGCGGGTTGACCGTAACAAACTGATGAAAGAAGCGGAATTGGTCAAAACCGATCAAAGTATCGCAGGGCACATGTACATGTTTTCCTATGACCCAAAAACCAAAGACACGTTGCCGTATTACGATAAATTTCCTTTGGTAATTGTAGTCGGTCCCGCGAAAGGAGGGTTCTATGGGATCAATCTCCACTATCTTCCTCCCGCACTAAGAGCGAAGTTTCTTGATGGATTGTTGGACATCACTAACAATAAAAGATACGACGAAACGACCAAATTCAGACTGTCATACAAGTTTCTTAAATCAAGTTCGAAAATGAAATACTTTGCTCCATGTTTCAAACATTATTTGACGGAACACGTCAGAGGTCAATTCGCAAAGGTATTAGCGCCAGAATATGAGATTGCGGTTTTCTTACCGACGGCAGACTGGGCGAAAAGTTCATCCGGCAAAATCTATGGCGATTCTAGGAGAATGATTTAATGTCATACAGCATCGAACAACTACAAGGGTTGATTTCCGCCAAAGAGGGATTCGCGCGATCTAATCTGTTCAGAGTAATACTTCCATCGATGTCAAGAATAACGGGAAGCGACAACGCGACTGATATTTCGTCTAACGAGTTAAACCTCTACTGCAAAAACGTTGCATTACCTGGAAAGCAAATTACAGGAGCAGTCTCAAAGATTGGTCTAATGAGTTTTAATGTGGCGAATGGTTTCGCTAACGACCCTGTGACCATGACCTTCAGGGTATTCAATCGACCCGATATATTAACATATTTCCGCGAATGGCGTGATACCATTATTACAGAAGACTATCAGGTCGGGTACTACAACGATTATGTTAAAGGAATCAAAATTCAACTGTTGAAGAAAGGGTTTGCATTTCCGCTCTTCAATAAACAACTAAACCTGAACATACCGGAATCAATTAGAAAATCATTGCCGAGTCTAGGTCCAATAAACTTTGCTCAAAATGAAATAGATATAGATTTTAAAACAGACGATCAGGTGATCTACACCTACGATTTAATTGACGCATATCCGTCTACGTTCACAAGCATCACCCTTTCGGACGACGAGCAGGATGGATTGATAGAGATAACAGTTTCTTTCGCCTTCAAGGATTTTAAAGAATCTGAAATTTAATAATGGAGATTTATAATGGCATTACCTAAACTCAACGACTCGCCGAAGTACTCGATAACGATTCCATCAACAAACAAAGAAGTATCTTTCAGACCATACTTGGTTAAAGAAGAGAAGGTCTTAATGATGGCGCTCGAGACTGAAGACCAGAAGAGCGCGTTAATGGCGATTGCAGATACTATCGAAGCATGTGTATTTGAGAAAATCGACACTCGCAAACTAACAACGTTCGACGTCGAATATATGTTCACTCAAATCCGCGCGAAATCCGCAGGAGAAACCGCTTCCATCGGAATTAAATGCAATTCGTGTTCGGCGATCAACGATGTTGTAATTAAGTTAGACGACATTAATGTTGATGTTCCGGTAACAGAAAACATCATTAATTTAACCGACGAAGTATCGATCGAACTTAGATGGCCATCATATTTCGAGATCACCGGATTCGATACAGATAAATCTCCAAGCGCGGCGGCATTCGAAATGGCGGCACTATGCATAGAAGCGATTATGCACGAAGGTGAACGAACCCTTGCAACAGATTGTAGTAACAAAGAATTAATGGAATTTATCGAATCAATGACAACAGAACAGTTTAAGTCTGTTACAGATTATATCGCACTAATGCCTCAAATGCAACACAGAGTTGATTTTGATTGTAGTAAGTGCGGTGAAGAAAACCATATCGACGTTAAAGGATTGCAGAATTTTTTTTAATTAACCTCTCTCATGATAATTTGGTTAATCATTTTAGAACCAATTTCGAATTAATGCATAGTCACAAATATTCATTGACCGAACTTGATAACATGATGCCTTGGGAGAGGGAAATTTACATAACGCTTTTGACGCAGAGAATTAAAGAAGAAAACGATTTAAGGAAACAACAAAGTGGCAGATAGTAATATCATCATTACAAGTTCAATCGAATCGTTGCGTAGAAGCAACCCCGAAGCACTTCGTCCGCAAGAATCCTCCGGAGGCGAAGCTGGCGGTGGATCTTCCTTCGATTTATCGCCGTTGGTCGAATTATCTCAACTGATGCTCGCCGAGATTAAATCTGTTAATATGAATTTCGAATTGTTTTTCGAAAAAATGGAATTAGCGCGGTTGAAATCTAGAGACTCTGGTCCAGCAGAAAGTCCGTCCGCACCCTCCGTTAATGCGCCGGAAAGTGAGAAAGATGATTCTGGGTTTCTGTTCGACGGGATTGTTGCCGGTTTCATGGCATTTAAATCAACCATCGTATCTTTTGCGTTGAGGTTTAAAAACTTCATCAAAATTATCGCAAAACCGTTTGTGATAATCACTGCGGCAGTCACAGGCATCCTTGGTTTCATTGAGGGGTTTACAGAAAATGCAGACGACACTATGGGAGAAAAGATAACCAGAGGGATAATGCGCGGCATCGAGAATATCATAGATGTTATTGTTGCTTGGCCTGCACAGTTATTAGTTGATACTGTAGCGTGGTTGTCCAGAGCTCTCGGGGCAGAAGGCATTGCTGATTACTTAGATAGGGTTGATATAAGAAAGGCATTAGCAGACATGTTCGATTATTTCGAATCATTCATTGAACCGATTGGCGCGATGATCGATTCTGTAATCGCGGTATTTCAATCCGATCAAGTTAAAGAACTCATCGAGGGAGTCAAAGGTAAAATTATCGACGGGTTCAATTCTGGAATAGAAACTCTATCCGGCATCATGAACACTATCTTCAGTGCAGTGCAGTGGTTTAGCGAAACTGACATGGAAGAAAAGGTTGAAGGAGGTCTCGGGTTATTCCGAGATGTCGTAGATGGGATTCAAAAGTGGATCGGTAATCTCGCTTCATCGTTATATGAAGCATTACCAGATTTTTCCAGTTTTGCAAAGTCGTCTATTTCTTTTGTAAAAGATGCATCGGGCGCGGTAGGGAATTTGTTTAGCGACGATAACACATCGGGCGCGGTAGGGAATTTGTTTAGCGACGATAACACATCGGTCACACCACTAACAAGTTCTACGAGGGAAACATCCGCCGCAAGTTTATCAGAAGAATCTAGAATCGCCGCAGCACAAAACATTACAGGTCAACAAACATCAGTTAACGTTGTTGATAATAGTGTGAGTTCTACGAGCAATTCTAGTTCATCTGCAGCAATTATGATGGAGACTCCACCAGCGACAGACCGTTACGATCCAATAAGAGGTCGTAACGGTCTGCGTTTCGCTTAGTCGTCCGCTGCTAACTTGGCGAAGTATGACATGGTATCATCATCATCTACGACAGGCGCTTCGGCAATAACTCGTTGAGTCGATTGTTTTTGAACTGGCGCAACTTCCGTTGTATCCATAGCAACTTCTTGCTTGGCGGTACGCGGTGCTGCATCTCCTAAGACCATTGCTAGTCTAGCAGAGAGTTCTTCATAAGTCTTGAAGTTTGACGCTTCGGTGAACTCAGTTAAATCATAGAGAGACTCATAGATTTGCTCTAGTTCATCGTCGTCTTGCGATAAGACTGAAGGGGTAGAGAATTCTGACTTGTCATAGTTTCGGTATCCTTCGACTTTACGAATCTTCAGTTTGAAGGACGCGCCTTCCCAAAAATCGAAAGGGTTGATAGGATCCTCGTCAGCAAATTGAGGTTGCATAACGTCCATGACTTTGTCAAAGATTTTCTTACCAAACGTGTAGAGAAAAACCTTACCTTCGTTGTCAGGGTTTCCTGAGTCTTGCTCAACAACAATGTTAGCAACATAGTGGAGTCGACGCTTGCGTTCTCGAGCGATCGCGCGCATTTCGTCACTTTCGGTTGCCCAAAGTTTAGAGTTCATTTCAGAAACAGGATCCTGTTGACCAATGGAAGTCAAAGACTTCTCAATATACCATTGACCGGTTGGACCTTTGAACCCATGATCCCAATACTTCACCCACGGCAGTTCATTACCGGATGGAGCAGGGAGAAAGCGAATAACGGCATAACCGTTACCTGCTTTATCTACGGTAGGTTTCCACTGACGATCATCAACGTAAGACTTCTTCTCAGTCGAGGATGTTGTATCAGCGGCAGCAATCATCTTACTGATTGCGCTTTTGCGGTTCTTCTTAAGTGTAGCAAATGACATAGTATTTCCTTGTATGTACAGAGTATTTTAGTTTGTCCACAATATATTCATAATGTATGAGATATATATTACTAAACTTTTTCGCCAATGTCAAATCGGCAGTTTATTTGATCGAGGTAGATAATTAAGATCCATCGCTTCAACCTCAACCTTGTTCGTGATCGCTTCGTTCAGGTATTTTTTGATATCCTGGACTTCGAGCGAATTCTTTTCACAGATTAAAATAATTGCATCCATGTACGGTATTCCTTTAATCCGTACAGTCTCTTCAATCATCTTACTGAACTTCTTCTTGGTTAACATCAACCCATCAAGTTTCATTAGATTCTCCATATACGCCAATGTCTGGATACCAAACACCATGCGATCGTTTAACATTACCTTCGGCATCGAAGACTGGAACAACACTAACGAATTTAATTTTGTGCTGCATATTTTCACCATAATACATATCATTCCAAACACCGGTGGTTAGGTATGATTGCATATTTTTAATATAATTATCAGCAATCTGGTACTCGAGTCGCTGTTTCCAATCTTTTGATTCGCGGAAGATTTTCATCCCAAGGCGTTTCTCTTGCCAAGTCTTAATCCACATTTTTACTTTGTTTGGATTGAGATAATGTTCTTCGTCGAGATCTCTAATAGTTTCGTGCACAGAAAGATTCTTCGCCGGACCTTTCGCTTCGCGCGCTTTCCGTAACCGCTCTCCTGCAGCAAGTTTCTGCTCAGGGGTCATAGGTTTGCGTTTGCGTTTGATCTTAGTCCGTTCAAACTTTTCGGGTTCTTGATATTTTTTATTCATGACGAATACCGTTATTAATTTCAACAATAGAGTCAAGGATCTTAACTTGACGGTCAAGGCGCTGAGCGACCGCACGCAGCGCGTTCACGTCTTTGGGTAGACAATGTCCGCCGAACCCAAAGTTGCCGTCAGGTCCAGGCACCTGAGTGTGAGAGCGACCAATTCGGGAATCGATAGTGATAGCGTCGATCATTTGATCGTAACCATCGAAACCGCACGCATTGAAAAGTGCATGCATTTCATTAAAGAACGTCACCTTGGTCGCTAAGAAACAATTCTCAACATATTTCGAGAACGATGCTTGATCCAACGAGCAATACTTAACTTCGCTGAGCTGTCGCAAGACTGGGCGAAACAACTCATCCCAGAATCTACAATCATCCCCACCAAAGATCGCGAATGTCTGATTACGAAATTCTTCTGTCGGGTTACGGTTTATGTTAGAACCACCAAGAAATTCTGGTGAGTATGTGATACTAAAATTATTGTCGCTATGAATCTTACTTAACCAAACAGGATCAACAGCGCTCTTAATTAGAAATTTGATATTTTTAATTCTACCGTATTTCTTAAAGATATCATCGACGTTATCAGTAACGCACGACCCGTCGTCTGGGTTCGCAGGTGTAGCAACACAAACAATAACCGCATCGGGTGGCGAAGTTGCGAAATGCGGAGTATATTTGTGACCCTTAAACGGATCGTCAATAAACAGGGAATCGCGGACGCTCGCCGACGAATGCTCACTAAGCGCGCCGTGAATCGCTTCGCCGACGGGTCCATATCCAGCAATAACTATTTTCATTTTAGGAACTCTCTATATAATATATTATTGTAACTTATTAGGTTTTAAATGTCAAACGAAATATTTGATTTTGGATTTACCGCAGTCAACGAAGATGAGTTGGACGCGGTTCAGAGGGCATCGAAAGAGGCAGAATTAAATTATGAGTCGGCGGATAAGTCGCAATCAAAACTCAATGATTTATATAATGCGATACAACCACTCTTGACCAACCTCAAATTGAACCCCGAGAAAGATTATATCTATTGGCCTGATAGGTTAACAAAGGTCGAATCTTTCGAAGAATATATATTAGAAATCTACACCAAGTAGACATACGTTTTCGGCATAGTTATCTGCATCAATTTCTCTAGAGAATGATTCTGATGTTTTCACACGCCGTTCCTTCTCGTATATCTCAACAAGAAATCCATCATCGGTGAGGCAAACAATTGCCTCGATGGGTTCTTCTCTATGAAAGTGCCGCGATATCTCTACGCGTGTTTTCTTGTTTCCGAATGCCCTATCCCAGTTGCTAGAAAACTTATCACTTTCCACACTGGTGGGTCTGCGAGACGACCCCTTACCATTCACCACGAGTTTGCTCCTTCCACCAATCAGGTGCGCCGCGATTAGTCCATTTCGACAGCGACTGTTTTGCTTCTAGGTAATAATTCCTATAAGACGCGACTGAATCGCCCTCAACAATGCATTGTGGGTATTGCTTCATCGCTGGCGTGGGTTGAGTAAACTTTTTGGTTGTGTCGATATGCATCGGAGGATAGCGCAAGATATCTTCTAGTTTTCTAACAGACTCGTGTTTGCGTCCATATCGATGAGTGTATTCCAAACCTAATTGGATCCACAGTTTATACAACCACATGTAATTCGCATGCGATTCTCTGACCCAAAGCGCGGAAGGGTGTGAAACATGACACGCCAAGTACACCTCGCGGTTCATATATGGGTCTTCAAGATACCACCGTTTTACATTTCTTCCTGTCGCCGTTTGACCAATCCACATAGTCCCGTCACAAATCCGATGAGCGGTGGATAGCAATTGCGCATACTCAACACACATTTTACTCGAGTGAGAATCGTTGTGATGTTGTGCGCAGGTCGTCGGGTCTTCATGAAGATAGAATATGTTCAATCTTACTTTTCCTCAGTTTGTAAATTCGCTTGTAGTAGTGCTGCATTCCAGAAAGATTTAATTCTGCCGCGCTCACTATGTGATAGACTATTGTATAATCTTTTATCTGAAGAAGCAACCTTGTTGACCTTCCGCATAATCTTCGCTGTCTTACCGTTCATTCAATAACTCCACTGCTTTAATAACGTCTGGAAAATGCACACCGAGAATATCCCAGCACTGATCGGCGATATCCATATGCTCTTTCTGCGTCCCATGACCTCGCCTCAGTTCGCAATAATGGACCCAAGAACGTAAGGTTCCCGCCATATACAAAGTCGTCCCAGTGAGACCCTCCGGAAGCAGGGCGCGCGCTTGTTCTTTGGCGATACCAATATTTAACGCAATCTCGTATGCATCTTTGGAAGACTTCGAAAGTTCTGCTTGTAGTTCAGTAAATACTTCTTGCGCTTTTTTCTGTTTAATCGGATCCTCGTCAACCATACTTAATTGACGATTGGTCGGATGCTGTTTCCTCGCTTCACGGTTTACGTGAAACGTTTCGCTGACAGCATATCTCTGAGAGAATTCTTGAAACGAAAACGAACGATGCCGAAGAATCTGTCGAGCAATATCTCGAGTTGTTTTAATTTCCATGGTCACAGATACCATCTCGAATGGAGACCAGTGTGATTCCCTGATCAAATAAGAGATAAGTTTTGATGCTGTTTTAGTATTGTTTTGATTGTTAGGATTACTGACCCTCGCCGCATGAGCGATTAAATCGTTTGCCGTATGACAACCAGTAATCGCTGACGGCGATGACATAGAGATCAAACTTACATTATGAGTCATATGCGCCCTCCATATAGGTTCCCGCAACAGAATAGTATGCAATTACAGTATGCAACGCTGAGATCAACGCTCGGTCTTGTAATTCTTCGGGATCTTCACTTAACATTAACACTTGAGACTTCAAGTCTTGCGCGACGATATCGTCAGCACATTCATCTTTAAAGATATCACGATATATCATTCACAACTTCCTTTCATAAAATATTGCTGGCGTGGTTGGGATCGAACCAACGACCGCCTGATTAACAGTCAGGAGCTACTACCGTCTGAGCTACACGCCAATACAAAATGGTGCCGCCACCAAGAGTCGAACTCGGGACCTACTGATTACAAATCAGTTGCTCTACCAACTGAGCTATGACGGCAAAATTTTTTTCAAATTTGATAGTCGCCCCCAGGAAACATTGAGAGTGAAACCCCCGCGCTATCAATGAGCACCTACTCGGTGGAATTGTGCTCTTTCCTCTTTGTGTTATTATTTATAAAACTAGAATTGGCGGAAGATGAAGGATTCGAACCTTCGATACCCTATTAAGGTATGCTGGTTTTCAAGACCAGTGCATTCAACCACTCTGCCAATCTTCCTACTCGTTTATATAGTAAACCACTATCCTCTATAGAATAACAACGAAACCAACAATTAAAACAAAAATGCTAACGATCGCGGCAACTTCGCCGGCAATCTGCAGCGCGTCATGCTCGGGAGCAACAGGCGCTGCAGTCTTTTTGTAGATAGAACCAACAGCGTGACTTGATTGAACTTGATACATTTCGATTCCTTATTGTCAATAACAGAGTTATTATGCGCCTTTTTAAACAAAATGTAAAGCGCTAAGTCCTTGATTCTACGCGATTAATTTAGTGACTCGTTCGTGTAGCGCTTGAAGTCGCTCGTTCATATCTTCCATATCAAGGTCCATTTTAACCTTGGTGAACCCTTCATGGTCAACCATATAGAACGCAGGGTTTGCTTGATCAAATACCATATCGCCGATCGAAAGAGAACGCGCTTGTTTGCGGAGCGTCACACGCTCAGAGTCATTTCTCCAACCGTCGCGGTTCATCCAATGAAATACCATTTCTATGGTGTCGGACTCAATTTCAGCGACGATTTCAAACATGTCGATCATTTCGCTCTTATATGCTTCTGAACCGAAACACATCAGGTCGCGTACCACTGGCAGGTTAGCGTCATCGCGATCGTTGATTTGGTAGATAGTGAACTTAGACATATTTCTTTCTCTTTATTTAATTTATGAGACTATTATGACCTAATACCAGGAAAATGTAAAGCGCTAAGTTATTGTTTTTGTTCGTATTTTTTGATAGTGTTTAGCAACATCTCAGTCCAATTATCTCGGTGTTCGATGAATACTTGAGGGTCTGCGTCATCTACTGCAATGATAGTGACGAGTTGGGTGATGGGCATGCCGGTTCGCTCTTCCCACATGATTGCATAGGCAGACTCTTGGCAGAAGTAGTTTTCAACGTATTTTCGTTGCTTTCGTTTTTTACTGGTTTTGAAATCGATGATTGATGGTATTCCATTAAATTCAGCGACACAATCAACGCGGCCAGCAACCCGTAGATGATCAGAATAGAGAGGAAGTTCTTGTCCATAAATTCGTCCAATCTTTTCATCTAAGATCTCCTTAACGTTATTGAAGTTGCCATATATGTTTGGCATATAACCGCTGGCGAAATCCGGATCATTGTTAAGATATTTCTCAATGATTTCATGAACTGCTGTGCCTCTCGTTGCTGCGCGATAAGAAATCTTGTCTGCTTCTGCTTCGCCGACTCTTTTTCTCCATGCTTTAATTCCTGCTTCAGAAAGAACGCTCAACACGGTTGTGATGGAAGGATATCGTTTTTTATCGGGAGTTTCGTATTTTCTGCCAGAATCGTTTGTTTCTGCAGTTAAATCTGCGTATCCGAGATCAATCGGCGCGTGCTCAAATATTACTCTTTCGTTGTTTTGCTTCATATGCCCTTCTCTGTTTTCTATTCATTACCATCGGCGCTGGCGGTTCGCCTTGCCTGATATCTTCAGTCGGGTCTTGCTGCGCTTTGCGTCTAAGTTCTTCGGGAGACTTTCCCTTTAACCTAGCACCTCGCGCATCAAAAAGACCTTTAGTTTTTGATTCGACAGACGTATTATACGTTATTATTTTCACATTGTCAAATCGTTCTATTTGAAGGTCATCATGAGTATGATGTAAAACAAACTGGGTATTCTTAAATTCTTTGAAGATACCTTCCCAGATAGGTCGCCAATTGCCCAGAAGGCGGTAGGTGTTATTCGCTTCTCTATCGCTGGGAAGAATGAGGTCGGTCATGCTTCTCATATTAAAGTCGAATAGTGTATCGAAACCATAAAGATGTATTTCATCCGCGTTGTGTTTATTTGCCGCGTAATGCGCCGCCATGTGACCGCAGTTGAAATTTGTGGGGTTGCCTGCATATTTTGGAACGGTCGTATAAAACGATTTAACCTTACTGGCATATTTGAGATAGAACGCAGACTTTTCTTCCATCCAAATGCGAGGACGAGTTCCGAGAACCCAATCGTATTGATCCAATGCGATAGAACCTTCGTTAAGCGCCATCATCATTTTAAAGTCGACCATGCATGTAGCATATACCAATTTCGGGTCAATTTCGAACGGGGGCATGTTACAAACAAGAATCGTGCCTTCCCTCTGCTCCTCATTGAATAGCGCGCTCTTGTCGCCATTTCCTAAGACGTGTACTATTTTAGACATCGCTCATCATTCCTTTGATCACTTGCTTTCCCTTCTCGCCGGTCCAGTGCATTATTAATTTGTTTGGATTATCTTGACCGTCAATTAATTGTATACGCAACCAATTGTATATATTGGGAAGTGTAGCAATGTGCATCAGGCGCATTAGTGGATTAATCTTAACCAGTTCGTGTAAAACCTCTTGGTCGCCCTTTGCTATACCTTTCTCGCAGCTCTCTATCCATTTATTGAGAATGTTCGGTTTTCCAATTATCCCAATCACCCCAGAGTTATGCCACGTTTCGCCTCGGCGTTTGCTCCATGGTTTATCTTCCACCATTGCAATTTTATCGACTTCTAGATATTTAAATATATTCTTTAGATCGCCAAGAACGTGACAGTCGGTATCAACCCAAATTAATTGTTTTGCATTAATGATCTTAAGAGTGAGCGGTTTTAAAAACCACCCGTTGTTATCGCCTTTAGGGATATCGACCACATCAGCAAATAATTTAGATTCGATAATGTTTTGTTTGGTTTCTTCCGATACACCAAAGTTCGCAAACACGATAGGTGTGTCGTTGTGCTTCTTGTAATTTTCTATGAACCACGGTAACATCCATGCAGTGTTATCGTCGCAACCTGTTACAAAACACTTATCAAATGAGTTCATACTTCTCGCCGCCGTCCCACTGATGTTTCGCTAAACAACCTTCAGTCTTTTGTATGGTTGAGAAAGAATCCTTTGCCTCTACTGGCCAAGGATAATATTCTTGCAACCAAGGAAACCTGTTAATGTTAAGGAACACGTCTGTCGGTGCCGCGTCGACCTTCGCTCTTTCTATTAAGAGTTTCGCACCAGATGGTTTTATACGATATGCATGCGCTCCAGGAAAATACGGTTTGCTGAATAATGAACTGGTTCCAAGAGATTCCGGCAATTTGAACTTACCGTAACTGGGCGCGCCGATAGACACACAGTGCTTGTAGGAAATATATTTGGGAATTTTCGCGACAGCAATTGCATCATGTTCGAATATCTGGTATTCTTCATTATCTTCAACACACCGTTCCCAAAGAGAAAAGTGAGAAAGAAATGCAGAAATGCATTTTTCTTTGTACGAGTATACTTCTTCAAATAGATCTTCGGGCAACCCCTTGCTCTTAAGAATAGCAGTCGGGTTATCGTTCGGAGTTATCGCATCAAACATCTGTACGTCGTATTCCGGCATAGAATTTATACACCGCTGCGCGACTTTAACCGATGGTTCGATAGATTTAATTGTAATTACAAATGATTTCATAAAGTAGTTGTCGATATAATCGGTTGAACTCTTGACACGTATGGATACAAACAACCGATCTTATTACCCATCAATTGCCGGCACATGATAGCATCATTAGGCCAAGCGCCGTATTCCGAGGTCAATTCAATCAATTTATTTGCGCCTTCAGGTTTTATATAGTAGGCAGAATTCCCAGGAAGTCCAGCAGGGTGCTCGGTTTCTTTGATATAAGGAACCGGAACCACTTGACTTTTATTTCCCATTTTCTTATCAGAAACTTTAATGTTGTACAGTTCCGCGCTGGGAGTTGCTCCGCGCTGCGGAGCATTCAACGAGGCGATCCAACGGGGAGAATCTCTCAGAACATCAACAGGTATTCTCGAATGGAAGATTGCGTCATGCTCACAGATGATTGAAGGTACGTTATCTTGGAATATTTTTTTCCAGAGCATGTAGTGTGACAAAAAACATGCAATTCTCCTTTTAGGTTCTGCCGTATTATATCCAACTTTCGTCAACCCAGAAGAAAAGTCTTTAACGACCTGACCATTCCACGGATAGTTCCATCTTAGATTATATTTTTCCATCAAGTCGTCGACCTGATCAGGGGTGACTGCACGAAAAGGCACAACTTCTATTGAGGAATCATTGTGCGCTAACACTGATTCAGCAGCAGTATTTTTTGCCGATACAGATGTCGCTTCATCCATTAAAGTTATAATATAGAGTTGCATTATACACCATGCGACGTGTTTAGATTTATTGTATTAAATTTTACTGGAGAAGGCAAGAGATATTGAATATTAACATTGCTCGAGTTCAAAATAAAATCAGATTGATCTAAGTTTCTTTCTGCCACTTTTAACATTTTCTTCGCCCCCTTTGGCGTTAAAGCATATGCGCCAGTACCAGGAACCATAAATGATCCCTTCCACTCGTTTTCTCTGTAATAGACTAGAGGATAATCAGAAGGGAGATTTTCGACTCCCTGCCCTTGCCATTTATATCCTCTTAGTTGACTTATATTTAACTTATTTGGTGGAGCAAAAACATACTCCGCATTCAGAATTAAATATTCATCGAAGTCGTGATCGCGCCAATATGAAATAAAGATAGCATCGTGTTCAATAAATGCCATCGGTTCATCTTTCTCAACAACCTCTTTCCAAAAGTTTACGTGGTTCATCACGCAACTTAGTTTTGTATAGAAACGATTTTCGTTTTCAGATTTAAAATTAATCAATCTGCTGTTCTCTATCATGGAAACAGAACGCTGCGATTCATCAACTTTATTTAATGTTTTCGGCGTAACTCCGGAAGTTAGTTTCAGGTCCCATCCAGAAAATATTTTAGAAGAACGTTCTGCATCTTCCGCTTGCGCGATAGATTTGGAATGAGAAGGAACATAGATAATTTGACCTTTCATTTGTTTGCATACCTTTGTTACGCCGTTTTGCGTTTTACCGTAAAGATTTTGTAATCTCCATCTACAGCAGTATTAATAGAACCTTCATTCACAACAGAAAACCCGCAGTCTTTCACTTTGCCGATAAAAAAAGATTCGTTTTGTACGTGTATTTTACCATCAACACAAACAGGAAGTTTATCCCAACACCTCAAGGTGAAAATACAATATTCTTTTGAAGATTGTAACACATTTTCTAATATTTTTAAAGAGTCTTGTTCTCCGAGAAGGTTCAACATTCTAAAACACAAAGTCAGGTCAGACGACTTTTCAATATTCTGATCAATTAGATTGTGTTTAAATATCTCTAATTTTTCCCCCTTATTTTTTTTCGCTTCTTTTATCATATCTTCGGACAGTTCATACCCACAAAAAACTTTGACGTTATCTGCATTTTCGATAACATCAGAAAACCTATTAGTGCCAAGGGGGGCGTCTGAAACAGACGATATTTGAGGATTCTCTTTGATAAAATTTTCAACCCACGATTGTTCAAACTTCCACTTCTTGCTGTTCTTTCTGCGTGTATCATAATGCGCAGCTCGTTCAGCAGTATAATGGTCTTCAACTAATTTTTTAGTCATTTCTTATATTCCTTGTATTTTTTTCTTATTTTCCAATAATAGTCAACTGTTTGTTGCGAAACACCATAAAGATGCTCGTGATCTTCTAATATATTTGAGTTTCTTGAGTTCAAAAACCAAGCATTATTGCAAGACAAAAATTCGTTATCAATTAACTTTATTCCGCCCTTTGTGATAATCACGTTGTCTATGGTCAGGTCATTATGATTGACATAATTTTTTATGTTTGTTTCTGGTGTGTATTGTAAACCGATCCTCATATGTATATGTTGCAAATAATCCCAGGTCTGAATCCTAATCGGCAACCCCCGAAGGGTTTTAACGCATTCGTCAATTTCATCTTTCAAAAATTGTCTGTTTACCGGATCCTGCTCAGATTCATCGATATATTCCTCAGCGATATATAACCCATCAGAAAATAAAACTTCAGGAAAATATTGTTTAACTTCTGATATGGTTTGTATATGTAATCTGAGAGCAACTTGTTCTTTATTGAAGTTTTGATAAACTTTGATTTTATTCCCGCGCCAATCGGCGAAGATTGAATCTAACCCGTTGGAGTTTTTCAAATTATTTATTGGACGGTTGTTTTTTGTTGGATGAATATTTTTCAACTCACTTAGCACAAACAATTCCTATAGTCATCCTTCATTCTTCCCCCCTTCTTTCGATGTCGCTCTCTTCGCAGAGCAACCCGTTTTGTACTTCTAGAATATGACAATATCCCATACCAACATTACATGCTTTGTGCCACGTACCTTTAGGGATTATTTGTGTATCGTTTGGTCCTAATTTAACAACCTCTTTAACCCCATCGGGTGATTCTAAGATTATCTCAAGGATTCCCGCCATAACGTACCAGTGCTCGTTTCTTTGATCGTGGCGCTGATCGGACAAACAAAGTCCAGGCTCGATCACCAATTCTTTAACTTTCACTTGTTTATAATCTAGCAGCGTGTGCCAGATGCCCCAAGGTCTTTCGTTCGTTTCAATCGCCATTAGAAATGCCCCAAATATGTTTAATAATTCCCATGACTCTTATGTTCTAGAATTTCAGAACCGCTCAGATTATTTATCTTCTTTTTTATGTCTGCTCTGATGTCATTAAAATAATACACTGAGCGAGATAAGTCTATAAACGAATCGCCGAAATCTTTCATTGCTTCGTGATTCCTTTTCCCCTCTTCTACCCCCCAACAAATACTGTTCACTTCATGTAACAATTTTTGCATTTTTTCTATAATAGGAGGGAGGTTCAAACCTTTTTTAATTTCTAATAAATGCTCAAGTTCTTGTTTAGAAGTATCCAATCCATGTTCTATTTTTATTTCTAAGATTGTGATCTTATCTAAAAGTTCTCCGACTGATACTGGTATCTTACATTCCATTTAAAAACCTATTGTACATAACCCCATGCCTTTTTGATCTAACAACGTGATGTGAAACATTTCTCTTGATACTGTAGATATCTATTTTATCGTACGGCAAATAATACTGCGCTAGATGAAAGAACCCAGAATCTATTCCAACATAATATTCTGAATTCGCTATAGCATTTCCTGCTGCGATAAGAGAAGTTTTCAGCAATTCGTTTCTAGAGGATCCACCAACCATGACTGCCGGAAGATTATATTCGTTTTCGATTTTCAGTATCTGTAAAGGAGAAAGCTGCCTAGATTTATCTGTTGTGTCCCATTGAACAGTAATATATTTTTCGGGTAAAAAATCTAATTTCTTACCGATAGGTTTTAACTCGGGCAACTTCGTCAGATATTTTCCAGCATCAATTAAATCTAATTCGTCCACTTTTCCTAAAGGGCATTCTGATAATGTATCGGCATAGTAATATGTTTGCGCTTCTATTCCTTTATCTTTTAGATAAGCAATCCAATCAGTCTCTGGTAAATTACACACGTCATGAACTTCAATGGATACTAACCCGCCGGACATTTGACATATTTCTGCCCAAGAATCTTTCTTATGCTGCTTGCCGTATTTGTCTGAGGTTAAGTGAAGAACAACTTTAGTATTATGCGCTTTGGCATATTGTATGCCTATTAGAGCGCTGTGTAGACGATCTCCAACGCCAGGAGTGGTATACGCGAAATCTTTTCTAATTAAAGATCGAGAACGGATAGCAATATTTTTCATAATATTTCTTTCAGCAGTTTCTGTATATTTTCGCCTTTTTCTGGTAACAGGTCTCTCAAAAAGAAATGAAGAAAATGCGATTCTTTGTGCTTATCTCCCTCTAGAGCAGTATATAATGCATTCCAACGCCAATCTAATTTTTGTACTTCGATGCTTTCTTTCTTGAAAAAATAATTCAATGTGATTTGATCTGACTGCCATTTGAATGGACCCTTTCCGTCAACCAAATCTTTCAGATAATAGGAGTCTAATATCTGTTTAGGCGATTTGTGTTTAATCACATCCATCATTGCTTTAGAATCGTATAGCATTACCCCAGAATTAAAAAACATGCCACCGTTTTCGCCCCACTCCCATTCTACATCGGATAGAGGTTTTAACATCATATTCGCATATTGAGTAATCTTATCTCTGTATTTCTTATTGATCGGTAAGTCGCCTTCATACACTGAAGCAACAGTTCCATGTAGTTGTTCGAATATCGAGGGAGTGTTTTCTTTGATGTAGATATCTGCGTCTATAACACAGCATTGATCATAATGGGGAAAATGATTAAATATATTTTCCTTTTCAAAAATCGGCATGTATCCTAATTTTTTCCATCCTCCTGTTTTTCCAGTTCTATCTGTATTGAAAGGGTCAGGAGTAATTCTAAGGATTGGCCTAGATTGACAAATGTAATCTGCCCCAATATCGTTCGCATACTGGCGAACACTTTCTGTGCAAAAATCATACAAATTTGACCGTTTGCCAATATAGACTTGATAAATTAATCTTTTCATATTATCTCTAAAATTTCTTTTATGTTTTCTCCCCTCGATGGAAGATTGTCGCGTTTAAAAAAATGAACAAAGTGTGCTTCTTTTTCTTTTCCGTTTTGCAATGCAGTAAATAACGCGTTGAATTTCCAATCAATGTGTTTAACATCGATCTCTTCCTTTTTAACCCACCAATTCAACAGAGTTTGATCGGTGCTCCACTTCCACGTACCATCACCGTCAACAAACCTTTTAAACTCTATTCTGTTTAAAAATTCTCGGGCAGTTTGTCCGCGTAGATATTTGCTAAGGTCGCTCGAGAAAACCATTAACCCCATATTAAAAAACTCAGCTCCAGGAGACCCATGGTGATGCCATTTCCAATCAACGTCCTTTAACGTACTATATTGCGATTTGCTGTAGTTTTCAATTTTACTTAGGTGTGTTCCATTAATGGGCATTTCGCGTTCGCAAACTGCGCCGAAAACATGATTACCTAATTCATCGAAGATGTTAGGAGAATTTTCTTTAATGTAAATATCGGCATCGATAATCGCTATCTGGTCATAATCGTCAAGATAGTCAAAGGCGTTTTCTTTCTCGAAGATGGGCAGATACCCGCCGTGTTGTTCCCATGCTCTAGGATTTCTGTTTGTTGCAAAAACATCAGGTTTGATTCTGAGAATAGGTTTTGTTTGAACGATATGGTCAAACCCATATTTCTCGCAATATTTTTCAGCAGACTCTATACATGCTTCATACAGTTTCGAAGGTTTTCCTACGCAGACTTGATATATCATTCTCTTCATTTCTAAGATACTCTTTCCAGTTTTGTATTTTTTTCGGTTTACTACTTAATTTCTTCGAAGAAAATTCGTTTTCATTCTTGCGTTGCTTTTTGTTTCGAGGATCGAAACGTGCATACTTTGCCATCTACCTGCCTTGACCTCTATATTTTTTATAAGAACGTTTCTTATGTTTGTTAAGACCGCTTATATTAAAACGACCACGACCAATTGAAGTTCCTTTCGGCATTTTTTCAACTTTAGCACTTCCGCCATGTAGCGCCATTACACATTCTCCAATCTAGTCATTAATCTTTCCGCGCGGTTGGTTACTTGTCTATGCCACCTAGAATCGCGCCCTTCTACTGCGGCAGTTTTCCAATCACTTTCTAACAATGCCGCATTCATTTTCTTGAACTTACTTAAACGAGGTCGACCCATGTTAAACATCATGTTAACAACTATTTGTTGAACTTCCTCTGGAAAATTGTCGAAGTTTCCGCCAGGAAACAATTGATGGCATTCTGCGATTGCTGTATCCAAATCTTGATCAAAGGCATCCCAAACCCTTTCTTCTGATACTGGAGTTGCCACCGCAACTCCACTTTCTGCATCATCCGAACAGATTAAATGTCCAACGCCGAATGTCGGTAAACCAAGATGATCCAAGTATACCTCATACTTGACCCCTTCATCGATTTTCAATTGCTCGAAAACTTCTTTTCTGTTCATAACATAATCTCTTTAAATATTAACTGAATTTTGTACTCTGGAACCACTAGACCGTTTAATTCGTTCTAAGTGATTTTTCCAATCGCCTGAAGTTTTATTCACGATATTTCCTGTATGAGTCACGAGACTCGCAGGACTAGTGTGAATTTGTTTCCAAACTCCTTCTGCTTGCAATTCTTCTTTTTCTGAAATTTTGAGAAACATATCTTTCGTTTCTCCAGTTTCCACGTTCTTCATTGTATATGTAGGCATTAGCTAACTTTCTCTCCACGAGTTCATTTTATAAAAGGTCAGGGTTGCTATTAAACAACCCGACCAGTAGATATGGGATCACCCCCTTGTGCGATTCTCAACCTGTTCGATAGCGCCAATTAGAAAATTTCTTTTCTTCGCCATCTTATAAGATGCGTCAATTTTTCCTCTCTTATTTAAATTACGAATACAATTTCCAAGTTCACGAGAGTCTTTCTTTAATCGTTCTATTTGATTAGCACTAACCATAGGCGCTCCTGTATGTTGTTAATTTATTTGTTGAGAATAATCAATCTTGGATTAAATCGGGGAATGCCTCCTTAATTATTTCTACTGATAATCCTTTCACCGTTTCGGGTTTATTTATCATTGATGCTAGTAACGTAGCATCTCCTGGATCCACAGATTCTAGAATGTTTAAGAACATCTTTTCTCTGCGCACTTTATCGAGTCTCTCGGATTCTTGTAACCCAGAAACAAAATATTTAAATTTTAGGTGTTGTTTGAGTAGTGATGATGGTGGCGGACCTTCTTCATACGGAGTGTACGGAGGCTCGCCCGCAGGAAGGTTCCATTGGATCTTTGGATCAAAGAAACCTCTACACACATCAAACAACGGCATTGATGCATGCTTCCTGAGTATCTTAATCTTATCTTCTTTAGATGCAGAAGAATCAACTAGATTAAAGATTTCGTGTATTTGCAGTCTGTTGGTACTGATCATAAGTTTATCCTACATTATGTATATATAATTGGAGAAGTTACTAGTATTAACATCCCTCCAATTTAAGTGTATTCTACACTCCTCTGATGAGATAAGCTTTATTTTACTAAAGTTTTCTCGGTTTGTAAAGGTAAATGCTTTGAGTTGATTCTGCACATAATCATTTGATTATAATAGTCTTCTCTTAGTAAGACGTCATGATCGAATTGTAGTTTCGCTTCGTAGTACGAGCATTCACCTTTGGTTTTACATAACTTTAGGATAATGCGAATATAGTCTTCTTCAGACGCTTCTGAGACCCTCTCAGCGAGTTTCTTGTTAGACCCGAAGTATTTACGCCAATCAGATTCTACTAAAACCTTTTTCTTTCTTTTACGAGTTTTGGTAATGCCCAGGGTCTTCGTTCGCCAAAAGAGTTTCTTACCGATATATTTCATACCGGTCGTCTTCTCTTCTATTTCATAAACAAACCCGACCCAACCAGACAAGTCCTCTTCAGAAGGGTCGAATATCTCCCCTTCATATTGCCATCTCATTCTTCTTCAAACACAACTGCAGTGCCGCACATCGGACAGAATCCTGGTTTCTCGTCTTCGTTTAAAACTGTCACGGTTAATTCCGCGTCACAGATGCTGCATTCTAATTCAAACATATATCTATCCATTGTTATTGTATCTCGCAAAACCCTGCGGCGCAAGCGAGCTCTTGACTTCCAATTGTCATATCTGATTTTTCGTATTCTGATAATAAGGACCAATCAACTTCCTTCGGCATCTGTGCCAGAAGCGCTTTATAACCTGCTTCGTCGGTATCTTGATAAGGTGCTTGTGTATAATTGTGATCAGAGAAGGGCAAGAAAGAAACACCAGACATAAAATCGAAGTTCTTATAAACCCATGCTCCCACTTCAATCCACTCATGTTCTTTAACAGATACAGTGATAGAAGGTTTATGTTCGCACCAATGCTTTTGATAAACCAACCACATTTCTAATTGTTCAATTGCAGTCATGTCAGTACGAAACACTGCGCCTTTGTCTACCTTCATCGGGAAAGAAAATACAGTAGTATGACTCGGATTCATTTGATCGTCTTCCCAAGGAAACCCCGCGTCGATCATCATTTCAGTTAGCGGATCTTTTTTGTCGCCGCGCACTGTGCGAATATAATATGGATTATGACGGGCATGAATACCCGAAGCAGCATCGACCAGTTGAGAAACTGTTCCCGAAGGTTTAACGCATGTGATTGCTACGCTTTGGTTGATACCTAAAGACTTTGCCATTTCGGCATTCGTATCGACGGCAATTTGTCTAAGTTTTTCTAACTCCGCACCGAGAGTTTTCCCGCCGCGTTTGCCGTTCGTTAAAGGGTTGTCCATAATACCTGTCATAGAAACACCAAGCAAGCGTTCCTCTTCGCAGTTATTCCTCCAAGATTTTGACAGGTATTTAAAATTAACTAGAGTGCTTTGGAATGTGCCTAGGATAGTTGCTAATCGAACTTTCTCGCCGAGAGTTTCCCAACTATCGCTCGGGCGAACTACAACTTCAGACAAGTTGCAGAATTCGCGAGAACGAAGGATGATTTCTGAACATGGGTTTGTGCCGAATTCATAATCGCCTACGATTCTCCTGCCGTGTGATTCGGATATCTTATTAGCGGACTGCCTGTTAAAAATACCACGCTCGCCGGATTTCGAATCATATAATGCTTTCCATTCGTCCATGAAAATGCCGATATCGGGTTTTTCAGTATAGCAAGCAGAGTTATTAGCGAGCGCGCGTTGACCATCGTTCTGCCACCATTGACCCGCTTTGGCGTGTCGCATCCTATCATCGGATAGATTTGATAAAGAAATTAAAGCGGACCTTCTGACGCCGCCGACTACAACAATCTCTGCAATTTTACAAATAATATCGTGCGCTTCGATCGTCGTGAGACGCCTTCCTGCAGCGCCTCGGAACGTTGCAACGCAGAACTGGAAGAGTTGATTCAATGGTTCGGGACCTGAGGCACGACCCCCAAAAGTCTTCAGAGGAGCTCCAGATGGTCGCACGCGAGATAGATCCCACTTAGGAATTTGTCCCGCGTATAGAAGACCGACCACTTCTTTTAATGCTTTCGCCCATCCAAGTTTACTGTCGGCGACCACGATAGTTGTTTCGGTTTCATGAAACTCGTCCGAGATAATCGGCAACTGGGAGATATATTGACGCTCTACAGAAAACCCCACGCCTGTCCCGTTCATCAATACATATAGAATCTCGTCGAATGCTTGCGGTTTGTCGACTGCAACGTATGAGCAGTTGTACCCTGCAATATTTTCTCTTTCTAATGCCGGACCAGCAGTCATCAAACACCGCATGGATGGCATAACTCTCAAACTCAAGACTGCTTCTTCGAGTTCTGTCCGGAGTGGACTGGGTAATGAGTAGTCGCAGGTTTCTTTTAAATGGTTCTCAAAAAAACTAAAATATCTGCTGATGGTTTCTTCCCACGTTTCTCGTCGCCCTAATTCTGGAACCCAACGAGAATATCTAGAAAGATGGATGAACTGCTGATATTTGCTTGGCAGCGTGTTAGATGACATAATAACTCCAATAATTTATTTTTCATTTTTCAATCAGTATATTATATATGAACTTTTAATCAGAAAACAATTTACGCCAAAATGGTTTCTTTTTAGGCGGGTTGCCAATTTCTTCCGCTTGTTTTGTAATAACACCGATGTTTTCGTTCGCCGCATCAATCAATCCGCGACTCTTTATGTAGTACCCATTAAATGCAAAAATAATGGTTTGTTGCTGTTGTATGTATGCGCGAATGTCTGACAGGTTTAGAGACAGGTCTTGATAACCATCTCCGGTAAGGGCGAACAACGCAATGGGTTTGCCTTGTTTCTTTAATTTTTCTATTTGTTCTTCGAAATTACCTTCGTTGATAATTATCCACGAAACTGGTCGTAAGTTTAAGTTATCAGAATCTGGTAAGATAAGTTCTGGTTTGTCGACCGGTTTCGCTGATATTTCTATCGGCGTTACTGACGAGCAACCGTTAATTAATAAAGTTGATAGAATCAAACACCCAAGGGCATTCGCTGTTAAATTCTTTCCCATTAGTTGCCTTCTTTTCTGATTCGGTCAATTTCGCACCAGTTAAAATTTCAAAGCAGCGTAATGCTTTATCACTTGCTTTGTTGATTATCTTTTCCACGAGTTTAGGTTTTTCTTTTGCGAGATAAGCAAGGTCGTGTTTTTGCAACTTATCCGATAAGACATTATTTTGATCGCGGATTGTTTGAAAGTCGTCGTTGACTTTACTGAGAGTTTCTGAAACTTCCCTATAACTTTGTTGTAGGGAAGCGATAGTTTCTTGAGAGATAACAACCGCTTGTTCTAGTTTGGCGTTGTTTGCTGTCAGGCTGGCGATTGTTTTTTGAGTCTGCTTGTAGTGTAGATACGAAATTCCAGAAACGGTCGAAGCAACAACAAACATCAATATTGCTATTTTTGCGCCCATGTTATTTGACCTGTCTTTTTTTCTTCCCGTTAATTTCAATGAAGTTTCGAGTCAGAATTTTATATTTCTTTTTCTTCTTCGGTTCCATATTCTTAGTGTCCTGAGGAATACCAGCGTCGCCGGTCGTCATCATTTCTTCACCAAATTGTTTAAATGTTTTCATTTTCTATACCTTATGTACTAGCACATATCCTTCGAAAAACGAATCAACCCTATCGCACTTTATTCTTGCTGCAGTAGACATAACCAATTGAGACATTCGACTGCTTTTTCCGGTTACGATTCTCAACGGAACATCGTTCTGGTTGAGGAGTATAAAGTTTTCAACTAATCGTTCAACTTCTTCATGAACGACTCCGTGTAAATCAAGTTCTTTCATCTATAAATTTCGCCGAGAGCAATATGTATCTTCTTTCCGCTGTTTAAATGAAATGCCTCGTATATATCTATACCTGATAAGTTTGCAACAGGAAATGATTCGTTCTTGACTCTGATCCTATCTTTTGGTTTTACGATATCGTCGAGGGTTTCTGACAAAACTTTTTCATTTTTAATTCGGTAAATCCCAGGCGATAATTGTTTATCTTCGAGGAGAAACCACTCAGATGCTTCTTGCAGCAAGTCGAGCACGTCGAACCCAGACTCATAGATGATCTTGTTGATATTCTTCTCTGAAATACTGTACGTTTCTTTAAGGAGATACAACGCAGAAACGTAGGATGCAATCTTTGAAGAACCTCCAGGCGCTTTCGCGATAAGTTTTTTAATGTTGAACACTAATTTATGAAACGCGGTGTAGGATGATTTTTCAGAAGAAGATTCTATCTTTTTGCTCTTAATTCGTTTTCCTGCGTCGTCGATAATACCTAATTTGAATGCGTCGGTATCTTCAAAATTTGTAACAAGAAGTTTTAGAAACCTGAAGGTATATACTAAATCTCCTGCTCTCGTAAGTAATGACATTATTAAACTCGCTTTAATTTGGTATGTTAAATCTATTTTGGTATGCTACCCAGTTATTGGTTATTTCTGCGGCGGATAATGCCCTGTCGTAAACAGCAAATAGTCCGTAGTCATGATCTCCGGTATTTGACGGAGCATCTCGCGTCGCTCCGCGCGAATTCAACTTCGGCCATGATGTTTCATCTTTTAGCACCGACCCGTTTCCGAATTCTGCTATGTTCTCGTCAATTAATTGACCATTCCTATACATCTTCACAGTATGACCATCAAACGTTAATGTGGTATAGTACCATGTGTCTGTGGATATCGCAACTCCGACTGCCGGATCGGGTCTCCAATGCCATCCTAAGTTGACCGCGTCCCTTATCGCCCATTGCAAATTATTATCATTTGTGCGCATTTCCCATATATATTCTTTGTTAAAAAGAATATCTTCTGGTGGCGAGTTACTCTGTTTCCTAAACACCACTTCCACCGTAATAAAGTTGATGTCGTTAAATTGATGATAAGATGTTGCCCAATCATCAACCCCTAAATGCCAATAACTTTGCAGGTGATTGGGTTGTTCGATATGAACCGGAGTACCAAAAAACTCAAAGTCTCTGCCAGAACTATAAGAGGAATTTTCTGATATATTGATCCAGTTACGCACAGTCACCCCGTCCGGATCTATCATATCTGTACTTGCGGGCAGACCAGCATCAAGAAGCACAACTAGATCATCAATTCCTTGCGGTTTACCCTCGAGGGTTGATGTGTTATACCAGAACCCATTATGGTAACTTTCGTTATAACCCAAATCCGTATTATATCTAGTGAATCCGTTCGCGGGTAAAATTGGTCTTTCTGCTGTCGTCCCGCCTTGACCTTCTACACTAGTGTCCGTAATTGAGAACGTTGAATAGGTTTCTACGGCACCGTCTCTTAAAACGTTGACGCGATAGTTCTTAGTTCCTTCTGTTGTTACGTCTACTGCCGGTCTGAACGTGAACGATCCAGTCTTTAAGAAGAATGATCCCGACAATTCGAAACTCCCGCTCGCGGGTGCAATATCCGTTGCGGTAACTCCGTTATACAATACCTCGTAATCGAGTTCAGATTCTTCAATGTTTCTTGACTCGACGTCAATTGTAATCTCGGTGCCTTCGTCGTAGAACCCAAGGTCAGCACCGCCGCCGATCGAGATATTCAATTCGGAAAACGCTGCACCGCCTTGCGAGAAGCACGAGACTCCTATTTGACTCGACCCCATGAATTTATTTAAAACTCCACCGAAAGCAGAAGTTGATACGTCGACTGTTAATCCGCCTTTCAGCACTTCGGAATTAGGATCAGTGGAGTATGCTGTTATAACGTCCCCCGAACGTTCGACTCGGATCGTTGTTCCTCGCGGGAGAAAAGTGTTCCAGTTGCTAGCGCCAACATAAGGAATCGCCGCACTACCGTTCGCGATTATTTGTCCGTCGCCCTGCAGGTAATTATAAGTGACCGCCCATGCATCGGTTTGGTGGTCCACCGCTTGATCTTGATTTCTAATTGCGGATAACGTGTATTCTCTACCGGCAGCGCCATACAACCCTGCCGTGTCTTTATAGAACGCTATGACAATTCCAAGACGATCGTTATCGGCATCTGCGGATGTTATCTTAGACTGGATTACATAATCCTGATACTCATCATTACTAACGAATCCAATATAGCTGCCGGAATTTAATGTTGAAGCAATGCTGCCGGTCTCTTCAGTATACGACCACGCAGTTAATTCTGAAGCAATGGCGGGGTAGGCGGTGCTCCCTGAATGAGAAAACCTTAACCACGTGTCAAATATAGTTGATTGACCAATAGTAAACGCATTTGTGATTCTGGTTACTCGTGGCAAATTTCGTATGATCACGTCATCGCTAACCGTAGGCAACCCGATAGAAGTAGTTAGTGACTGGTCTATGGTCATTGTAATAGTAGTGTCCGCCTCTATATTGTTAACTGCGAATGATTTGTGTTGCGTCGCGTTTAGCATATTGAACGATCCGATGAGCGGCCGGTTGACCTGATTTGGTTGGACCCCGCTCAGCGTATAAAAAATTTCTTTATAATTCGGAGGAAAAGCAGAACTGGTCAAAGAAAATGTAAACGCATCAAGTTCTTGAGCGGAATCAATATTGGATGTTAACGAAAGCGCCGGAAGTCCATCAGTACCATATGGGTTAATGCCTTGCCCCATTTCCCTATCGAACGTGTGGAAATTATTTGAAAATCGTTGGACGTTGAGGAACCCGTCTTCAGAAAAAAGCGGACCGTGTCCAGGGTTATCGTCGACGGAGTCGATAGATTCGAATCCGCCCATATATGATAGGACTGATGAATAGTAATGATCTAATTCAGCAATGGTTAAATCGCTATCGGGAACGTCTCTCAATTCGTTTCTAAGATCATTCCAAACGAGTTTTCTCATATCGATCTCAGTCTCTCAACAATGATCGGGTCGAGTCCGATCTCAGAATAATTTATTGTCGGTAATACATTAAGGAAAATATAGAATGGTCTTAAAACGCGCTGGTGTTTTTCTTCCATCTTATACTCCATCATCTTCAATCCTGCGGGAACCCCGAATACATTAAATATTACAATCAAGTGATTAAGTATCAATCGCTCCGATAAAACTTTATTTTCAATGTATCGATTCAGTAATCGTTTTACATATTTGAACCGTTTAAGGTCTTCATGAAACTCATCGGCATCGATGCACGCGGGACTATAGTAGTGCCGTGCCGCGAACAGTGCAAATGTTTCTTCGTTAAGTGTTTCAAATAATTTCATTCATAGTAACTCATCTCTGTTACTATTATATATTCGTTCTGTGTCATGACATGACAGGCATGCACGACAAATACGTTACTATTTCTTAGAGATCCAGGCAGAAACGCCCATGTAAGCGCCAACAACACCTGCTTGCGCGATATAGAATAGTCCTAGAACATCCGCCAAAGCGTTTATTCGACTGTCTTGAAATATTGGTAAAAATAACGCAAGAGTGAAAACGATCATAGACCACATTGAGATCCATGCCATATTTCTTTGCGTATCTGCTTTCTCTTCTCGAATTTCTAACTCGAGTATTTCTTCTTTAACTTTCAGTTCACTTTCCGTAATAACGCCATCACTATCTAAATCGACAGTGGAATTCGACATTAGTTCTCTCCTGAGATTTTCCCCCAAAAGTGCTTGATCGTATCAGCACTTAGAAGACGTTGCTTTGGTCCTGGTGCTTCGGTTAACACCTGAGGTTGAGCAATTGGTTCTTGTGTATATCGTTCTCTATAGAATTCTTCAATATGCTCTGGTAACATTCTTTGTTTCTTAAGCATTTCACCAGACGGCGAAACCCAACCATTAGGGGTCGGGGTCGCGTCTTCACACCAATGTGGAGGTTTAATCGACATGGTTATACCTTTGTGGTATCTTTAGGTGTTTCGGGTTTGAGGTCGCCTTTACGAATATCGCCAGGGCGAGCGGGTGCTTGTTTAGTTGCACGCCCTGCCTTTGTTGCATCGTCATGACCTTTCTCTTCAAAGTCTTCAATATCTTTATCGGACTTGGCGTGATCCGCCGCAAATTTCTTAGAGGAGGCAGGTTCTTTATCCATGATACCTTCGGGTTTCGTTGCACCTTTCTTGTGAGATTTATCTTCCCACATATTCTTCATTGATGCGATCGCGCGTTGCTGTAGTGCAGAGTAAGTTTCTTCAATCTCTGCTTCTAATTCAGCAACCGTACCTTCTTGAACTTTTGATTTAGCGTCACGTGCTTTCTGAAGTTTTTCTTGATCGTTTCTTGTACGCGCGCGAGTTCTAATCTGCGCTTCATCCACTTCATCTTCTTCGTTTGCTTTCTTCAACGCTTTCTGTACACGAGGATTATCGCTCATGCCTTTCTTTTGCTTGTCAATTTTCTTAACAGCACCGGTCATATCGCCGCTCATGTTCTTGGCGGTTTTGATAGCAGATGATACACCTTCGAGTTGATCCGCCGGAACATTAAACTCTACGCCATGTTCGAACAGAACGTCGACGCCGTCAGATGACTCGGACATAATCTCGCCATAACCCCATTGTTCGTGACGAACAGATTCACATGATGATTTCTTTTTCTCAGAAGATTCGAATCTTGAACATTCATCATCGTGGTTTTCTGTAGAACCACCGCACTCACTGCATTTATTCATTCCGCTCTTACTCATCTTAATCTCATTTTCGCTTTCTTGTTTGATCGCGCGTTTAACAGATTTGCGTCGATTGTGCAAGTATTCATCGGAGGAGTCTACATCTCCGTCGTTGTCGATGTCCGCATCTGCCTTACCGACAGGGTCCATCTTCTTTTTCTTTTCTGAAACCTGACCCCATAAATCTTTAAATCTATTCAAATCTTCAGTATTCATTACTATCTCCGTTATAGGATACCATTAAAATGACTAACAACCATCGAAACCACACCACCAATAGTCAACCAAGTGATTTTCTGTAACGAAGTTAATGTTACCAGCATCGCGGTTGTTTTCGTATCAATGACGTCAATTTTTTCTGACAATTTATTTACTCTCTCATGAGATTCTTTTCTACGAATCTCAAGTTCATTAATTTTTTCTTCTACTCTCGCCAACTGTATTACCACGTCGGACAATCTATCTATTTTTTCTTCGATACGATCTAATCGATCGTCTTGTTCCGTACCACGTTCCATACTGTGCTCTCCGGTATGATTTTATATTAAGAAGTCGTGCAACAATTCAAAAAGCAATGACGTTAAAATAAAATAGAACACTCGAGGTTATTTATAAAATTTAATTATCTACCTTGGACCCCGCTCTCCATTGATAGCAACTCCAATACTTAGCTTTCCATTTAGGACCTGGATTATCACAACCGTGCCTTGCGCGAAAAGACTTGCGGCGCGCTGGATCGTCCCGTTTAATTTCCATATTGGGATCTCCGAAGTTAACCTTAACGACATTACCCTTTTCGTTCTTAACGTATACAGAAAACTTCTTAGGACCACCAGAGGTCCTGAACGGATTGTTGAGAGACACTTTCTTGCCCTGATACTCTGATTCAACGATCTCTAATTCTTCGTATAAACTTTCGCAAACACAATCAATATGATCTGCTCGGTGCGTATTGAATTTCTTCATGACTATTCTCTACTCCTATGTCCGTTCCAGGCGACGAACCCCGCAAGGCGCAGCGCCCAATATGCAAGGTAGTTTAACACTTTAAATCCGTTCACTTCAATACAGATATCACGAAACAATTCATCCGCTGCTTTCTGATCTAAGAGTTGGGTTTGACCTTCTTTCGTTGCGGGTTTCAGCGACGCATACTTGTAAGCATAGTCGTGAACTAAACCGCCCATCAACAAAACACCGACTGGTGATAGAAATGTCGCGAGAAACTTTGGAACAGACGCCCCGTCGAATTGAAATCCTGCAGGAACAACGTAGAATTTACCGCCCAATGAATAGTGCCAGTCTTCGACGATTTCCCATTGACGAGTACCGAGCAACCACATCCATACACCCTTGAAGAAACCTTTATCTTTGGTTTCAATAGGCAGGGGTGACATTTTAGGCATGCTAGCATATTTGAAATCTACACGACTTTCGCCTTGCCCATCGAAATAACTGACTACGAAACCAACTAAAACGAGTACAGCAAGAATTGTCCATTGCCAAAACGTTGTTGCTAATTCTAAAAACATTTCCATTTTACTTTCCTAGACTTCTATGCGCTGCTGCTGCTTGTTTAACTGCGGCGGGACCGCCTTTCGCTAATCTGATTTTGAGTTGACGCTTACCCATTACAGGTAATTTGTCGTACAACTTCAGAGCGTGATGAGCATCATCAGCACTAACTTTACCAGTTTTGCCCTTATGGAATACCGGTGTGTGTATACCTTTAGTATCAACAACCTTTCGAAGTTGGACGATTGGATGTAGGTCTGCCTTATCGTCATATGTAGTTTTTGGTTTAGACTTAACAGGTTTCGGCGCTGCTGCTTTCTTAGGGTTCGCTGCAGCGTCCTTCTTCTTCTGTTGACGTTTAACAGAAGACCTTCCGTCGGCGTCTCTCGCTGACGCTTTCTTATCTCTAATGCGAGCAATCTCTTCTCTTTCTTTATCGGTCAACTCTGACACAACAGATTCTTTCGGTACACAGTTCGGAACAGTCTTACCGTTCTTTTTCTTAGTCCCGACCATTTCGTAATCGTCCCAGCAAGGATCGCTCTTCTCTGTCTTTGCATTTGTTTGGTGCGATTTTCTTTGTTGTTTTATTCGCGCAAATGATTTTTCGCGATCATACTCTGCTTCCGCTTCTTTGTACTTTGCTGAACTACCTTTACCACCAATAGGTGTCGGTGGTTTTCTGTATACTTCATCAACAGATTCTTTTTCTAATGCTTTCTTAACAATTTTTCCTGCTGCAGTCTTAACGCCTTGAGCGCGTTTAGGATTTTTCCAAGACTTATCTGCAAAACTCTGTAGAGTCTTAGTGCTCAGTTCAGCAACCGGTTCTTCAGAGACATTCTTACCTCTACCATGCTTGACGAGGTATGAACCAGATGTGTCTTTATGAACAACGCCATTATGTGTCTTGGCGTGACTGTATGCAGTATTCTTATCGAATTTACCTGCATTGCCCTTGTCCCGACCCTTCTCGCCTTTACCGCCTATGTAACCTTCTTGTTTAATAATTTCTTTGTCTGTCTTAACCATGCGAACCCTTCGCTTCCCTTTTTCATCTGTATACATTTCGGGTTTTTTATCTGCGGAGGTTACTTTTTCTTCTGCCCTTTTGATACCTTTGGCTCGGTTATCTGCTTTTCGTTGATGAACTTTACCCATGTGGTCTGTCCAATCGCTTTTCGAAGAATCTGCCGATCCGGTTCTTGTCTTGTAATCCTTAGCGATTCTTTGATGAGAATCCTTAGAATCTTTCGCTTTGTCCAGATATTTTTTCTTCATTTCCGGAGAAAGTTCGTTAACCTTATTCATACCAGATCCTTGTTGCCTTTATGTTTCGAATAACCTTTTTTGGTTGATTTCTTTTTATCAGTATGCACTGCTGCTTTGTTAAACTTACTAGCATATTTTGCGACAGGATTACTACTTCCTTCTGGTACAGTTCTCCTGTTAACTTCCCTTGCTCGTTTCAAGCGAGCGATATCCAAAAGTTTATCGTGCTTTGATTTATCTGCTTGTTTTTCTTTAGATATTTTCTTCTTCGCGATCTCGACAGCATCTTCTTCTACTTCAACTGACTCTCCAGGGGTCATAGATTTTGCTTTACGAGTTGCTTCAGGCGTGCCCCATTCCGGAGCATTGCCCATCGTTCCTTCTTTTACAACAGAATCAATCCATTGACGCGATATGTTGCCTTCGTCTAATCCTATGATGACGTAGTTAGTGCCGAGTCGCTGAATGTGACCTGATTGTTTTGATTTTGTAATTATAACTCTATCGCCGACTTCAAACAAATCGCCTTGAACAAACTTCTCTCGGATTTCTGAGACTGGGTTAAACTCGCACCGTGTTTTAAATTCGGTCGCTTCTTTCAAACCCATGCCAACACGAACAGCGTTAAATAAAGATTTTGCATCTTTATTAGACATGCTTCTCGGTACGCCCTGCGAAAACTTCACGAAATCGTTAGTCTTTGCATGCGCGCGTTGTTTGCTTGCCGAGATACCGGAAACGTCGTCAGCGTCCGGATCTCTTTCGCCAGCAGAGACAACTGTGATCTTTTCGAAGTTGTAGAAACCGTGCCGCGCTTTTGTGCCGTTGTATTTGTTTAACAGAGTTTGAAACTCGGTAACTCGATCTGACCCGACTACCATCGTGACTTTTCGATACCCTTGGTCGTAGAGGTTGACCGCAGCATCAAAAACGTTTTTAACTTTCTTATTTGATAAGATGTTCCTACCGTGTTTCGGGAACATCTTTCGGGAGAGTTTAACTTTCTCAATATAGGGGATCGGATTGCTTTTCGGATCTTGCGATTGAGATAAGAATATTTTGTATGGATTTTTCTGAGACTTTCTAGAAATAGTATCTAAGAGTTTTTCGTGTCCGGTGGTGGGAGGATTCATTCTACCAAAAGTGAAAAAGATTTCTCTATCTTCTTCGACGAGAAATTGTTTAAATGACGAAATAGAATTCATTGTACCGTATCCCTTTTACTTAGAAGAAGATCTTCTTTCTTTATCTAGTTTTCTAATTGACGGGAGGTTTCGTACAGCGATTCGGTCGATACGACCTTTCATTTTCTCGAGTCGTTTTTCGATTTCTTGCCGGCGAGCAGGTGGAACTTCAGCGCGAGACTTGCCTTTCGACAGTTTCTTGAAGACCTGATTCATCGCATGTTTTCTTGCACGCTTCTTGAGGCGAGGAAGGTCCGCCGCTTTTTTAGATTGACGTTTTCGTCCAACCTTGAGGCGGGTTTTCATTTTACGCATCTGACGACCACGCGCGCGCCTTTGAGAGAAAGTTAGCGCTTCTAATTCTACTTCCGCTTCTTCCGCAGGACCGCCAGTACCATTCGTCTTGCGGCGCTTCTGTACGCGATAATTAGTCAATTCATCTTCGCCTGGTCGATACTCGACCGTCGTGAAGTTTTTGAAACTCATTGGTTTCGGCATTTCGCTTTCCTTTGGTTCAATCCATTTATTAACTTCTGGAAGGTGTATCCCAACCTTTCAGAATATTGGGGGAAAAGTTGTTGTATGAAAATTCCATTCTGTCAACAATCTTTACCGCGTCACCACCAAGTTGATCAATAGCGACGAAACCTTCTGCTCCCGTCACTTTAAACCCTCTTTTAGTTTTTACAAAAGTATCAATATCTTGCAATCTATTCAAGTTATTTATAAGTTTTAATTTCGTTAACACAATCAATTTCTGTAGTTTAAATATTCGCTCTAAGTCTGCCTTGTTAGCGACGCTAAAGAACGCAAGCAGGTCGTCGAGTTTCTTTTGTTGTGTTGACTTACCCGCATCAGTTTTTCTTTTATCTATTTCTTTCTGATATTTTTCTTGTATAAATGCAATACAGTTAGCAACTAATTTCTTCTCGTTTTGCGTATGCATGGAAATGCCTTTCCTTACAAGAGAGTTGCTGAATGTCTCGATATGTTGAGCCAGCATTTGATTCTGTTCTAGTTGCCTTAGTGCTCCGCCTGATATCTTATTGAATAGAACACCGATTTCAGTCAGCATTTTGTTGACGTCTTTTGTTTCTTGAGCGGACATAGTTGCTTTTGTTACATCCCGCAACATAGCATCTTGAGACCAGACGGAAGAAACTTTCTTGAGCGCCTTAACGTTAACGCCATATGATGCGCGCATAGATTCAAACGTTTTCCCTTTATAGGTTGTGTGCCAAACAATGCCGATCTTCGCTTTGATGACTTCTTGCGCTTGATCATATGGCACGGCATAGACGATTGTGTTCGGGTGGAAAGTTACATACCTCTGCCCGTCGATCCGTTTTACCGTTTTATCGCCTGTGCCGAATAGGAAGTCACCCTGTATCACATCTTTGATACCGAGTTTACTTAGATGCTTGAGCGCTTCCTTTAGTTTCGCGTTTAGGTCGCCCGAAGTATCTTCATCAATATCAGCATCAGTCTTATAGACCTTGGGGTTCTTATTGAAGATACCTTTCTTGGCGACGAAAAATTTACCATCTCTCGGATCGGTTCCTGCAAATACTGCCGGTGCCCCGTCCCACTTGACAGACACCTTACCTTCTTTTTTCCCTGCGAGCATATCGCGCAGGTCTCTAAGGGCAAAGATCGCTTGCCTAGTACCATTAACACCGCCATAGAGAACCTTATCCTCTATGTGCGTCATATGGGTGTTTTTTTGCTCTGTGATAAAATTTTTAAAATTTTCCATTATACATTATCTATTAAAATAATATCAAAGATTGCACCAGCGCCGCATGTATTGCCGGACTGCGCCCGAATCTCGATATCTGTTTTTTCTGTAAACCGCAGAGGCACTGTATATTCGTATTCAAACGGAATGCCGAATGTCCCGAACTGCCCTTTAACGTTGAACGCTCCATTGAATGGTTTCGCCATTAACTTGTATTTGACATCAGTAGATTTATCGACGCTGCATTGCAGTTTGGTTAGATAACCTGTTTTGCCAGCGGGAACAGTATAGATCGCCATCAATGTTTGCCCGTTGTCGGCGAGTATTTTTGCTGCAACGATACTATCCACAGTTATTGTGATATCATGTTCGTTAGTATCGGCACCGGTTGGTGGGACAATAACCGACGCTCTGAAGACCCTAATGAACTGAGCAATACTCGACGAACCGACTGCTACCGCTTCAACGATTAGGTTGTAGTTCTCGTCGAGACCCTGAATGCTAATAACTGCCCCAGGAGCGTCGCCCGTGACTGCTGCAACGGTGGCGTTGGTTGGATACGCATATAAGTTAGACCCGTCCCAAATACTTTCGAAACCATTATTGCCGAGGTTTACATTGAACCCAAATTTGTTTATTGCAGAATACCCTTCAACCAAACCTGCTGCGAGGTTTATATTAACTAGAGACCCGCCGTTGTTAATTATATTGCCGTCTTTATCTGCCGTCATAACAACTTCATAAAGATGACGGTTGTTAAGCATTAGTTGTTCTTTATTTTTATCAAATTGTGCCATTTTATTATTCTCTTATTTGTTGATCGCGAAAGAATACCGCACGATATCTTCAACCGTTTTCTCGAACTGATCAAGTTTTATTGTGTTAGGTCCATCGCTCGGCGCGTTATCTGGGTCGTGATGCACTTCCAAAAAGAAGTTTTCTATTCCGAGCGCACTGCCGCTTCTCGCTAAACCAGAAACATAATCCCTGTTGCCCCCAGAAGCAGATCCTAGTCCTCCTGGTTTTTGTACAGAATGTGTTACGTCAAATACAATCGGGTTGTGATAATTTTCCATCATATACTGCATCCCAGTAAAATCAACAACAAGACTGTTATACCCAAAACAGGTTCCTCTCTCTGTTATCCAAACATCTTTGGCGCCAACAGTTTTACTTAGGATGTTCTTAACATCCCATGGGGCGAGGAACTGTCCCTTCTTGATATTAACCACCTTCCCCGTTTGACATGCTGCTACAACAAGGTCAGTTTGCCTACACAGGAATGCAGGTATTTGCAAAACATCAACTACATCGCCGAACCAATTTGAAATTCTATCAATTTGTTCAACAGTATGAACGTCTGTTAGAATGTCGACGTTCTGTAAAAATTTGATCATCTTAAGATCCGCCAGCGTCGAATCTAAACCAACTCCGCGTTCACTGTCAGCGCTCGATCGGTTTGCTTTATCATAACTGGATTTGAAGATATACTCTACGCCATGTAAATCACACACGCGTTTACACTCTTTAGCGATTTCTAGACTCTGGGTGTATGTTTCATGTTGGCATGGTCCGGCGATTATTCTCATCAATTTATTCTCTCGAGTAATATTCTTAAATATTTTGGCCCTTTATCAACTGACGTTGTGCCCCTGAATTGAAAGTGCACCTTGTAGTTTTTTCTGTTGATCTTAGCATTAAATTTGATGTTTGCGTATTTACGCACCCCTGCTTCGGGATAAACGTATGAATCGGTAGATAACCCTGATATAGAAACATCGTTTTTTCTACCAACCTTCTTAACTAAAACATCATCTTCTTTCTTTTTATGTATTATGACGACCTGCTCTCCTAATGCTTGAGAGAGCACGTCAGTCAAGTTCGCGGAGACCCTTGTGTAGTTTGGTTTTTTTGTCTTACACTGATACTCTTTACCGAACCCGCCCATCATGACACCGTCGAACCCAAAGAACTCATTCATCCGGACCTGTAACCTCTTGTCAAGAAAATACTTAAAGATTGAGGCAGACAACGTATAATAACTCTGCGACATCTTAAGAGAAAGGTACATCTTTTTGTTTTGTTTTTTCAGGGTCAAATCAGTCAGTGTCACACCAGTTGAGTTACTGATCAAAACCTTTCTGCCATCAAACCTAAGCTCTCTCTTCTGATTCTTGGATCCTTCTGGTATTACTTCCCATGGATCGCTCGGGTCAATCTTAAGCACACGGCACATCTCATTGATCGTGTCAGAATGCCTAATCTCATTATCTTGCGCGCCGTTGAAAAAGTTTACTAGATCGTTCTCTAATTCTTTTTCAAACTTAACACCGCCTGCTCCTTTCTGAATAATTGGTTTGAATATAACGTCACCAATATTAGTGACAGAAAGGACATCAAGTGAACCGGACTTCGACTTCTTGAAGACTGACTCAAACTGAATCTTTTCTTTCTTAAATAGTTTCTCAACCGATGTCTTCGTTTTAATCCTGTCCCGCGACTTGACGATGAAATCGTTTCTCTTTTTAGTTATGCTCGCTGAAGCGTCTGCTTTCTTGAGAAGCGATTCCAAGGAAGCCATCAGAACTTCACTTGTTTCTTGACAGCAATATCAGGAACCAATCCCATAAAAGAAATCACAGAGCGCACGCCTTGTTTAAACAACGCTGAAACTTTAGACCATGCTGAAGAAACTGTGTTCTTGATTTTTCGGGCGATCTTCGCAAGGTTTACTTCTGAAATAATTTCTAGATCACCATATTCGGTTGATTCGTCCATGGCATCAACGATTAACGAAATCACCGACCAGAAGTTATACTCCCCAGTCTTAACGCCCTTCAGTTTCCTTGAAGATGTCTTAAACCGTGCTTGTAATCGCATCTTGTCAGCGATACGCTCGCAGTATCCATCATCCTCAACGCTGTGTACCTGAATGCTCTTCCCGTCATGAGTTGAGACCAGCATAAACTCCGCAGCAGAATTACTATCTTTTCCGTATTTTTGGTATCCGGACATCGCTTCGCGCGCGAATGCGATCTTAAAGTCTCGGTTGTTTTCGAACAATGTTCCGAGTTCTTGCATCGCCTCTTTATGCGCTTTCTCGCCTTTGTTGACGATTTCGTTTTCGCCTGATTTGATCAGAGGTCTCAATTGAGAAGGCGCTAGAGTATTCGTGACGAACCCTTCGATAATATCTCGGGTCTTAATGAACTGGGGATCTTTAACCAATTTTGCGGAAGATGTATTAACCGCAGAATAGAAAGTTGCAGTTGATTCTGCCTTACCGCCAGACATCAATTGCGCTAATCCAATCTTCAAAGAGATTCTCATATCGCCGATTAAGATATCTGTTTTTGGTGTGGTATCACTACCACCGTGGGATTTCCAAAACGGAGTCAGCGAGCTTTTCGCTCTGCCGTACTGTTCTGCTTTTTTGCCTTTCAGTTTGGGGTAATTTTTAAGGAGGAAGGAAGCGACGCGCTTGCCGGTTTCCATAGCAACTGGGTTCGCTTGTATAACTTTAAAGACGCTATCGCTAATGCCCATTTCGGACGGGTTTGCTTTTTTGTTTTGAACTTCATAAAACCCAATGACGATTGCTGCTTCATAATCTTCTGCTTTCAGTTTACCTTCAGACAGAAATGATTTAAATGTATCCATGATCGTTTTCCTAATTCACTGGTTCTATTTATATGATTAATATCTCGGATAATCTCCTGTGTCTTCTTCTCTCAAATCAGTAATTCGCTGCACGATATCTTGTTTCTTCTTCTCGGAAAAATCATCCCAATCGACAATTTCATCGAGGAAACGATAACACCCGACACAGAATTTACTCCATGTCGGATCTAGTACGCAAACGCCAACGCAAGGCGATGGGGTTTTACTTTTCATTATCGTACAATGATGCAAAGTTTCCACGCGAATGCGGAAACAATAATAGACATGAACGATAAGCGGGGATCGTTCTCATAGATGATTGCGACAGTTGGTATAATTGTGAACTCGTTATAATCTTTCCAACTTTTTTCAAAACCAAACTCGACAGTCTTATTGCTATACTTCTCTAACAACCTCGTAGCACCTGAGACTATCTTCTTGCTTTTTTCTTTTGACATCATTACCAAGTTTGTTACCGATAACTGTTCCGAGAACCATTGTCGCATCATTTCCTCCGTCAATTTTTGCACCTAAAATACCACCGAGAATTGCGCCAATCGTACCTTCCATTGACCCAAATGTTTTTTCTGAGTATCCTTCAATGATACCCAATCGCTCTGTCTTTTGACGTTCTTTAACCGTCTCCTTGACGCACACCTGATCGGGAGTGGCGCTCGCATCAAATGCAAACAACAAGAGCGCTACTCCTGCTCCGACTTTCAATACCTTCACAACATTTCTCCCATGATTGTCCAATTATGAGTTTCGTATTTCCGAGTCGCGAATATGGTCTTTCGCAATTCTTTGCCTTCACGAAATTCTGCAACTGGAAGACCCTCTTCGTTCTCTCCCATGCTGAACAGGTATTTAGTGGACTCTTGTTGACCTAGTGCCAATCGTTTCACCAAAGCATAAGTGTCACGTAGATCTCCAAAAAAACTAGAGTGACGGTCGAACGAAACATCTTCATCCGTGCATACACCCATCATTATAGTTAAACCCTCTTCCATCATTTCTCCCCTTCTCATCATCACTTGATACTCCTGTTGTTAATAAAGTTTACAGCAAACGTTTTTGGGTCTTCGTGATTAACTGCTTCCGAATCAATAAATTCGTCAGTGACTTTGTCAGCGACCCTTGATGCCACATCGTCGCGGATTGAGCGAGACTCTTCATCAAATTCATCACCATCAAATAACAACCAATCTTGTCCGATCAAGTCAGCGGCGAGCTCGCCTAGAACGAGATCATCTAACTCTGTTATTTCTTGTAAAATAATATCAAACATATCATTCATATCCAGTTTAATTTTCAAATAGCATACCTTTTGTTATTAAGAAGAAGAAAAAATGGGGGACCGAAGTCCCCCTTGGTTTTTATACTGCGGACGCAGCGATTGCTTTGTAACCAGCAGCGACTACAGACTTGGTGGGAGTACCGAGACGGTAGAAACCTTTGGTCTGACCTTTACTGTTGGTTCGATTGTTCAGGTATACAGGGAAACCTTCGAATCGAATATTTTGAATTACAGCATATGGGTTTTTAGCGCCAAATTGTGCTGTGATTTGCTTTGCGGTCAACTGTCGACCATCTACGAGTGCGTTCAATACGCGAGTTGTTTGAGACATTTCTGTCCTCCATTTCATTTTAAAGTTACCAGTACAATTCAAGAAGTTCTTCTTCGAGTCCGTATGCCTCTTTCTCCCATGGCAAATCTTTGTATTCCAAAGACTCATCATTTTTGAGCGCCCCGAGACCTAAGTTCAGGGATTTGGCGGTCAGTTCTCGACGAATATACTGCTTTGCATGTACAAGTTCATGTGCCAGCGTACTGGCGATTTCCCTTACGGTGTAAGGAAATTTCTCTTCTTGCTCGGGATCACAATAATTCCGAGCAAGACTAATAGCGATTGTTCTAACTTTACCGATTGTCCCGCCATGATTGTATGTACCGAAGTCGACACAATACCCAGCATCATTTCCTTCTAGATTAGTTCGCATTTCAATGGCAATAGAGATGTGCCGTTTGATGTCGCGCTTGAAGAAATGGTTGACCACATCACATGCGAATTTCTCCATTCTAGTTTTTTGGGGAAACCTACCGACAGCAATTACATTAATCATTTTTACCAACTTTCTATATCATGAGACTATTATGACGGATTTTGACCAAAAAGTAAAGTTCCAAGTCATTGATTTTACAAGGGTTTTTTGTGCCCTAATATTGATAAATCGAGTCGATCGAGTTAGCATAGAACCATTCGCCTTTGATATATCCATTGATCAGACGCTTCGCCTGACGGACTGCAATAACGATATCAGGGTCTTTGTTTTCGCCGAACTCAAGTATCCTATCGATCTCAATGAGCGCCTTCTGGCGTCCCTCAGCGATCCTGATGCCGCGTTTACCATCCTTGTGGAACTCTATTTCAAAACTTTTGAGCGTCTCGTTCTCCTGCGCTTCTTCATGATGCCGAGCGAGAATTTCGTTACACGTCGCCAAGGAGAGTTTCTTGACCTGTGTGACGCAGGTCTCTTCTAGGATTACTCGCCGGAGTTTTGCCGGAATATCTTTCTGAAATTGGTAAGGTTTAAATTCCATTACGCTGCCTCCGCATAATCAATTGCTGTGTTAATCGCTCTAACTTTACGACCGGCGTTGTAACCATACCACGCTGACGATAGGCGAGATTCATTGTTACGACCTAACACATGGTCGGTCATATATGTAACCGAGTTGAGAGCATTCCACCATGTCCCTGGAGCGAGATCTGCTCCTGGTTGGGTTTCAAGTATATCAAACGCTTGCTTCCCGCTCCGCGACAACTCTTCGTACTTCTTGATATCCTTACCTCCGGTGTTAGCGTGAGGGAAGATCGTGTTGAAGTATT